CTCTACCTTTATTTAATAATATTCTTCTATTATTTGTAGGCAAATTCATTATATCACCTTGATGCTGATTCCATTGCTGGTCTAAAGAGTTTTGCAAATCAGAAGTCCATTGTGGTGACTTAGTGTCTACATTATAAGAACCTCTATTAGGAATACCTGCTTGTCCTTTAGACTTTAGATACTGATCAAGCATGTATACTCTTGGATCTCTCCCTGTGTTATACAAGAAATCTCCAGCTTCTCCTTTTTCCATAGCTGATGGATAGTAGTCTAATTTACCACTATTGCCTATCTCCTTCATGTACAAATCAACAGCCTGGTCTTTTGTCTGAGGCTGTGTCCAATTAGAAGGTACTTGGTTATAAGGCATTTGGGATTGATTATAGCCCCAGTTACTTAATCCTGTACCTACAGGAGAACCTTTTCTGGATTCAAAATCCATCATATTACCAGCTTGATGTTGAACACTATCCATTGAAGGACTTCCTGTTGCCCTACCATACTGAGCCTTTGGTATATATCCTCCCTTCTGATATTGATCTAACCAACCACCATTTTTTCTAGTTGGTACTGGTTCTCCTCCGGGTATCATACTCTTCTTGTAGAACCCTGCTGGTCTGAAAGGAGTAGTCTGTGGAAATAACCATTGTTCCTCATTTGGGTTTAGATCATTGATATTGATTTGTTCTGGTTGTGGTTCTCGTCTGGTTACAGGTAATAGTTTTGGGTCTGATATAGATAGTGATTGTATTTGAGTTTTTGGTCTTGGTTTTGGTTTGTTTACAAGTTTTTGTGGTTGATATACCACTGGTTGTACAGGATTAGTAGCTATTTGTTCAAAAACATCACGATGATAACCATTTACCTGTTGTGTTTTTCCTATCCAATTTCCCCTTCTGACAAGATCAGAATTATACGGAACTTTATCCATCAAAGCATTAAGTTCTATCTTATATACATCAGGAAAAGGATTCTTTGATAAAATGTCTCTTAACCCTTGATTAAAGACTGGTATAGCATTGTAAGTAGATAGACTATCCTGATATGCCTGTAACCTAGGATCATGCGGATCAGTTACATAGATAGGTGCTCTGCCACCACTCTGCATCTCTACAGGTCCACCATCTTGATACTGATCTAACCAACCACCATTTTTTCTAGTTGGTACTGGAGGTTGTCCAGGTATTATATTTTGTTTATCTTTTCGAGGACCGTATCCTCCCTGCTGTTTCTTCTGTGTACCCATCTTGTAACCACTTGTGTTATCTTTAGAAGAAGCAAACCAGTTAGCTTGTTCAGGAGTTGCAAAGTTTATGTACTCTCCAGTGCTATCTGCGTAGTTCCAAGCATTATCGTTGTTTCCATAGTTTATCAACTTACCAGACTTATCTTGTACTATAGTAGGATATACACGATTTCCATCATTTGCCATCCGATGTGTAGAGTAACTTCCGTCAGGGTTGTTTATAACCGGATAAGCACTAGGGTTCTGATAACGCTTTACAAAGTTCTTGGAACTGTTTGCGTTAAACACACTGTCTACGAAACCCTTTTTATCAGTGTTCCATAAACCACCCTGTTGATATCTGTTCTTTTTCTTCATCAGTTATAAGCTTCTTCGTAAAACATCATATCCGGTTGTAAGTCATACCAGATATCTATAGTTTCTTCTATAGTTATCTTGCTTTGATCTATATACCATATCTCTATCTTCAAAGTTACAGGTTTTTACTTGTAAGTAGTGAAAAGTCTGGCTTTGTTAAACGCTTTTTGTAAGTCTGAACTAAGGTTACAAAGCTCTTCTTCGTTGTTTTTCTCTGCATAAGCACAGAGTTCTACAGAAAAGTCAAAACCTTCGTTCAGAAAACTTAACATGTTAGCATCTGTATAAGGTTGTATCTGTTCCATGGTAAGAGGTCCAAAACGTTTTGGAACCTGTACTCCTAACAGATACTCTGCTATCTCATCTTTGAACTCTACCAGGGCTTTGTACAACTCGTCTAAGAGTAGGTGCTTACCTATAGTATCTGTCTGTAAGTGATAAAAGTGCGCTTTGTTGTGAAAGTTAAACAAAGTACTTACTATCTTCTCCGGTGTAAGTCCGGTTCCGGGTATACGTCTTATGTCTGTCATTATCTTGGACTGTTTAAAAGTTTCTGTTTTGTGAAGTATATACTCATGCTCATGTTACTTGGGTTGAACTTTCTCAGGAAGATACGGGACTTGTAGTGTCTTATCTTCTTCAGTTGTGTTACGTCTTTAAAAAAGTCGAGATATAACGGGTTGATATCCCAAACGTACCACTTAGAACTTGTCTGCATGAACTGCTCAGTATCAAGTGTAAACTGTCCTCTGTCGTTTGTAAAGTCTTTCAGTAACATCCCCAGTCTGTACTTCTGCTCTTGTTTGGTGTACAGCACTTCAGCCCCAGCAGCAGTTATGATAGGATAGTTAAACTCTGCATATGGGTCATCCCGAGGTTTTAAGGTTAACAACATGGGCAGAGAACCTTGCTCTGAGTTCCAGAGAACACAGTAGTCAAAGAACCCGTCATATTGCTGAAAGCGATCTACTTGGTCTATGTTATATAGATAACTCTCAAGGTAAACCTCTATCGACTCTAAGGTGGTCACGTTAACTCCAGTTATAACAGGATAGCCGACTTCAAAAGGAAAGGACTGGTCATAGTAGGTACAAAACAAGTTAGTAGCCTGGTTATGTCTCCAGAGTGTGTTACCTGGTCCGTATACAGTATCTGTAGTTAAGAAGTGCGTTTTTGCAGGTATGTTTAAAGCCGGAACCCAATCATGATGACTGATGAACTGTCTCTTTCTTGGGTCATAACTTAAAGTCCAGCTACAGTCTGTGAAGTACAAAGGATCTCCCAAGGTTATCTGAAGTTTTGAAGGTCCTCCGCTATAGTAAAAGTTATTACCAGATAGATATACAGATCTTATATACTCACTTTTTACCTGGTAGTCTTTCTTACAGATATATACTATCTCGTTTATAGAGTCATATAACATCTGCATACCTATACCTGCTACAGGATTATCTGCTAACGGATATTGTGGGAACTGTTTAAGCAGTTGTGATGGCATGAAGAGTGATAGGTCATACTTCAGTCCATACTGGGATATGTCGTCTAGCTGGGATGATTTGTAGTGAAAGATCTTACCTGTGTTTCGGGAACACCAGAAAACTCCATGAGGTGTAGAGATAACTGATAACTTGTTCTGACAACTGCCGTACTGATAAGAGTTATCTACGTTAGTTAAAGACTGTAACTGTTGTTTGAACAAAACACCTGTACCTACTGTAAAGTCTGTACCACTTTTAGACGGGATGCTCTCAACACCAATCCAACTAAGAGGGGCCTGGTCATCCAGTAGTATAAGTGCTCCTGTTTTATGGATATCTTTTATAGCTATGACATTAGTAGGGAAGTCTTTGTAGTTATTTGGTAAGAACACTTTCCAGTTGTCTTTACGTAGTTCTTCTTCCTGTGGTAAGGAGTAAGCTATACGCCTTGGATAGTAAGCAAAACAACTATAAGCAAGTACAGGGTTATAGTCTCTGTCAAGACACTGTGACCATGACAAGTACTGGTTAAAGAACTTATCTGCAGACAGACTGTAGTCATACTTATAGACAGGATCACTTTTAATGATATCTGACCTGAAGATCTGTGCTATATCTTGTGTTAGACCGTATGGGTTATAGTACTGTTCTTGTATAAGTTCTCCCCAGTCACGATAACCAACGTTTACAGAACTCTCTACATAGAAGTCTCTTACACCATTACAGAACAGGTAGAAGTAACCAGTGTTTACGTAAAAGAGTTTGCCACTCATACCAGGAAAGAACGGTATAGCTAAGTTTATAGGACCATCTAAACGCCTGTTGTCTGAAGCAAGTCCTAACAAAGTGTAGTTTATCACATCATTGTCTATCCAGAACATCGGATATGGAACGTTCACATAGTTACGGTAGTCATAGATAAAGTCTTCAGGTGCATTTACTAACCAGTCGTTAAAGAACATAAAAGGGTTCTTCTCTGTATATCTGTTGATATAAGTATCTCCACCAAACTGTATAGCTGATGTATAACTTGCAGGAGCTGATATAGGTACAGTCGGTTGCATACAACCTATCGGAACCTGTTTACAAGTACCTATACCTCCATACTGAGAAGGTTGGTCTATGTTATAAGCTGCGTAGTAAGAGACTACATCTCCTAAACCTGCAGGAAGACCCTGTGTAGGACTTAACCACTGTGCTCCGTTGTACTTCAACCAGTTAGGGTTATTGCTAACATCACTTATCAAGAACCTACTAGTATCTCCAGTCAAAGGAGAAGGTCCTCCGTTAAGACTAAGTGCTACAAAGTCGTTTCTGTAGATGTTGTTAACAGTTAAGTCCTGGAAAGTCTGTAACTGACTCTTGATATAGCTATAGTCGTTTATCGTATAAGAAGCACCTGATGACCCAACTCCTGTCTGTGGAAGGTTGTAGAAACCTGAACTATCGTACTGAGCAGCATACTGTCTGCCAGGTACAAGACCTTTTATGATAACAAGTATCTGCTCTCTTAAAGCTGCTATCTCTATAGCACTAAGGAGTACTAAAGTGGCTATGTTCAGAGCAGCTATAACGTAGTTAAGTGCTATGTTTATATCTGTTCCGTCTATATCTAAAGAAGGGGCAGGTGGTACAAACACAGGTACTGTAAGAGGTAAAGCTTCTGTAGATGCAAACTGCCACTCAGGAGGGTTTCCTCCAGCTGCAACTGAAACAGCACTTGCTACGTTTAAAGCTACTTCAAGTAGAGATATAAAGTCAGCAAGTAAACTATCAAAGTTAGTAAGTACTTTAAACAAGGGATGTTTATATGGTTCGTGGAACCTACCATGTGTACTACCGGCCATACCCATAAGTATCTTTAGGGAGCCGTTACCGAGATATGGATGTTGAAAGACTGTATCTGGAGAGTGGAAAGAAAGTATATCTGTTCTGTAACCAGTTAACATGTTAGAGTGATCTAAACCTTCTCCAGGTGCTCCGTGGTTTACTGTTGTAACACTTGCAGAAAGATATGGATCAGGCCTCAAGTCGTTATACGGATAGTTCTGGAAGATACCTTGTTCTCCACTACTATCAGTATAGGTACGCATGTTGTTGATCATACCCTTAGCAAGTACAGACTCGTTACCATTACGCACATCTCTAAGTATCTCGTAACCTTGTATGTTTGGTAAAAGTGCTCCGGTGTTATCTGTAGGTGCTAAAACGTTTGTCAGGAACAAACCCATGACTCTGATAGTGCCGTTAGCAGTATAGTGTGTAAGTACTGCAGAGTCAGTCTGGTCTGGAAACTTGTGGTGCATGATAGGTTGCCCACACAAAGGTCCCCAGATATCTGCTTCGTTATCCGGATAAGTTATATCAGAACTATATCCAGCCATACGTCCATAAGCTACTATAGTACCACCATCGTTTATAGTTACTCCGGGAGGTGCTCCTAAAAACACTGTAGCAGGAGTTCCACCAGGTAGACCAGGTATATGATAAGAAGCAGTTTTGTCTCCAGTAGTGTAGTCCCAACGGTTATACAAGCTATAGACCTCTCCACGCATATAGCCAACGTTCATGGGATATCCGTTGTTTCCACCGTTGTGATAGTAGATATCCGGATACTCTATGCATACCCACCACACTTGTATCTGGTTAGCAAGTAACTGATAGTTAAAGTCTGGTTTCTCTCTCACACCAACTTTTACCAGATAGTCTGAAACTCCGTACATAGCATCACAACTATCTATGATAGGAGTAGAAAGAGGTAGTAACTTCAGGTCTATGTTTACAAGTTCCTGTGCTAAGTTATCTATGTGGATAGTACTCAGATCACTGTTGTAGATACCAAGTCTTTTAGCCTGTACTTGAAAGTTTACCATAGATACAACAACTATCTCCACTTCAGGGAAGATAACTGTAGTCTCTGCAGATATACCGGATAGTTTCAAAGTTAGTGCTCCTGCCTGGTTGTTATGTGAGAACACACTCATCACGTTAGACTGTGCTACAAAGTCTGTACAAGCTATACCGTTTATAGCAAACCTTAGACAAACCTGATAAGAACCGTTTAAAAGTAAACCGGAGTTGGTAGACTTGGACAAGTTCAGACAAGGTATGGTAAACTGGGGAGACATCCTTATAGCGTTTGTATCTATAAGGTTTGTGTTTGTACAAGTAGTACAAGCAGCTACTGTAGAACAGTCTTGTACCCAAGGGTTAGGATAGAGATAAGCTGTATCTATCATCCTATCAGGATTTCTCCCACCATCAGACCAGTAAACATCAAAACCACAGTCAAAGTTTCTACGTGCCTGACCAGTTATAAGGTTAGCTGTGTTAAAGTTCAGACCAGGTAAAGGCAAAGGTGCAGGTAGTACGTATGTAGGAGGAACAGTAGTAGCAGTTATAGTAGCTACATCGTTTAACAAAGTTGTGTAAGTACCAGTTGTCTCTATATACAGACCTATCTCACTATAAGTGTTGTTAGTAGTAAAAAGTATCCACCGGTCTCCTTCTAGTTGTATAGAACCTATAAGAGTATAAGGAAGAACAACCTCAAGTATGTTTGCTGGTTCTGTGTGGAGAACTGGACCAGTGTTACCATCAGGAAGAGATATAGTAGCATTCCGACTGTGGAAGTAGGACCCTGGTGGCATGAAGGTATCTATAAGGTCTTTGTTAAGTCCCTTACCAAACTCGTTGTTAGTTTCTGGTCTACCTTGTTGTTCTTGGTTATCTGCCACTTATATATAAGTTAAAACTAATGTACGTTATAAGGGTCCGTCCCTGAACTCCACCCTCCCCATCCAAGATAGCCAAACCATTTACTAAGTGTGTTGTAATACTGACGGTTATGGTTACTCTTCAGAACATAGTTAGTGTTCAGAACATCTCTCATATTAGGAGTATTTACTATGTTTAAAGCTTGTAGTTTATACTCCTGCATCTGCTTCTCTGCATGTGCTAACCTACGTTCTATATCTGCTTCTCCGTTTAAGTACAGAAGTTCTAGTATGTAATGCTTTAAGGCCCACTCATAGTAGAAGTTTATGGTCGGATGGTCAAGTACCAGTAAGTTACCTCTCTCGTCCTCCATAGCTCCCAGGTACTGGATATAGACTTTGTTACAGTTAGGTTGATGTAGTTCTAAGAACCTGCCGTTTATAGAAGCTGTGTTAGGGTTTCCGTTAAAAGGTATAGCTCCTGTAGAAAAACCACTTGCTTGTACGTTAGGAACTATCCAGAGTCTCTCAAAAGTCTCCCAACAGAACACTTGTGTAGAACAGTACTCCAACATCCTTATAGTAGCTTGTTGTTCTGTACCACTACAGATAGTTCTGCACTTACCCAGTGGATAAGGGTTTACGACAAGTTCCGGACAGTTCCCGGAGTGTTCTACAGAACAGATGTTACAAGTCTGCGGAGAACAGTCATAAACACCGTTTGTTCCCGGATAACAGAAAGAAGATGTAGTTGCTGTAGTAGGACCACCATGTCCGTTTACCGTATCTATACTAGTAGCACATAGGTTTGTTACACCTTCAGGAAAGTATATAGCATGTTCTATACCTGCACAGTCAACATACTTTGTCTGGTAACCATTAGAACCTGCAGTGACTTTCCAACAGGGACAGTTAGAAGGTTTAAACCCACCAGTTCCGGGAGGGCAGTACTCTTCAAGTATAACATCCCCGTTCCATGGAGCTTCAGATACAACCCTGTAGTTATAACAAGATAGAGCTATAAGCATCTGGTAGAAGTCTGCAGGTAAAGCAGCTCTCCCCTTACAAATCTCAACCATAGTCTCTTTTGGCTGGTGTATCCGTAAACCAAGCTCGTAGTTTATCCGTAGAGCTACTTTTATAAGGTTAGCTGCATCTATATCTCCATTGCTTTGGTATGACTGAAGGTCTATTCTTACACTATCTATAAGCTCATCTACAGGACGGTATGTAACTTCTTTGATACTTGCCATTATCGAGTGGGGTTTATAGCATCGTGAGCAATGTCTGAAGGTATACGTTCCTCACCGTTTAACTCAGCAAGTACAAACTTTTCGATATCTGAAAGTATGTAGTCAGGTACGTTAAGTGACTGGTCTTGTCTTCGTTTACAACAGTCATCGTAGTTACACTTGAACTTACTGATGTCTTCCTGGAACATACCTTCTATACGTATAGCAGGATAAGGTGCATCTGGAAAGTACAAGTGATCGTTTAGCCACCAGCAGTAGTTAGTTCTGTTGTACTTGAAAGTTCCCTGTTTAGAGAGTAGAACATAGTTATCAAGTGATGTAAGCTGAAAAGGAGTTCTGCCGTCCAAAGAAGTTATAGATCGTACCATAGGTCCAAACTTACCTTCCATAAACATAGGTAAGGAGTCACAAGTCTTTCTCATAGTTCGGTAACTCTGTATCCCTGAACAACCTGCTTCTACCCAGTCAGTCTCTTCAAGTTTTACAAAGTCCAGTGTTTCAAAGATAGAACTGAAAGCATATAACCTACCCTTTTCATCTAGTTGTTTGATACGAACTGCTGCATACTTCAGAAACAAACCATATATGTAGTAGTCGGTTAAAAAGGAGTCTTGTCTGACTGCTTTCACTGAGTTACGGATACGACTAGTTACATCTCCTATACGAGTATCTGACATCTTTTTTGTATATGTTTAAAACTTAAACTCATCGTAGTTCTCTGGTATAGCTTTAACCTTTCTCTTTACTCTCATCTGTTTCTGGTAACTGTTTAACATGTCTGTTATCCGTCTGCTCTTAGGTAACTTCCAGTACTTCTTATAGCACTCTTTGTAACCCTGTGCTACAAGTCTGTTTAACCTTCTACCAGCACAAAAAGACCACACTTCACAGTTAGCAAACATCCTTAGTGGTTTAGAGTTACGCTCTCTGTAGTAGCCACTATAGTAAACCATGGCCCCATAACTCTCAGAGTGCTCATTTCTATAAAACACTTTCTCTCCCTGTTTCTTGGACTCCTTATAGTTCACAGCACAAGTTCTTTTACCTGCAGTACAGACCATCACAAAGCCCAGGTTAGCATGTAAGAGTACACCATCCCTGTGTTCTACTATAACTTCAGAAAGAAACTTGTTGAACTCTATACATAGCTTTTGTATCTGAACATCTGGGTATATAGACAGATCAGGGTAAGTCTCTTTCATCCGTTTGTAAAAGTCGTTGTCTGACTTACAAACACTGTTACCTTTCCGATAGTATCTGGCAAGTACATCGAAAGTATCTGTTTTATATCGTGGTGGTTTTTCAGCCATAGTACGAAGTTATTTCTTTCGTATAAAAGTTTTGTTACACAGTTTCGATTGCAATTACTAAACTCTTACAGTTATAAAAAGTGAAAGGTTATCCAGTTAAGATAACCTACTCACCTATACCAGGGAACCACTCTGGGATATCTTTAAAAACTCGGTAAGTAAAAGAGCTTGGTAGCAGAGACTGAAGTATCTGCCCATAAAGTTTTCATGGTAAACTGACTTGTTATACTTAAAGGAGCTGTTACTTTACTTACAGGAATAGTCGCATTATTGAGACCAGGTTGTCCATAAGGTACAGTAACCGTACCCATAAGCGTTTTATCCGGATCATAAACATTAAAAGTAATGTGGCTATATATACCTAACCCTCCTCCATATACAGCACTCTGTATCCACTGTACAAGTATGTTACCTGATAGTGGATTTCCAGAACCGTCTACAGAAGTAACGTTAAAACCTCTCAGGAAAAAAGAAGGAAGTGTTATAGGTGAACCGTTCCATGTAGGGGCTGTACATCCTGAAGTATTACCACTTGTACAACCAGAAGTGTTATAAAAAGAAAAGTACTTAGGTGTAGAAACACTATCAAACTGTTGTAACGCCCCTCCGTTATCAAAGATAGGGGACATATTAGTAATCAGTACTTTATCTACTACAGCTCCTCCGGGTACAGATGTTACCAGAAGTGAAGCGTATGTAGAGCCTGCAGGATATGTACCTGATCCTGATACTGTAAGGTTACTAGCTCCTACATGATAGTATATAGTACCGCTAACTAATGTCGCATAAGGATTTCCATAGACAGATGTACCGTAAACTGTCCAGGTACTACCTGATGTACTAAGGTTTACATAGAAAGGTTGCCATCCATTTACACCAAAAGGAGCAGCACTACTAAGTGTAGGAGGATCTGGTGTTAAACAGTTTGACTGTATATAACCTTCATAATTGGCAGGAACAAGTGAGTATATACTAGTAGGACTTCCTGAAGTATTAACTGTAGTATATGAAACACCTCCCTGCGCTCTATAAGATAACTGGTATGATCCTGGATCAGGTGTAGGGGGAGTCCATAAAACTGTAAGTGTCTGTGACATAGTTATACAAGTGTTGCTGTTACGTTAAGTGGTGCCGGACAAGTAGATGTAGCTGTAGTAAGTACAGGATAAGTAAAAGTGTTAGCTATACTTCCTATAGCAGGAGTTACCGTTATGTTATATAGAGTAAATGGAGCAAGGCCACTAAAGGTATCTGTTACAGTCGGGTTTATAGTAGGATTATGAGTAGCTAGTATAACTGTAGGATTACTTTCTAAAGCTATAGTTGTCCCATAACCTGTTATATCAGAACTTAGGTTGATCCATGACATAGATATAGCATTGTTAACAGGACTGAAGTTAGGATCAGGATCAGTTATGTTAGCACTTTGAACTATAGCAGAAGCTGGGTTAGTAGTTCCGTTCACGTTGATAACCTGAAAGTCATACAACATATTTGGCTCTAAACCAGATATAGAAGCAGTACTACCACTTGTGTTAAAGTCGGTCCAGGCACTTGTACCACTTAAACGAGACTGTATCGTATAGTAGGTATGTCCAACTGTATTGGTAAGTGTTATGGGAAATGATGCTGTTGTAGTTACTGACATATATAAGTTTTATGGTATGCTCCATGACAAAGTTCCGATCACCGGGACAACGGGAGATGGTAAACCTGTGCAACCAGAAACCAGGTTACAGAAACCATCGTACAAAGTTTGGTTAAGAGATATAGCACTCAAAAAAGCCATGATGTTCTGAGGACTGCTAAAACATAACTTGTTTATGATCGTAGTTAGGTTATCTGCAGGGTTTATACCAGATGGGTTACACAGTAAAGGAACCTCTCCGCTATAAAACACACAGTCGGTAGTCTGTGATGTTTCACAAGCCACACATGGTATAGGTGATATCTTTATCTTTCCAGTAGCAGTATCTACACAGGAACCTGACACAAGAGTATACCCAGGAGGACAACAGCTACAAGGAACAGTTGCATGAGGTACAGGGTATGTAGGTGGGCAGTTGCATTGTATACCCTGTTGGCAGTTTAAGCACGAAGTTGTTGAGCTGCAGTTACACATATGTTAAGATCCTCCTGTTAGTTGTGATTGTGCCGGACATATAGTTGTGTTCTCACTGGTTATAACTGTCACTCTTACAAAGTATAGAGTACTTGGTGTAAGTCCTGTAAACGATCCTATAGTTGGTGTTGATGGATTGTTATAACTGTTGGTACTTAAAACTGTTCCACCAGATGTTGAACCTGAACTGTTTATCAAAGATACGTTGTAAGTAACATTACTTATAAGTGTTGGTGTAAGTATATACTGTATAGCAGGTCCTGCAATGGCAGATAGAACTACTACAGGACATGTAGACGTGTTGTTAATGATAGTGTTAGGTATGGAACCACTACAGCCAAGTGATGGTGTTGTACTAGTTAAACTATAAGATAGAACAGCTTCGTAAGTTACGTTCTGAGCCAAAGCACTTGCTCCGATGTTCAGTACTATAGATCCTGTAGTTACTGTAGAGTATAAGTTAAAGCTTTGTGTGTATACATTACCGTAAGTATCTGTTATAGTAAATGTACCACTACTACTACCGGAACTGCTAAAGTTAGAAGGTATAGAACTAGTGTAGAAGTACATCGTGATAGTCTTGGCACTCATACTATATACGCCCTGGTAGTTCAGAGTTATATCTGCACAAGTGATGCTGCTCTGAGCTAACGCTTGTGTGACACCAGTTCTCATATCACAGTAAGCTAACCACAGGTTGTTAAAAGACTGAGCTATGTTAGTTACTGTAGATATCCACCCAGTAAGTCCTGACATGACACTGTTCTGGCTATAAGCTTGTAAAGTGTTTAAGTTGTTACACTGAGCAAGTATAGCATTAGTTAACTGTGTAGTTGTTCCAAGGACTGTGTTATAAGCACAAGTATTAGATATAAGGTTAGTGACTGCTACGTTTATAGGAAGCACCTGACCTACAGGACTTGTTAAACAACCTCCGTTAACTTGAGGTATAGCTACTGCTCCAGATGTGTTGATGGCTGTTATCTGAGTCTGAAGTGAAGTAAGTTGAGTATTGTAACTTATAAGGGTTTGGTTTATAACTGCAGTTTGGTTTATAAGATTGTTTGTAGCAGCAAGGTTGAGAGATATAGCTCCTGTTTGAGCATTATCAAGTTGAGCAGTAGCAGCTACAGGAGGTAACTGGGACACAGTGTTACCACTCGCATTTATAAACTTGAGATTAGCTGGGAGTTGTATAGGAAAGTATGGAGTTGCTGGGGTCATGTTATCTGTTTATGGAGTATGATTAGGTCCCGCTGAAGCACTAACAGCGGCACAAGGATTACATGTACAAAAGGGTTGTAGAAAGTCAACGATCTGTTGCAAGATACCTGCAAGTGTTGTAGGTGAGGGGTCAGAGTTAGCTATGTAAGTAGGAGCAGGAGGGGGACAAGGTGAAAATGATGGACAGAAAGCACATAAAAGTGTTCCATCCGGATTAGTACCATTAGGAACGCTTCCGGGAGGACACCCATTAGAACAGTGAGCAGCTACAGTTGCAGTAGCTGGTACAAACGTCCAACCTGCAGGACAAGTTCCTACAGTTGTACTGTATAAACATCCAAGATCTATACCAGGGATAGTAACTCCTCCTAAACCGTCAGTTCCAGTACCATTTCCCCCAGTAATGATATTACCAAGATTAGTAATAACCTGTGTAAGAGTAGTCGGATAACATAGTCCTTGAGTTCCAGGTACAGGTGTTGAAACTAACACACAGTTACTGGATATCGGGTTATCGCAAGTGTTACTTGCTGAGTTAGTTACAACAGGTTCCATATATAGGGGTTTGTGGCCAACAGTTAGTTGCCTGGTTATTTAAAGCAGGATTCACAAAACAAGGACAACACTGATCTCCTGCAAAAAGAGGAACAAGTGGTGTACAAGGGTTTGGTGACAGAACTGCATAAGAAGTTATAGTAAAACCTTGGTTAAGAGCAGACTTACCGCATAAAGCACAACAGTCACTTCCTTCCTGCCAGTCCAGTAGTTCTTTGTTCATAGTAGATACTTGTACAGGAGGAACGCTATAGCCCACTTCTATACCATACTCGCCGAGCATGTATAGTGCAAGGTAAGAGGAACAGTAGTCACTGTTTACTTTCTTTCGTTCCAGTCTGAAGTCTGTCATACTCTGAACCTGTTTAGTTGTACTTGCTGTAACCTTTGTTTTACTATTTGTTCCATTATCTCCGGTGACTGTGCCCCTTGTACCAGAGGTGTATTTACTACCTGTTGTGCTTGTTCTTGTCTTTGTAGTCCTGTTATGCACATCGTACAACACTGTACTCCTCCTGGTCCTGTTAGTATCTGACAGTGACATCCTGGACAGTTACATGCACAGCATGGGTTCCCACAGTTCCTGCATACAGTCATAGTTAACAGTATGGTTTTTTTCTACTCATTTTGTTCATCAAGTCTATAGCAAACCTATATTGGTTGATACCGTCAGTTAACTCATGTAACTCGTTTATGTTAGTCTGAGCACTTCTCAGATAGTTACGGATGATGTCTATGTTTTGTAACTCGTAAGTCAGCTCCTGGCCTGGTAAACAGTTAGGAAGTTGTAAAGCACAGAGATACTTGTTTAACCTGTTTATAGCTTGCACTATCCGTAGATACTGGTATCCAACAAACACTTTATCGTTAGGAGAAACACTATACCATATCCCATATATACCATCAGGTATGTTTGGGCACATATCAGAACAACCTGTAGGGTTAACTATACCAAGTGTACAAGCATTTAACACATACTGAAAGTTCTGGGTAGTAGGTACTATAACTGTAGGTGTAGTAAAACCCGGAGGTGTTATCTGCAAACTCTGACAACTAACAGGAAGTGATGAGGTATAGATAGACGTATCTCGAACCAAGAAAACTCCTGGGTTATAAGTATCGTCCACCTGTACTGATAAGATATGCTGACTCATATTTCTTCTAGTCGTAAATAACTATATGATACTCCTGACTTTATCTTGTTTACTATATCTACAGATACGTTAGTATCTTCAGCTATACTCTTTACTGTTTTATCTGGATAATCCCTCAACAACCTTTTAACATATAGTACTGTTTCATCAGATACTGTTCTGTTATGAGGTATATGTCCTCGTTCAAATAACTTAGTAAAAGTTCTCCCTATACCAGCTATAACTTTCATATCCTTTCTCCCTTTTCGAGTAGCATCTTCATGGTTCTCAGCAGGAGTACCTAGAAATAGATGGTTTGGGTTTACACAGGAAGGGTTATCACACTTATGGCATACATGTAACCCGTTTGTTATATCTCCCTTACACCAGTTATATGAGAACCTATGAGCAGTTTCATTTATACCACTCTTTACTTTAAATATCCCATACCCTCCTTTGTCCTTATAAGCTGTCCAGTTCCAGCACTCTTCTTCTGTTCTTATATCAACTTTCTTCCAAAACCTTTCCATTGTAAAGTAATAATGTCTTACAGGAAGTAAGTTATCTAGTACATAACAAACTGCTGTAAGACACTTTCTTCAAAATCATAGTACTAGTATGATGTATGTAATGATATGGGGAGAGTAAACTTTTCAGATACTCTCCCCACTACTTAGACAGTAGTTGGTGACACGATGTAGTTTCCTGCAGCACTCAAACAAGAGTTTATCAGGTTAGTCCAAGCTGTTATTACTGTTCCTGTAGGGAAGTACATAGTCAGCGCATACTCATTGTTGTTGTGTATCTGCTGATCGTTGTATGGCCTATAGACATTATATTTCAGGTAAAGCATGTCATAGATACCTGCAAGGTTAACAGCAGTCAACCATGGATACAGTTCTATCTCACGCATCCTGAGTGATCCTACCCACTGGCTATCAGGGAAGTCTTCTTGTTTGTACCTACCCCACTCGATCATGTTACGTACAACTGTCTGCCCTATACCACGCATCTGCAAAGGTGCTTGTATCTGAACCCACATGTTAGGTACTGATGTATCTATCGTAGTGTTTACTGCACAAGGATTAGCATCCTGAGTGAACAGAGAACCTTGTACATAGATAGGTTCTACCTCGAAGTGATCTGTTGGTGAGAACGTACATGTTCCGAAGACAGTCTGTATATAAGCACAGGTTATCTGTAGGGAAGATACTACTGCTTGAGGATTAGATGTGTTACAAGTGTAAGCTCCTGCAGCAAGAACTTGTGCCTGTAGTGCAGAGTTACCTGGCCCGGTAGACCCTGGAACAAGTCCGTATGTACCAGCAGTTGCCCTTTGTACGTCATAAGCACTATATACCTCAACTGCTGTACCTGCAGATGTTTGTATAAACACTTGTGGATATATGAACGAAGGCATGTATGGATCTTGTGTCATACCATCCTTCCACTGAAGATGTATACAAGCAGCATCAGCATAAGTAGTAGTGCAACCTGATGTACAACCAGTTCCACAGCAACCACCAAAAGCAGTAAAGCTCTTGTAGTACTGTTTATCAAGGAAGTTCAGTGCAGGGTTACCCTGTACGATAAGCTGGAACTGATATGTAGTACCACAGAAGTAAGCAGGACCTACAGTAGATGCAGATGTCTGGTTCCATCCGAAAGCACTTATCTGGTTGACTGCCGCAGTTCCTTGTGTAAAGATATAAGCATTTACCAGTTTCCAGTCGATGATCTGGGTATAGTCAGGCTCTTGTAAACCTCCCCACAAAGGGTTGATCTGATCCGCACTGTACCACGAACCAGAGGCTATGATACAAGGAGTAGATGTACCCGCAGCTATAGCTGACCCATAAGAACCTGTAGATGGAGGACAGGTAAAGATACCAAACTGACCTGCAGTAAGCAGATCTGTAGTACCGGAAGTTGTGAAGTTTACCGTATTACCAACTGGCTTGTTAAGTAGATACGGCTGAAATGAATCTGGCAGCATAGTAAGTTTGTTTTGTGTTCGGATGTAAAAATAGTACGACCACTTCAAAACAGAACAAACTTATATCTCCAAAGTCCTATCCTATAGCTAATGGTTAGTTTGGTTACTTGGTTTTAAAAAACTATCTTTGTTTCTATATATGAAAGCAAAAGCAAACTATCTAAACAAAACGTTTGGCCTCCTCAAAGTGATGGAGTGTGTAGAAGCTTCTTCAGGTACAAATAAAGGAGGTCTTTGGTTATGTAAGTGCAAGTGTCGAAGAACTATAACACTTGGAGGTTATCAGTTACATAGTAGGGATAGTTGTGGATGCCTTGGTAGAAAAGCTGCTATAGAAAGAGGTAAGTCTCTGCAGAAAAGTGCTGAGGAGAAACTGCAGGGAAAGTTATATAGAGACTATAAAAAGTCTGCCATCTCAATACTATCAAAAGCAGAGTGGTTGAAGATAGTTTCAGAACCTTGTGTGTACTGTAGTTTTATGGATGATAACCAACCAGTTATGTCAGATAGTAAGATAGTTTCCTGTTGTAAGATATGCAGAGTTATGAGAGATACTATGTCTCACTCTCAGTTTTGTAAACATGTAGAACGGATAAACTCTTATCGTAAGTAGTGTAAAACAACAAGAGTTCCAACAACTCCAAGTCCTGCATGAAACCACCAGGTTTGATACCAGTGTTTATCAGGTATGATATAGTAACTTCTGACACCGTAAGTAGTTGACTTTGGGTTTGCTTCTACCAGTTGAAGTTCAAGTTGTGCTCTTCGGAGAAACTTACTTCTGTTTACCCAGGTAACAGTAGCTCCGGTCTTGAGTGTGTAGTCCAAGGTTAGTCCTTTGAAGATATAAGCTCCGGGTATAGGTTTGAAGTCTGCCACTCCTATAAACCGGATGAAAGTATCTGTGCCAGGGTCTTGAAAGTTTACGAGCTTCTCTGCAGAGTCTCCGAGGTTTAAAGTATCGTGTAAAACTACAGAAGTAGTATCGTGGGTAGTTTGTCCGAAAGTAACTGTGTTATGGACGTTTTTTAACTTCAGATGTGCCTGTTGTAACTGATAGTTGAGTTCGGCCCTTTCTGCAGAGTCTATGTTATGTAACTGATCTCTCCCGATAGCTTGTACCTGAAAGACAGTTATCTCTCTACCGACACTGTCTCTTGTGTCTTGTACGAGTTTCTGCGTTTTCTTCAGGTCTACAGTAAAAGTGTCTTTCTCCCTGTTCCAGTCTCTGGAACTTTTCCACCACCCAAGAGCCAGTAAAAAGAGAAGTATCACAAGTATAGTTATAAGTAAGTTCTTCATGAAGTTTGTTTGTTGTCTATCTCTTCCTCTTTAGGTATAGGGTTCGGCTTGTTGTTAGGTAAGTCTTGTGGTGTAGTTGTAGCAGTTTTGGATATAACTGATAAAACAACCCCTGCTACTAACAAGTTAGAACCAAGTCCTGCCATCCACAGATGGGGCACAAACCCCGGAACTACTTGTAAAGCAAGTAAACCTGTACCTATACCCGTACACCAGAGACCTATCTTCATAGCTATACGGAAGAACCATGGAGTACTCTGCCCAAGTCTTGTGGCAAACTCCTGAAACCAGTTTTGCTTAGTCATGTTATGTACGTTTTACTGCTCTATGTATCTCTTGTATCTGTTGGTCATGTAGACCTACCCATCTATTTGTTTCAGCTACTTTCTCCTTTATGTTTTTTATCTCTATAGCATGTTCCGCTAACTGTATACCTAAAGGTCTTATCTCTTGTTCAAACTGTATCTGGTTACTGGTTATCTCATCCAGTTTCTTTATAATGTGTTCGTTAGTACGTCTCTTATCACCATCTGAAGACTTTATCCAATAAGTTATCACAAAGGTAAAAGAACCTATAACTGCTGTCATTAATGTAGCTGCTATTGTGGTATTCATACTTACTACATCTAATAGTAGCATATTGTTTATGTTTATAGTTTATAAGTAGTAAAAGAGTGCCACTAACTTAGGACACTTACAAGCAACCAGATATCTACGGAACCTGCAGTGGAAGCGTTTAAAAGTCCGACTGTGGCAGTTGCAGTAAGTGTAATAGAAGTTGTTGCACTTGTACTCTCTATGCCTGGTAAAACGTTAGGTGTTGATAGAGAAAAACCTGTAAACACATTAGTTGCTATAGCATATTTCAGATGACTACTTGCTATACCTACAGATATTGTATAAGTAGCTATAGTTCCACCAGAAAATGCTACTGTAGGTATAACCTGACAACCTGTTATAACTCCGTTAGCTGGTAACAGATACCCAGAAGCTATAGTGTTTGTAGCTCCTGCAGTACTGAAGTCAGTAAAGGTTTTGGTAGCTACTTTGATCCACTGGGGATTGCTTGTTGGAGTTGTCGTATATGCCATACTATTGAAGTTTCCACTGAGTTGCACTCACTTTTTTGAAGGTCCAACAGTTACCTGCCTGGTTCATAACTTTTGTTTGTGCTATCACGTTAGAGTTTAAAGTGTTACTTGTACCTGCGTCTACAGTTATGTTACTAGTGTTTGATATAGCAAGAAGATCGCCTACTATAACTATAGCTCCTATAGCAGCCTTGGTTCCTGTTGGAAGTAGTACACTTGTTGCTCCTGTAGAACTGGAAAACTCTATGTCTCTTATCTCTCCAGCAACCATTGTTACAGCAGATAGGTCTACAGTAGTACCATATGCAGGAGTAGTTATAGTTCCAACAAGATCAGAAGTCATTGCATATGTACCGTCCTTGTCTGGTTCTGTTCTTGTTCTAATCCCTGTTATATTAGATAAAGTAGTTACAACATTTTTAGCACCAGTACCCACAGTTATACTTTGAGAAGCATCACTAATACTCAATGTAGTGCTATGTCCTGCGGAGTCTACGTCTCCTAATATTATTGTGTCACTACTTGCTTTTATTACCCGCTTTCCTGAAAAACCAACTATAAATTCTTTTGTGGGATCATAGTAGAAATCACTACTACCGGTAAGTTGATTACTGCTATTTCCATATCCTATATAGGTAGATGTAAGAGAAGGTGTTCCTCCACCTCCGCCACTAGTACTTATACCATTAACTCGTCTCCATAGAGCATATACTCCATAAGCTCCATAAGCAGCTTGTCCAGGTATGGAGTCAGGTGGTTTTAAGTTAAAGTTAAAGTCTGCCATGGTCATGTGTTATGTTCTGCTCGTTCTACCAGTAGTTTATTCTTCATGTAATCGTCTATATCTCCTATAAGTATAGCAGCAGCTTCATCTACTATAATCTCAGCTATGTTATCTGGAAACTCACAGGGTATATCTACAGGACTTACAGTGTTTGTGTAAGGGTCTAAAGTTCCAATAAAAACTATAGTTTGAGGTGCTCTATAGAAAGTAACTAAAGGGTCTACCAGATCAAACTGGTCATTTGTCCAGATCTTAAAAGTGTTGTTAGCTACAGTTGCAAAAGTAGTAGCCCATTCATAGTTTGGAGTTCTGTACTTATCGGATAGGTATATAGAGACATCTGCTTCGTTACCCATGAAGATCGTCATGTTCCGAGGAGGACATTTCTTACAGTCATCCTGTCCTTGTACATCTATACGACACCACTCCATATAGTTTGAGGGCCAAGTCTCTGATTGCCAGAACTGCCCTCTATCTGTAAAACTTCCAGTCCAGGTAGAGAGTAGTTGTTGTAGGTCATCTATACGTCTGATAGATGCTTCGTTACCTGTTTTCTCCTGGTTAACTCCTTCCAACTGTCTCCTAACCCAGTCGCTCTGAGCTTTGTTTAAAACTTCAGCTTGTATCCATGGCTCAACCAGACCATAGTCTAAGGAGTCAAGTTTGTTGACTCTGTTTTTAAGTTTTAAACGCAACAACTGGTTAAGCATGTGTTATCAGTTTTACTCAGCCCAAACGTTCTCTATCGCATTTGATAGATCTGCTGCTGTTTTTTCGTTTATAGACCTGCTTAGATACTCTACGATATCTTCTATGGTTTTACCCAAAGCTTCGTTCTTGTAGTAAGTCCTGCCATCACCCTTGGTATCCAGTAAGTGATACTCTGCAGCATCTTTAAGGATAGCTCTCCACATCAGTTCGTCTATAGGCATCTTATAGAACTCTAAGAACCTATCTACAGCAGCTATAGATACTTCTCCACGTTTTCCCTCTATATAGTCACTCATGTCTTTATACATGAAGTTTATAGGGGTATATCCGGGACCTCCACGTTTGTAGTAGGAAGAGTTGTTAAGTGCAACCATTTTACTTACCAAGAACAACCGGTTTTCGTCACTGGTACGCATAGTCTCCAAAGCTGCAGCAGCCTGATACTTTAGTTTGATACTTTCTGTCTGTATGTTTGCTGTCTCTTCAGGTTGGTCTAAGTACCACTTATAAGCACCTCTTGCTTCTATAGCAGCGTTTAAACTTGGAGCTATAAGGCTTAAACCTTGTCCTTGTATAGCATAGTATATGATCAGGTCTTTCGGGTTACTTTTATCAAGTACTTTAGTAGCGTTGTTTAGCTCTACTTCTACACCATCCCAGTAGGTAGGTATACGAGACCCTTTCTGATCAACTTGTATCATACCACTACTCCTGAACTTGGTTACGTTCTCCCAGAAGTTATCGTCTTTAGTACCGAAGTTATCCATGCAGGTCTCTACACGTACTTTAAAGTTACTGGCTATAGAGTTTTCCAGGTAAGCTACTACCTGACGTATAGTTGCTATCTTAGCTCTTTTTTTAGCTTCTGGCAGGAGCTGTACCTCTTTGGCTTGTTCGTTAAGTCCTGTAAAGTAGGTGATAAAACCGTTAACTACTTCACATCCTATACGATCTAACTGACGACTATCTGGAGATATGACCATAGCTCCCCCTGGTTGGTTCTCATCTTCCAGGCCCATGTTCTCCTCACCGGATACATAAGGTTTTATAGCTATACGACCCTTTATCTCTGAAAGGAGCGGTTTTGTTACTTCGAGTACTGCTGTTTCTGACATATGGTTCTGTTTGGTTGGTTCCTTTACTGGTATCATTTCTTTTGCTACAAAAGGTACAGGTGGGTCTTCTGATAACTTAAACATTGCTTTCTCTGTCTCCTGTAACAAACCTTTTTGTACATCTTCTACTTTTTTTCGGATAAAAGGAATGGGTGACTCTCCCGGTAACTTCTCTTCTGCCTCACGAAGGTTCAAGTCACTTTTCGCTTTTATCATATCTTCTATAGGCAACTCCTGCAGACTTATCGTTGTCTGATCCCCTCTATGAAGTTTTTGAAAGTCTCTATACTGTTTAGTTGGGTCTGTTTTAGGTAAGTTTAGATCTGCAGGTATATCGAGTTCTACTACTTCTGCAATAGGCTGCCCTGTGTTTACGTCTAAAGGTATACCCATCTCTTTAACTTCTACTTGTTCCGTCTCTTTCTCTAACTTCTTTCGCTCTTTAGCCAACTTCATGTCAGCTTTCCACTTCTCTATACGTACAGCTTTTTGCTCTGGAGTTTCCTTCTCTTTAACTGGCATATGGTTCCTTTTGAGTTTCAAAGTTAGAGTTTTCTTTTATGATCTCCAAATAGCGTTGGTATTTTCTCTCTAGGTAAACTGTAGACCCTTCATAAAGAAGTTTTACAGCCTTTTCAGCCATTGTACTACTGACTTCCATCTTATACTGCATACTCTCCCTTACACTAACTACTTCATACGTAGTACCTATACCATTACTTACAAGAAAGTCTTTAAACCCTTGTACCATATCTATAGTTCCACATAAGTGCAATCTCTTCCTCCCTTTCGCTCTACTCTTATCGTTTACTATACCTAAGTATCCATCGCCATCGACTACACCTCTCCAGAAGTCTCTGTTAGTCTTCATCTCCTCTGGAGGTTTTGCATCATAACTCTTGTTCCATGTTATACCCCAGTTTTGCAACTTTTTATGCAGCTTTTGAGAACCTATGTTTATCCTTGCGTTATAGTAAGTCTTATCTATACCCTTGATTGTAGATGTACCAAGTGTTATCTTCTGAGGAGCATCTAAAAACTGTTTGAACTTTTCCAAATGTCCTATATCATCTTTTTTAAGAAGTATGCCCACATTATATTTTTTACTACTTTTGGCATTAGGGTTAGTTATAAACCCATCAGCATAAATAAAACCTAACCAGTAGGCTTTTTCTTCAGTATCTATAACATCAAAAGCATCTTCTTTTAGTGTAGATGTTTTATGATGAAAGTAACTCTGTTCACTTCTCGTTCTTTTTCTCCCACTAGCTTCTAAGATAGCCTGAGCAGTTCTGCAGGTCATAGATAGTACGGTTGAGATATAGTTTTGAGAGTGTCCGGCATCATGTAGTTCGATCACTTTATCTCGTCTTTCCTGGCTTACCTTCTTTAGAGAACTTACTGGCTTCTTTACTATTTCTTCTTCCATGTTCAATGTTTTTAGTTTGAACAAAGTTAGCATCTTTCTGTTATCTTTCCAAGTATTTACTTATATATTTTTAGTAAGTACACAAAGAAAAACCCTACACTTGGTAGGGTTAGTCTTTTTATAGCAGAACATATATAATTATCCGCCAAATGGCAATTTCGTAACAACGTTGTATGGGACCACCTTAAGTAATTTAGTGTTATCGATTACTTGTAGGCTCTTATGATCCATACTCATGAACACTTTAAACCCGGAGAACAAACCACTTGACTGGAAGTTCTTGGTAGAACCCATGTAGTCACTTGTACCATTCTGGTAGAACCACTGGAAGTCATCTTCGTCTGTCTGTTTTTTCATCAGGAAGATGTTGTCTTCAGGGTTATCGGTGATGTCCCATACTATATAGCAGTAAGAACTTGTGCGATAACCGTCTACCCATGGGTTTTCTATGTCGTTAGCCAGGATAGGGTCAAGTGCAGGGTTGATGACAAACTTTACGTTTGCAAGGAAAGGTATAGTGTAACTGGTGTAAGCATAACCGAAGTCCAGATCCATACCTCTCTGTATAAGACTGTCTCCACCCTTAGTTATCAGACCTGAGCCTCCACCACCGTTATGTGATATAGCCCCTACTTCAGAAGCATTGATAACAAGACCGGAGTTGATAGCCATCTGTTTGATAGCGTTGTTCATCTGCCTCATACCTGCCTGACCTGTTTGTACGATCAGTTTACGCTCTGGGTCTGGTCCCACAAAGTCAACACGCCCACGGAAGAAGTTATATATCTGGTTCTCCAGTATGTTTGGTGTGAAAGTGCCGATGTTGTAAACAGTCTTAAAGGCGTTATCCATCTGTTTCCACAGACCTACAGAAGTACGAACCATATCTGGACCATCTGTAGTGGTACGTCCACCAAGACCCCACATCAGGTTGTTCTCTACATCTTCCACAAGTTTAGTGATACATGCCTGTTCCAGAGAAGTAACTATAGACCTATCCAACCAACCATTCTCCAGACCTTCTATGATACCAGCCTGACCTAGTTTGGTAGCTGCATCAGGTATAGAAACGATAGATGGGTCTTTAGCCCATACTTGTTTCCAGTCGTTGATCTTCCAGAACTCACGAACTGGTATACCTTTTTTACCATTGTTGTTTGGTTTAAGGTCTATACCACCTGTTTTTCCGTTATAGGTAGCCCTCATCATCCTCTCAGCCATGTTACTGACTGTGAACGAAGCAGTTGCCACACCTCCACCTACGAAGTTGTAGTACTCACGGAGACCTGTACGAACATACACTTCACTGTAACGCTCTCCATAGTCATTGGCTTTGACAGAGTACTTACGGAAGAAAGAGGTTTGAGGTACAAGATACTTGTTGTCCAGGTATGCAGCGTTGTTGTTGTTCATCAACCGTACTGTATATAGGAACTCGTTGTTACCAAGAGATATGATCTCATTGTCACATACACGCATTTCCAGACCGGACATCTTATCGTAAGTGATAACGTCTGTATAACTAAAAGCTCTACGGTTAAGAGCTATCTGGAAAGGTTGACCGGCTTTACCTTTCTTGACATTAGAAGGACTAACGTCACGAGTGATGTGTGGAAGGTCATTTATAACCGGAGTCTTCCACGTATACCTGCCCATAGCATCTTGTACAGTACGGACGTTTTTACCACCAAACGAACTCATCAGGTAGAGAGGAGTTGCTGTCTGTTGCATCTGTGACCAGTACTCTATGATACCCAAGTCATCAGGTTTACCGTTCTGCAGGATGTTACGGAGGTGATAGCTGTCTAGTGACCCACCTAACTCATAGTACTTATCTGCGAAGAAAGTGGATTGGAGGTTTTGGACTGGAGTTGCCATTGTGTGTTTGTTTTAGTTGTGAATGTTTTATGTTATACTACACTTGGACGCTTTAGTACGTTTGAAGTGTTGATACGTTTTATCTGTTTTTTTGGTTCTGCTATCTGAGGTTGACCGGATGTACCAAAACCAGGTTGGTTGGCCTTTATCAGTTTAACATCTTTTTCTACCTGAGCATTTGCTGATCTTTGACCAAGTGCTTCAAGTGCTGCTTTCTTATCGTTAAGAACCCAGGCAGCTATCATAACTGCTTCATAGTCAGGTTCTACAAACTGAGCCTTGTGTAAACCATAACCTAAGTAGTTAACAGGTTGTCCGTTCCATGGAGACTGAACTGTGTTGGTCATGTTATCTGCCAGTTGACGTGCCCACTTTTTATCAAGTTTTACGCCAGCTAACTGGTTACCTTCCAGTGTTTTATATACGTTTTCACTGTAGAAGTTAGCTAGTTGTTCTTCTCGTTTACGCTGTTCTTCCTGCGCACGAATCTGTCCTTCAACCTGTTCTTTCTGCATCTCGTCCAACATAGGTTTGAACTCAGCAGCTTTTTTTCCAAGTTTGTTGTTCTCTTTCCACTCTTCTATCTGTTCAGCTATAGCTTCTTGTTTCCAGCCAGTAGCTTGTAGATAGTTCTGGATGATGGCAGGTTGATGATCTTCGTTACGTTCATCAAGTGCTTTAACTTGTTCTACCCAGAAAAGTGCCCTGTATATATCCTGTAGTTGGTCTTCTCCAGCACCAGCAGCAACTGCTTTAGCTGCATACTGTAAAGACTCTGGAAGTGACTCAAAGAACTCTGTAGGTGTCTGGTCTATAAGAGCTTTCTCTTTAGCTGCCCAATTAGCATCTAGTATAGAGTGAAGAGACTCTTCAGACTGTTTAGCCAGAACATCATCAAGTGACTGCTTGGTAGCATCAAACTCTATAGTATCAGGAAGACCGTAGTCGTTTGTTTCTATTTTCTTTTTCAGATAACTGATCAGTGTGTTCTTCTCAGTCTTGGGACGACCTGCAGTAGGTTGTTCTTCTGTTTCTTCTACTTCGACAGTTTTAAGTGTTTCAGTTATAGCACTGTCCAGTATATCTTTAACTTTCTTATCGTCAACTACTACAGGTTCAGTCTTTACTTCTTTCTCTTTCAGTAGTTTGTTTTCAGCAGCTTGTTCAACTGACTTATCTAAAACTTTGTCCAGTGTTTCGTTTTTCAAAACATTGGCAGCTATCTCTTTTTGTTCAAGAGCTTTCTTATCCTCTGGTTTAGCCATCAGGATATCATTAGTACCGCTTGTACCAAAGATACCGTCCAGTACATCTGTACCGGCTGACTGTTGATTAGTTTCAAATACGTTGTCAAACATAAGATATTGGTTGGTTCTATGTAAAACTACATCGAACAACTATCAAACTATACGGATAGGGATGTTTCAGAGGCTAGATAGAAATATCCCATAGCTTAGGGTTATATCAGTTCATAAGTGTTTTTCTTTATACAACACACTTTAAACTAAAAAAGGCTCCTTTTTAGGAACCCTTTCTACATAGTTGTATTAAAGCTTACTTCTTTGTCTTCTCTTTCTCCTTGGTCTTTTGGTTGATCTTCGCTACCTGAAGTTCCTGACGGGTTCTGGCATCCTCAGACTGTAACTTCTGTTTACCAAGTGCCAGTTTCTGTGTCTCTAAAGAGTTCTTGTTGGCTTCTTTGCTACGTTCCAGGGATATCTTATCAGTGTGCATCTGTTGTTGTTGCTGCATCTTGGTTGCTTCCTGGTAAGCTCCTTCACTCTCATCTGCAGGTTTTCCAGTAGCCGCTTTAGCCGCTGCTGCTATTTCTGCTCTATAGTTCTCTGCTTGTATCTTTTTAGCATTCTCTTCAGCTTCAAACTGCTGTTTCTCTTGTAGCATCTGCATCTGATGTTGCTGTTCTGCCTGTGCTTGTTGCTGTTCTGCCTGTTGTTGAGCCTGTTGTTCTTGTTCTTTCTTCTTACCTAACTGTTCTACTACCTGGTTTAGAGCTGATAAGTTTGGTGTCTGGATAGCTTTTATCTTATCGTAAACGTCTGCTCCGGAAGTGTTATCGGTCATCAGTAACTGCTCTATCTTCTGCATGATAGACCGGGCATTTACTGTAGTTGTGCTCTTGCAGTTAAAGTCTCTTCCTAGTAGCTTAGTTCCATCTATCTGGAAAAGTACCTGTTCGTCAGAAGCTGTCAGATACTGTAGTCTTAAAGATGGGTTTGTGCTGTTATAGTACTGGGCAAGATCAGTTCTCATTTGGTGAACTCTTGGCATAACATCATCGCTATGTTGTGTAAAGAGATACTCCGTATGGCTATAAGAACTGGCTACATCTTGTTTAACTTCAGTAGCTGTTGCTTCTTGTCCTATAGGTGTTCCGGTACGTCTTGGGTTTAAACCTACACTGTCTAAGCCATTTGTTTTGAACCAGTCAGCTATCTTCATAAGACCCATCAACCTGTCTGTCTGAGATAAGTCCACTCTTCGTAAAGGATCATGTCCTATAGGTTGTCCATCAGAACCCCTACCTGCAGAGTTTATGGGCATAGTACCTGTGTTCTTTGCTACTGTTATAGCAGCAGACCAGATGTTAGGTCCCCAGTCTTCTCCCAAAGAGTGTTTAGCTATAGCATTAGGATCTATACCAGCTATAACTCCCAGATCGTTAACCATAGTATCCACGATAAGGTTCATGGTCATGTTTACACCTATCTGCCACGGTTTCAGGTTATCTAAGAAAGCTCTGGACTTAGTGTTGTGATCGTTATAGATGCGTCCTTCTACAGGTAGTTTTGCTCCGTACAAGTTCTTGTCTCCTTTGAACTGAAACGGAAGTCTTGATGGAACTGGTCCTGTAGTTCCCAGATAGATAGGTGCAAAAGTAGCAGAAGTTCCCTGCCAACCTATAGATGGAACGTTTGTACCTATACGGATACCTCCCCATGTTTCGTTACACCACAAAGGATCTAAGTGCTCTCCGTATATCAAAGTTTCTTTACACTTTTCAGGATAGAGAACTGTATTGTACATAGGTTTACTGGTAACCTTGTAGTCTTCACCTACTATATCCTGTATCTGGTTCCCCTGATCATCTATCTTGGTCAGGTGAAAGAACTTTCGTTCACTCTTCCAGTAGATAGTAGACTCACGAACCATAAACTCTCCGTTGATGTTTACTACGTCTTCTCCCTGGTTTAAGATGGCCCTAGTTATATCACCTCCGGAACCAGATACGTTATCAAGTACAGATAAAGCTTGTCTCATACCTATACCTGGTCCTGTTCTGTTCCAGTCGTAACTTTGGTCACCTCTCCAGTACTGATCTGGTTCTTTACCATCAAGTGCATAAGTAGCTGATCTTGCTCCGTGTATAGTGTTTAAAGAGAGTAATTGTTCTTCACTCATCTTCCAACCATGTCTGTCTATACAGTCAGGTACTGTCAGGTAGGTAACATGACATACCCATGCAGCATCAGATAGGTATCTTACATCAGGTGACTTTCTGTAAGCTACTTGTGGAGGGTTCCAGACTTCAAGGTTGTAGTCGTTTTCCATCATACGAAAGTGCCATATCTCTCTATCTGTTATCAACATGTTCCTGAACTGGACACGTTCTAACTCAGGCATACAGAACCTTTCGTTATCGTAGACCATCTGTTTCTCGGCCCACTGTTGATATATATCCCGGTAACTCTTGTTATAGTACTTCTGTATCTCTGGTAGGGACTTGATAGTGTTTGGATCAACCATCTGCTTACCCTGGTCACTGTCTGGAGCGATACCCATCTTCTGCATCTGCAGCATCTGGTTTATCATAGCTTTTTGCTCCAGTACTTGCTCTATGTCCTCTTTTTTCTGGGTAAGCATGTCATTAGCCCACTGTGGACTACCATCAGAAAAGGACATGTGAGAAACCCTTTTAGCAAACTCGTCATCAAGTATGTTGATAACTGTGTTGGCAAAACTATAGTTTTTGATCTCCATAGACTCCAGAACACCTCCAGCCCTTTGGTCTAAGGACTCTATCATGTCTGCATACTCACTATCCTGTTGTATATAATCACTCTTTTCTATCTCACCTATAGCTAACTTGTAGTTTTTCATCATCCAGTTAGCGTTTCGTCTTAACTGTATAAGTGACTGCCAGTCTATGTAATTCAGACACTGGCAATACCAACTGCTATCTTTAGACTTACTCGGTAAGAACTGCAAGGGTTGGAAGAAACTGTTTGTAGGGTAGTCATTCTCCGGTAGTTTTTTACCCTTATATAACTCGTAGCCGCTAACTATACTCATGTCTTGTATGTTTTATATAAACTTAAAACTTGTGTTGTTTGTCCTATCCCCTCTTAGTTTCCTGCCCAATGTGGCATCCCTGATACCTGCACTTTCTGCAGCTTGACGAACTGATGGAAATACTTGTCCTGTAGTGGTGTTTATAACTGCTCTGACATTGTGTGTCTTACCTATCCTGTTAGCTATAGCTTGTATAAACTTCTCAGTCCTACGTTTTGGCTTTTCTTTCTCACTCTCACTTATCTTTCTTCTTGTCTCTTTTGTGACTTCTCTACCCTGCCTACTTTTAGACATTCTTTGTCTTACTTCTTCAGTATGAGTTCTTCCTAGCATCCCTTTAAACCCATTTCTTGCTTTTGTATCTTTTCCCTTCTGGATACTCTCAGGTGATAATTTACAACCAAACCTTCCTTCTCCACCATCTGTTAGGTTACAAAGTATCCCTGTACCGTTATCTATACGACCATATAAAGCTATCCACCACTTCTCTTTTTCAGCAGCAGTGTTCCAGTCTAACCTTTCTTCAACTATCTCTAACTCTATACCATGTTTATCTCTGATACGTTTAAAGAACTCACTCCGTCCATTCTTTGTATCTCTGGCACGTTTTAAAGTACCTATACCTATATAAACAGGATAACCTGTATCGTTTCTCAGATATCTGTATACAACTATGTTATCCATACTACTTCTTTTTAACTGTGAGTTGTTGTTTGCCAACACTTCTGTACATCTGCATAGGTCTTTGTTGAGTTGCTTGTTGCTGTCTACCTACTGACTTTAAAAAGTTTGACCTAGTAAAGGTATGCTTTTTGTTCGTATCCGATACTCGCTCTGTCTTCTCTTTGATCTCCCTGGCAGCTTCTTGTATCTTAGCAAAAGATATAAGAGCACAGTAAGCTATAACCCGGTCAAAGTTTTTCTTTGGCTGATACTCTTGCATCTCTTTCAAAAGCCATATAAACGGTATACGTTCTACTCCATAGTGAACCTTGACAACTTTATCTTCCTCATCTCTGTCTTCTTTTAACTCTTCAGAGAGATAGTTGATACCGTCTGTTAACATCTTCTTCCAGATACCTGTTTCGTTACTGCCTGTTTTAGACCAACCAAACTTCTGGTAAACGTTCTGAGATACTCCTATCTCTTTGTCATACAACATCTCGGTAGAAGGAGCTAAGTGTTTAACTCTCCGTTTGAGGATCATATAGTTGTTGAAAGAGGTCTTGTTGTTCTCACTTATACCCCATGCGTTATACCACTCCACTACCTTGGATAGCTGTTCGTTGGTTTCGTTAGGGTCATCATACCTACCTACCCACTCACATACCAACTTACCACGTTCTATATATGTTGTACTGTTACCTTCTTCGTCTATCTGTGTAACCTTAACCGGGTTCTTATAGATATAGATAGCTGCTAAGGAGTCCGAAGTTTCGGACTTGCCCACTTCGACTGGATCTACAGAGAAGTAAAAGTCTCCCCACTCAGGACTCTTACCAGGAAACTCATGAACAACTACCACACCTCTCTTGTCTTCTTCAGTCAACTTTATCGGATATGGGCAGGGTTTTCTATCTGTAGTTATCTTGAAACTTATAGAGTTATCTTCGTCTCTTTCAAGTTCTACATAACGTAGATATACTTCTCCGTCTTCTATACGTTTTGTTTGTGCTGCAGTGTGTCTTACCGGGAACACAGATACTTTACGAATAGCAAAAGCTTCAGCTATGTTTCTTGGTCCTTGTGATACTGCCAGTTGATAGTCTTCGTGTTTTTTGGTAAGTTTTGCCTGAGTATACTTTTTGTTAAGTACTTCCAGTGCTTTTTCTACCAGAGAGTTACCGTACTGGTCTATACAGTTTGTTTCTTCCGTTTCTCCACTATATCCCCACTGTTCCGGTATAAACAAACCAGTCATACCTATAGTTCCGTTCTCATCTAGTAAGTTAGACTCTATAGCATAGATATCATGACCTTCTGGGTTTTCGATCATGTCTTTTAGTGGTTCACACTGATCCAGATCACCCACAGACCCTCCTATGTTAAACGTACCTGTCTTTATCCCACCAAAGTTCATAGCTGGTTTCATAAACCCATGTGTGATGTTTGCACTTGGAGCTATACCTCCTTCTACATATATACATAAGTCACAGGCACCTCCTACTCCACTGATCGGGTCTTTATCAAGAGTTATCCCGGAGATAGTTGCTTTTGAACCTATAAACACCTTTCTACCATCAACTGTTTTCTGTTCTACTTGTTGCTTCCAGGAGAACTCCTTGTGAGGGTTGTTAGAACAGGCCCATGCAGTATGCGTGTTGTTGAAGTTATGATACTCATCTAAGAACTTCCACTCACCGCCAGTAGCGTTGATATACTTCTTATCAGAAGCAACCATCTTACCAACAAAACCACTATCAAACAAGTAACAGTTATACATACGAGCCTCATGCATATATGACCAAGCCATTTGCCGTTTCTTTAACGCAGCTTCGTCTTTGCCATGGAGTATAGCACACATCTCGTATAGACAGACATGATACTGATGATCCATGACATCCGGGAAGTTGAAACTCTTTACACTTGGTCTCTTGTCGTATATCTGCAGGAAGTTTATCCAGTGGTAGTACCATCGAGTCAGATACCAACTGTCTCCTTTGTCGTTATGAAAAATAACTCCCTTCTTACACTTCTCTTTTTCTGTGTCCCAGTACTCGTAAAAGTCTTGTGAGTCTTCAGGTGCTATAGTATATACTTTGTTCTTGGTGAAAAACCTACTATGTTCGTTAAACTTGAAACTGGTCTCGTCAAACTTGTACTTACCCGGTTCTTTAAACAAGGACTTGACATAAACACGAAAAGCTTCCTTGTTAGGAAACTTTGTGTAGTGCCAGTTTTTCTCCGGACTCCAAGTGGGTATCTTATAGCTACTCTTCATGTTCTTCCAGTTGTCGTACTCCTTTTACTGTAGCTACTTCAGGTATATGTGATCGTTCCATATCGTTAGCTCTAAGTGCTTTGTCTATAGCTGCTTCTTTGTCTGGAGCAGATATAAACTCAGTTACATCTTGCCCCTTGTAAACCATCATGTAGTTCTTCTCTATCTGCAGAACTACTTGCCATATCGGATCGTTTACTTGTTGCTGCATACCTGTTCGTTTACCCAGTTATAAAGTTTCTCCATACCTGTACGAAGTGGTTGTGTCGGTTTCCAGTTAAGTTTCTCAAAGATAAGATCGTTGTTGGAGTTACGCCCTCTTACACCGGTAGGACCATCTATGTTGTTGATAGTTAAGTTCTTACCTGATATATCTATAACCATCTTTGCCAGATCATTTATAGAGATCATCTCATCAGAACCTATGTTGACTATATCTGTACAGTCAGATCTCATCAGTTTTATAACCCCATCTATACACTCATCTATGTAGAGAAAGCTACGTGTTTGTTTACCGTCTCCCCAGATATCTATAGTCCCCGGTATAAAAAGATCGTCTAAGTGTTCTCCTTGTACAAGAGTTTCAGCAGTTTTCTCACCGTTTATAAGTGTGTTATAAACAGGAGGATATGTTATAGTATAGTTAGTGTTTACTATGTCCTGTACCGTAGATCCATTCTCTTTTACCCATGTAAGCTTTTTGTAGTGTTTTGGAGGACCTTCAAGTGTCTCAGCAACCTTTCTACATATAGCTGCAGGTGCTTTCTCTTTACCACCTTTCCAAGTACCTTGTGGACCGAAAATGTTATGGAACCTGGCTATCCGTACAGTTAGTCCGTAGTTTCTCTCAAAGGCTTTGTAGAGACGTTCAGAGAAACCTTTCTCTACACCGTACTCACTATCAGGGTTTAAAGGCCATCCCATATACTCTTTTAAACCAGGGTTAGCCGGATCGTCTTGATAGTCTTGGTTATACATACAAGCTGAACTACTGTAGAACACTCTCCCTGCTTTATAGTCAACACATGCTTTTGCTATGTTTAGGTTTATCTGTGCCGAGTTGTGCATAACATCAGCATCGTGCTCTCCAGTAAAGATGTAACCGGCACCTCCCATGTCTGCTGCTAAAGTATATACTTCGTCAAAAACACCATATAAACCAAACAAAGATACGATAGCTGACTGATCTCTAAGATCTACTATGTGATGGTCTGTACAGTTATACTGATCCCAGTCGGTTATAGGTTTGATATCTGCACCTATAACAGTATGACCTTCTTCTAAAAGTCGTTTACAAAGATGACCGCCAACAAAACCTCCAGATCCGGTTATGAGTATGTTCATAAGTTATTGTTTTATAAAGTAACCACTTCTATCTCTTGGTATATCTATAAGCTTGTATAGTTGCTCTATACCACTTTCGTTGTACTTACATGCAAAGATACCACCGTTTACCAGTTTCTCCAGAGATAGTTCTATAAGTTCTCTGTCTACGGTTTCCTGATCCATATATACCAGAGATACACTTTGGTCCTGTATATGTTCCAGAGTTTCTTTCTCGTCTCCCTGCAGGATAAGATACTGCTCTGGTCTCTTGTCGTATATAGCCAGTTTATCTCTTACCTGTAACAAAGGGTTTTCAAACCAGTCACCCAGATAAGAGTCATCGAGTTCGTAACCTTCCCACTTATCTACCAAGTATAACCTAGTAGTCCCCCAGTCCATAACTTGTTTGGCGAAAGTTCCGTCTCCCACACCTATCATCAGTACTGTAAGTGGTAGGTTTAGCTCTCTCAGTAAGTCCCCTAACTGTTCTTTAAACTGCACTATCATATCCTCTTCAGTATCAGTAAACCGTTGTTGTTCATAGCTCGGTAGTCTTGTACCCACTCTGGGTGTTGCTCTAAGAACGGTTCTATAGCATACTTCAAACCGTGACCGACTTCATGCCCTTGTCCCTTCTCCCAGAAAGTAGTTGTGTCATGGAAAACTATAAACTTCTTTGCTTTATCTGCATGTAGTCTGAGTTCCTCACTGCACTGTTCTACATGGTGGTTTGTGTCTATAAAGAGCAGGTCTGTTTCTTCCAGTTCTACCTGTTCTACGTTCTCTAACCGGAAGTGGAAGTTTATCTCGTTGTCCTTAGCTACTCTTTTCAGGTAGTCTATCCGGGAGTTGTACTGCACATCGTAAGATACAAACTTACCAGGTTTTGCTGCCATAAAAGCTATAGTACTGTTACCCCACCGTGTTCCAAGTTCAGTTATATGTGTACACTGCTCTCCATACTCACGTAGTTTTGGTAAGTGTTCGTTGATATCACTTGGACAGTCGCAAACTAACTTATACTCCTCTTCTATGTTGGTCATGTCCCACCGATACATATAGTTCATGTAGTCATATCCGTCTTGTCCATCTGTAAACTTAGCTGACCTAAAGATCTTTACGTTTATGATAGGTAACTGTAACTCTTTCAACAAGATAGCCCACTGTGTCTCTGCTCCAAACCTGAAGTCGTTAGCTTGTTCTTCCAGGTAAGTCTTATACTTCCGGTCATCTAACATACCCAACCTGTCCAGATATGGAAAGAGCTTATCTGCCATAGGTCGTTTACAGAACCAACAGAACTCGTCAGCAAACTCAAAAGGATCACGGTTAACACTGCCCATAACATACAAGTACTGTTGGTCGTGGTTGAGCGTATACTGTTCTACGTCTATCACGTCAGGTACTATAAAGTCTATCCGGGCACGAACTACATAGTCATACTTAAAACCGTGCTGTTGTTCGTACTCTGCCATCAACTCAAAGCACTTACGAACATGTCCATACTGGTCTACTACACACCGGAGGTTACCATCATCAGGGTTACCTATAGCAAAACCAAAACTCTTAGGTAAGTTGTTGTCTATGTTATACTGACGGTAGTTGTTAGCTATCTCCATCATCTTACTTCTCTGGTTCCTGAGATAGTTTACATAGTCAGACATATCATCTTTCAGATAGAAACCCTTTAACCTGTCCCCTAAAGTGTCTTTGATAAACTGTATATCGTTATCAGATAGTTCAGTCTCTTCATGGGTTATAGTTGCTGCTTTCTCATGCCAGTATGGGTCAAAGCCATCAGGGATAACTCCATGGACCGTTTTTCTGTTCTTACAACGTCTCTCTGTCAGTATAAAGACATCAGCGTTGTTAGGTAGGATGAAGTTCTCCAGTTGTGACTGCAGGGAGAACTTCACATTGTAAGCACTTCCTGAAAACAGTATAGCGGTTTTTGTGTGTAACTTGTCTTCTCGTATCATATAGTTTGTTTATGCTTTGTAAAAGATCTTATCGTTTGGTGTTAAATGTCCTTTGTACTCGAAACCTAAAGAAGTAAACAGGTTGTCCATCTGTTCAAAAGAGTGGCCCATAGTAACTAAATGGTGTTCATACTCACACACTACAGTAAGGTTATGTGCTTGTTCCAGGAACTCTTTCATACCTTCTACTATCTTGTACTCTGCTCCCTGTACATCAAGTTTGATAAAGCCTATATCTTTATATACTTCGTACTCTTTTATCCAGTCATCAAACCTTACACACTGTATAGTCTCTGTACTGTAGTCTTTCTTTATCATGTTTGAGATAGAAGCGTCTTTACTCAAAGAGGCGTTATCTGAACACTCCGGTACGTAGATATCTATAGTTTCAGTCTTGTCAGAAAGAGCATATGGGCATATGGTAAAGTTAGTAAGTTTGTTTTCTATAGCTGCTAACTGTATACTGTTTACGTTTCTTTCTACTGGTTCAAACGCTAACACTTTATATCCTAACAGAGAACAAGGTACAGCAAAGATACCGTGATTTGCACCTATATCCAACACATATCTGTCTTTACTACACTGCTGTACAAGGTCTAACATCTTGCAGTAGTCCGGGTACAAAGGTTCTTGTTCCACACCTCTATAGATGTCTTTCCAGTAGTTCTGTATGATAAGCTTGAAACTGATGTCCTTATAAGTGTAAGTGTACTTCAGCATGTGAGGATGATACTCTTGCGGAAAGAAGATCTGTGTAAACCCACTGTCTGTTAACAGGTTTCTGTTCTGGCTCTTCCACCACATGTTCTCTTGTGGTACAAGTACTATCTTGTCCGGGTTCTGGTTCATCCATGCTGCCGTCAGAGAGAACGTACTTCGTGCAGTTATGTTATGTTCGCACTGTGTAAGTGATGTATAGTCTTCCAGTTCTGTTCTACCTTCAGAAAACTCAAAGGTTGCTCCTGGATAGTTGACTGTTGTAAACTCTTCTTTGCACCAAGGTATATCATCACTATACAAACGGAAGTGGTTATGTCCTAGTTTCTGCATGTGCTCTATAGCTCTGTGATAGTAGATAGTAGGGGCCATGGGGAACGGTTCAGAACCTACACAGTCACCTCTCCGTACAGATACACCCACTACTCCATACTCTGTTACATGTGGCAGGTTAAAAGCATCCAGTACATCCTGTCTGCACCAGTTAAAGTACTTGAAGGACTGGTAGTAGCCATCAAAGAGCACGTTGTCCATATAAGGTATCTCGTGATAGTACGGGTTACCTTGAGACATGTTCGGTTCTCTATACACACTTGGGTTCACCGGTTTAGGTCCTGTAGATGGAACTGTTATAGTTGGAACCCGGTTAGTACAAGCTATAGCTTCTGTGGGTATATAGTACTGTAAGTTGTGCTTTTTTGCGTAAGCTATCAACATCGCTATGTTGTAAAAGATGTTTCCCAATCTTCCTGAAAAGTAACATGTTACTGCCATTGTTTTTTGTTTTTGTCGTTTTATAAAGTAAAAAGATGCGTTGTTTAGTTCGTTCTCAGGTATAGGTATGATATCAAACCTTCCGTTCACAAACTCGTTTATAGCTGTATGCACCCCGTAGTCCTGACTGAAGTAGTCATGCCCTGCTATGATACCACCTTCTTCAACCTTTGGATACCATGCTTCTATGTCTCGTTTAACTCCTTCATAGGTATGGTTTGCATCCAGATAGACTAAAGATAAAGAGTTATCCGGTACAGAGTTAGCCATTTCCGAACTATCCCCTCTCAAGACTATACACTTGCCTCCATGAGGTTGCGTTCTCTCAAGCACTGACCTGTAGTTTGTATCGTGCCACTCCTGGTCAAAACCACTATCTCCATAGTCTTCAGGCACAGATAACCACCTGTCTACTAAGTAAAGTGGAAAAGTCCCCCACTCTATGATCTGTGATGAGAACGAGCCTTCTGCTACACCTATCTCAGCAACACCTTTGGTTAAACCTAAGTGCTTTATCAAGTCTCCTAACTGCTTTCTACTATCTATTTGCATCCTTCATATCTTTTAAAAACCAATGTGAGCCTAAGTTAACGAAGCCGGAAAAGTAACTTATACCTGAACCTATGTTGCTCTGGTTATCAAACTGTTTAGCACAACCGTAACTGTGAGCAAAGGTGTGTAGCTCTGGTTGTATCAAAAGCATGATCCAGTCGATGCCCATGCTCCTGTAAACGTTTTGGTCTAACAGGTCAAGGATCTTTGGTAAACTCTTTACGTTTACTATATAACTATGTGTACTAAAAGCTCCATAGGTTCTAACTATATCCTGGTTATCTGTAGGTTCCCAGTCTCTGTTCAACGTACAGGTACACATCTGCAGATCAGGGTGAGTGTGTCTGCCGTTCTCTGACTTGTGCCATGTTGCGTCTTTATGATACGTTCCACCTAACCAGAAGATATCCCATTCATGAGTGTTCAGATAGTCGAAGATAACTTTTAACCGGTCTTGTATATCGTCACAGTAAACGAGATCGTCTTCTTGAACCCAAGCTGACTGACCTCTCTTCAGTGCTTCTTCCATGATAGCTACTTGTCCGTAGTGGCATCCTATAGCACCTCTCGTACCTCTTCGTTCCATAGCTTGTAACTTGTCTGCAGGTATAAACTTGTAGACCTCGTCAGGTGTAAAAGCGTTAAACCGTTCTATAGGTAAACCTACTCTTGTCAACTCTCGTATCATGTGCTCATTCCTGTCTGGTCGGATAGATAGGTTCACATAAGCAGCGTAGATAGTATCCATACTTATCTTGTCTGACACTTCTACAGCGTTTGTGACTTGCTCTATAACTGATTCTTGTACTGTTTCTATCTGTGGCATATGGTTTCTGATATGTCTTATCTTTTCAAGTAGTTCGTTGTGAAAGTTTCCGGTTCTATGTACGTTATCCTGGTAGTGACCTCTGTGTACTAAGTGGTCGTACTCAAGTCCCGGTGTTATGTAGAACTTGTTTCTTGCCAGTAACCAACAGTAGTTGAAGTAGATACTGTCACTGGTAACAGGGTCTATAGAACCGTCCCAAACTCTAAGATACTCACTTCTGTTTATGAAGAAGTTCATAGCGTTCATAGCTGTCATAACATTGGTATGTATATAGTCAGCTATGTTCTCGTAAGTGAAAGTTATACCTGCATGTGGTCTGAAGTCAAAGTGAGGTCTTGCAAAAGAAGGTTGATAGATAGTCTGTTTGTCCCAGTCAGATATAGCAAACAAAGTATCTATATACTGTGTAGTCAGAACGTTGTCACTATCAAATAGTATACACCACTCGTTACTTGCTTTGTGTACTGCTTCGTGTTTGTTCCGGTAACAGTCTAAGTTAACAGGGTTTGTGTAGAACTTCACTTTTGGGTTACCACTGTAGGACTCTTGTAGCCTAACACCTTCACCATTAGTACTGCAGTCATCAACTATAACTATCTCACTTATTCTACTATCATCTATTACCTGAATGACAGAATCAATAGTAAGTTGATACCTATTCCATGAAGGTATACATATGGAGATCTTTCTATTGTCCATTTTTGTAGTTTATTTCTCTATGTGTATAAAATCTGTTAAGTTATATATATCCCCATCAAACTGAAAAGGACGATCACTTTCTTTTCTCTCTTTCTTAAAGTAGATCATCCCCCACCTAAGATGTCTATCAGGTACTATATTCTTCTGGAAATTAAGTTTCTCCCAGGAACCCCAGGTAAGGTCTTCTTCCCACATTACATTATCCATATTGGTATAGGAAAATGCTTTGTATCCCAGTGTGTTTACATAAGTAATGATAGACAGTATTGAACTTAATTGTTCCTCTACCCATTCAAAACATACAACTGTATTAGGTAGTAACATACTTAGTCCTTTAATAACCTGATACTCATAGCCTTCTACATCTATTTTAATATAGTCTGGTACACCGTAATATTCTATAGCAGAGTCTATCGTGATAGTAGGAACTACGATATGCTCATTCCACTGCTGTCCTAAAAATCTGGTATTCTTAGTCCACTCCTCGGAGAAAGTAGATAAACTAGCTGCATAAGGTGAGGTCATAAGTATATTAGTACCTACTTTATTATCTAAGCTTCTCCTATCTATAATGATATTAGGATTACCAAAAAACCTCTTGGTCAACTCTTCTACCATAGATGGATTAGGTTCAAAGGCTACTACAGTATCAGCCTTCTGAGAATACACATCAGTCATATCTCCTACATTAGCACCTATGTCGAATATTAATTTCATAGTAACCTTATCATTGGTTCAGTTTATATACAGGTATAGGTAACATCTTGTGTTGGTTCTGTTTGTTAAGTTTCTTGTAGATAGTAAGTACCTCATTTTCTCTGTCTGTATAGTACATACTATGTAAGGGTTCTCCAGTATCTACAAACTCTTCCATAGCCCACTCAAGCTCTTCGTAAGTTGCACCAAGACACTCTTCGTCAGTTTTTTGGTTCTCTCCCCATAGTCCGTCTGTAGGTGCAGCGTCAAGTATCTCTTGTGATATACCCAGATATCTACCAAGTTCTCTCACCTCAGTCTTATACAGGTCTGCTATAGGTGATATATCTACACCACCGTCTCCATACTTGGTATAGAAACCTACACCAAAGTCTTCTACTTTGTTACCTGTACCTACTACTATACCTTGTTCAGTACATGCAGTAGCATATAGCAATATCATCCGTAATCGACTCTTCAGGTTAGCTCTCGTATGAGCACTGTTAGAAACAGGTCCATCCATTAGGAAACTGTTGTATGTAGAAGATAGACTACTATATAGATAAGACACTATCCCTTTTTCTCGTATAGAGTCTATATGAGTTCTGGCAAGATCCAAATGATCCCGATTGCTATGTATATCTATCACACAACACCATACAGGTAATCCTGTTCTCGCACACAAAGTTGAAACTACTGCAGAGTCTATCCCACCAGATACACCTACTACCAGTGATTTGATATTGTTGGTTGTTGCATAGTCACGTATCCAGTTCGTGATATCATCTGCTAGTTTGCTGTAGTCTGTTATTCTGTTCATATATCAGTCGTTTGTGTCTCATTTTTCGTTTGTAATTCCTCTGTAGTTTCAGCACATATAGATTGTACTTTGTAGCAATAAATCCTATCATATACTTATCTTGTATGCATTATCTACTACTCCATATATCACTCTGTCTCCGTACTGTTCAAGTTCCGGTTTCACTTGGATAAGTACGTTATCGCTCTCGTCTATAGCTACTGAGTATCCCATGTGTAACAACTTCAGACAAAGTTTGTACTGTTGGCTCTCTACTAACATATCTACACCTCGTTTGTAGGTAAGTTGTGTGAACTGGAAAGGTACTTCTTTGTTTGGGTTTTGTGCTATAAAGTATCGTGTCAGGTACTCAGAGTGAAAGTCGTTTGTGTTGTCTACTGCAGAAGGTATACGTGCTTTGATACCAAGATCTTCCATGTACACACCTAAAGCTCTCATGTCTCTGGGTAAACATGGTCCACCGTATCCAAAACCATAGTTGAGATACTTATAACCTATCCGTGTATCTGAACCTATAGCTTGTAGTATAGTAGGTACTTCAGGTTCTAAGTTAGAGTTGATAGCTATCTCACCTATCATGTTTGCGTAAGCTATCTTCATGGTTAGAAAACAGTTGATGGAGATCTTGGTTATCTCGGCAGCAGTTGGTGACATCCTGGATATCAGTGGTTCTTTAGTCATGATAGTTCTATAGATAGCTTGTAAGGAGTGATAAGTACTGTCTTCAGACACTCCCATCAGAACCATATCTGCGTTTCTCAAACCGTCTACTATGGAACCTTGTGCTATAAACTCCGGGTTATAAGCTACTTTCATACCTGTAGACTCTAACATAGCTGCTACAGTCTGTGTATAACCCGGCATAGTGGTACAACCGATAACCAGTACTTTGTTGTCCATCTGCAGACCTTGTACGTGAAGTCTCTGTATATCCGCTACTACACTTTCTATAGCACTGTGGTCATAAGAACCATCAGGTAAAGAAGGTGTGGCTACAAAGCAGAAAAGTATATCACAGGTGTTTACTACATTGAACAAGTTAGCTTCTGCTCTAAACCTCTGATAGGTTTGTAGATACTGGTTGATATAAGGTTCTGAGCAAGTGTAAGTTCTCTCGTTCAAAGAGTGTACATAGTCCAGTCGGTTATCACAACCTATAACTGTATAACCTGACTCTTCTGCAAGTAGTGCAAAAGATAGTCCAAGTTTGCCGATACCGATAACTCCTAAGTTCTTTGACATGTGTCTATATATAAGTGTGTGATGTTGTTTTGTATAGTTTGTTCCGTTAGCTTGTAACTTACTGTTGAAAGCCCCTCGTTAAAGTCTCTTGGTTGATGTACCAGTTTCCAGTTATGTTGGTAGTCTTCTGACTTCCAGAACTCACTACCTATGGATATGTCTGGCTTAGGATGTGCGAAACACTCAAACCTTCCCATCTTAACCCCTGGCTGTAAACCTTTCTCTACAAAACTGTTTCTGAAACTGCAGTCCTCTCCCCCATAACCTTTGAACTGGTTAGAGAAACCGTTCACAAGTTCGTAGTGTTCTTTACTGCAGGTAAGTACTCCACCAAAGAAAGTAGGAAACTGTAACTGATAGTTAAACTGTGAAGCTGCTCCAGCTATCATACAGGGTACTTCTGTAAAGCTATAGTCTACTTCATCCCATGCAGGTATAAAGTCTACATCGTGTAGTATCAGATAGTCATACTTATAACCGAGTTCTTTAAACCCAACGTTGTACAACAGACCTTTGTTCCATGTGGAACTATCCAACTGCTCACAGATACAGACATCGAACTGAGGCCAGTACTTTTGTAACTGGGATAACAAACAAGATAGATGTGTTGCTCTATCTCTATACGTGATGACTATCAGCCCTTGTTTTTCCACTTCAGATAGTGTTGTTTAGTTGTTGATACCTTTGGATCTGCGTGTTCAAAGTAGTAAGTCTGCTCTTCTGTTAACTTCTCAAAGTCCATGTACCAGTCAAGATGTTGTATAGACCAGTCAGCTAACCTCACAGCCTGGTACTGAAAAGGTTTGTTTGGTCTCACTACACAGAGAGTGGTGTCTACAGGTGCCGAGTATGTAGTATATCTTGGATGGGGTAACCTGTTCTTCCAGTAGTTACTCTCTATCGGTTCTATGATCTTGAACAAGTGAGGGTTTGTTATGTCTTTGTACTTTATAGCCAAACCAACTTTATCTGTTCTGAAGTCCTTAGCTACAGTTATCATCTGCTCTATAAAACCTTTTGGTGTATCTGGAGACAAAGCTATATCGGAGTCTGTAACTGCAACCCACTCATGTTCTGAAAACAAGTTACGTAACAGGTTTTTCTCCCACAAAGTTTTGTGTCCGGTGTTCTCTGACTGTATAAGAGTGAAGTTTTTGTTGTCTTTGTACCAAGACAGGAGAGTCGGATAACTACTATCCATATCTAAGATATACAAGTTTGTGTAACCTAGTAAGAGTAACTGATCAACTAACTTCTCTGTACAAGAAAGTCGGTCACGATTTATAAGTATACATGGTATGTTCTTCATAAGTCTATCCGTATTGCAAGTGAACCAAAAGAAAAGTTTACCCAGTAGTGTCCAGAAACTATTGCATAGATAGTTCCAGTTTCCTGACTTCCATCATCAGCTTTTATAGTTATAGTATCTCCTACTTCTTTCATAGTTTCTAGTTATGACATGTCAGGATTGCTCCGAGTTTTATAGGTTGTTTACTTATATATCCTGACTTCAGTACCTCTTCTACAAAAGCCCAGTCTCCACAATACACATCGCCTCTTTTTATACCTACCTTCTTAGCTATCCATGTCTTTAAAGCAAACTGACCCCAGTCACACTTACTCCATGCAAGTTGACCATCCAACTTCAGACAAGGTCCTACTAAGTGGTTGATGCTATCCCATACCATTATCTGCGGGTCATGTTTTACTATAGTCTCGTTGATATACTTCACGGCTTGGGGTAGCCAGTAGTCTTGTATAGAAGTTTGTACTATATAAGATGTGGTACAGGTATCTATAGCTCTCTGTCGGTTAGCAGTACCCCAGTTACCTTCATCTACAGCACTCTCCATGTAGATAAGTCTTTCGTCATGGTAACTCTCTACCCATTCTTTCATCCTTTCGTTTGGACCATTATGATATACGATAGCTTTCCAGTTAGTGTCTATCTGACTGAGCATAGAGTCTATGAAGGGTCTGTTATGTCTTACCTCGTTGTGACAGACAGCTATAAAAGTTACTAGTGGTTCACTCATCGTCAAGTTGTTCTCCGGTTACGGGATGTTTATCCTTCAGTGTTATCATCGTCTTCTTGTTTTTTATCTATGTACCCTGGTCGCTGGAAATACGGTATTTTTACATTGCCTCGGACTTTGGCTTGTTCTTCTTTTACTTCGTTATCCATCTTCTTGTAGATGTCATGATAGTCTCCAAGCTTGCTCATAAACCTGTCTATCAACATACCATTAGTGTCCTTACCGTCTGTTATCTCGCTATCTGCCAGGTATATACCAACCTTATCCAGCATCTTCTTGGCACCTCTCCAGGATCGTAGTGTAGGTGTCTCGTACATCTTCTCACACCACTTTCTTGTCTCTTCTATAACCTTATCGTCAAGAGAGAAAGATGGTCCAAGGTCTGCTATGATAACCTCTTCTCTCATATCTTCAGGTTGGTTGACATATGGGTTCATAGTACTATCAGGACATGTAGTGTAGAACAAGTAACTATATATCTCCAGGTACTGATCTGGGTATAGTTCCATGATCTTCTTTAGCCGAGGTATGACATACACATGCTCACTTGGGATCACTTTACCTCCACTTATGTCAAACAGTTTTATCACTTATATCGTTTTAAAAGTTTCTCTATACGGTTTATACATCTCTGTTCTCTTTCTGCAGTATCACTTTGCATCTTAACATAGACATCGTGACTTGGAGAACCTATACATATACCATGATGTGTTGCATAGATAGCGTTATCTCTCATGATGATATGGAACTGTATAGCTGCTCTTAGTCTGTATCTTGCTATCATGTTCATACTATAAAGTACTATATAACTGTTGTCTTACTAAGTTCCACCTTACAAGGTTGTACTCTTCTCTTATCCAACTTGCTAACTGTAAACCCATATCTTTTGTCCACTGTGGTTCTTTCACACACTTTCTGATATAGTCTATCCAGTCAGATGACTTTTCTACAAACATGATCCCTTCACAAGGTCTAAGGTCAGAATATGGAGCTACTGCAGAACATATGATCGGCAGTTCTCTTGAGCTTGCTTCAAGAACTTTTAAGTTGCTCTTGAACGAGTTCCAGGTGTTTTCTACCAGAGGTGCAAGTACTACATCTGCCTGATCATAACAACTTATATACTTGTTTACAGGTTCTGAATTTATAACTTTGTAACTATTGGTCTGTTTAAAGATACTTACCATATCGTCATAGAGGCCATGTATATCTTTGGTTGTAAAGTTACTATTTCTCTGTTCGTAGTCCTGTTTGGTTTTGTATAACTTCTGTTTCTCTTTCTCGTATCCGGCAAGTACGAACTCTGCTCTCTGTACTAAGTAGGGGTCAGTGCCTATGCGTTGAAACTTCCCCTTTAGTAGTTCTACATCAGGTAAGTGACTAACCCCTCCGGCATAGAGAAACACCATCTTATCGTTTGGTTCCCTGATACCCTGCTGGTATAACCCATGACCGAAGGGGAGAGCGTTTGGTATAACTACTGTGTTCTTGTTGAACTTCCTGATAACTTCCTGCAGTCTCATAGATGTGCAAGTAACTACATCTGCCAGTCTCATGTGTTCTTCAGTTAGTTCAGAGTTACTCTTGGTTTGTCCTGGTTCTGTACAAGTCATCCACTGTTGGTAGTGAGCATGTCCGGGAGGAAGTATCCAGTGATCGTCTACGTCTACCACTATCTTCATGCCGTTCTTCTTCAGGTGCTTTAAACGTTCTATAGTAGTAGCTATAAGTTTGTTGTAGATAAGTATGTCACAGTCTATCTTCAGTTCATCGTGAGCTATCCATAGCATCTCTATAGAGTTGTTCTTACACCACTCTATATCTTTCTGTAGATATATAGCTGGTAGAACACATCTGAACCAGTCGCAACCCTGCTTATGTCTTGCTACTACTTGTATCCTCATCAGTCCTTTTGTTTTGTTTTAAGCCACTCTAAAACTGCTTTGACCTCTTTCAGTAAGTATGGGAGTTGGACAAGTTCTATCTCTTTAACTACGGGGTCTCCGTTGATATGTCTAAGAACAATGGGATAGCCAAACTTATCTTCTCCTTCCAAAACAAACTTTATATGTTCTACAGCTAAGTCTACATGTGTAAGTCTTGGGTTATGTCTCTGTATACAGTAAGCATAGAGAGAAAGTTGTAAAGCATAGTGCCAGTACTCACAGTCTCCAAGATGTTTTACCGGACCAGTCATCATCTTCTCTCCAGACCAACTACTCTCAAAACCTTTTCTTTTGATCTCTTTGGAAGTTTTGTAGTCTCGTATCCTCAGTGAGTGTTCTTTAACCTCAACATAGTCACTCTGTCCACAGATACCTGCAGTGTCAAGATAGACTAAGTGTTCAGGGTATATACCATCTTCAAGTTTCTGATCACGGGATATCTTTATACCATCTTCAACTATTGGAGGTCTTACTCCCCACATCAACTGGTTATCAGGCTCACAAAGTTCTCTTTCCCGTTTGTTGTGATACCAGTTTCCGAGTTCCTGGCTACGTTTACCTTCTCCATCCCAAGCAGCAAGTATCTGTTCTTGTGTCATACCCCACCATTTGTTCGGGTACTTGTCTGTAGGTTTTCTCAGAGCACACTTCCAAGCAGTATCTTCTCTCTTAAACGGTTCATGCAACATCCCAACTATCGCAGTGATAGAAGTCCACTTTCTGTCTGGTTGATCAGGAGAAAAGTATAGATGGTTTTGTTCTTGAAACTTTAGCACTACTTATCGTTTAGTTCTTTCCAAAGGTTATACTCAGTTACGTCTATCAACTTCCAGTTCACTAACCAGACTTCCCACTTCATTTGTTTTTTCGTTTCACTTAACCATAGAAACGGATGTATATCTATAACAGTTTCTTTTTCACGGTACATCTGTATACCAACTCTATCGTAGTGTATCCACCAGTACTTCTTTGGTTCCATAACTACCTATTTTTAAACTGCTCTGTGTACTCCTTTGACTTTATCAGATCGTCCTGGTCTTTTGTCATCATCACATCCCACAAAGGATCTAGCCCCATATCTATACCTTGCTCCTGTAACTCTTTGATCTGTACCCTACAACTATCTATATCTTGTATGTTTGTCTCAGGTCGTAGTTCTTTCAACTTCAGTATCTGTTTGTCAAGAAGAGCACACCAACAAAACGTACATGCAGCTTTAGCATTTATGTTACAGTGACAAATAGAACAAGCTGGTTGACCTGGTATCATAGATGTCTCCGGTTTACCATCCTTGTCATAGGATCCACAGACATTACTCTCACAGATAGTCTTTCTCCTAAGTGCTTCAGCTTCTATCTCTGGTTTACAACCTATGTACACGTTCCAGAAACCATCTGCTATCTGTGCTCTGTTATCCCATGCAAGTTTTAGTTTCTCTCTCCAGATCATGACTTTCTTAGGTTTTTAACTAACTTGTGTGCTTTACGTATCTCTATGCAAGTATCTATCATCTTGTCCATAAGTGCAGCGTTCTCTTTCTTGGTATAGTACTGTGTAGTTTTATCCTTACCTGTCTTGTCAAAGTCCTTAGTCCACTTTATAGCTCCTGCTCTTCCTTTCTTTAGCTTCGGTACTGAGGGTTTCATGTAACCTAGTCCGTTGATAGATACGTTTGGATGTTGTAACTTACTGCAGACTGTCCGGATATCCCTGTAGTAGAACGTGAGCATATCTAACATATGTGCTCTCGGTATACCTTTCTTGTCAGCAAACTCATTACCCAACTCAGTTGCTTTCCTTGGAACCATTTGCTATATAGTTGCTAAGTTTTATATCCACTAACACCGTCCCCTCTACCTGTATACCCATCTCCGGGTTTAACTTAACCATCTTTCTGTAGTGTCCTTCTTTAACTACTAACCCTTTAGTTTCTAAGTGATCGAGTATAGTCCTTGAACTTTCTGTAGAGTAACTTAGACCTTTCTCTACTACATGATCACAGAACTTCTTCAGGTCCCACGTACCACCGGTTATAGCCATCTCCACTGTGTACTTCTCTTCCATCTCAGTTAACTGGATAGACTTTAGATAACAGTGTACACGTAACTGAAAGAGTATGATACTTGCTAGTTCCATACCACCTATAACCCGCTTATATGTATTAAGTGTTACTTGTTCCACTTCTGATAGTCTTCACTTGTTAGTACACAAACAACTCCGTCTTTACACTTTACTATATAGTCCCCAGGGTTCATACTTACATCACTCTTCCTGTCTCCGTTAGGAACCTGGAAAGTTATAGTAGTTATACCTTCAGGTAACTCCATAGGTCCCGCAGTCTCTATATCCTTACCTTGTACAAGAGCGTTTATCTGCCCTACTACTTTCGGATCAGGTGTATATAGTATAACAAGTTCTAAACCAGTCTTCAGAGAAACTTCTTGTAGAGCTTGTTCTTTCTCTTTGTGCATCTGTACGACCTGTTGGATGTCTACCTGTTTCCGGGTAAGATAGTCCTGTGCCTGGGTTTCGTTTACTGCCAGTTCTAAACCAGCAAGACCTTGTATCACAAGTTGTCCTTCTGCGTTACGTACAGGTTTCCTTCCAGCCATAACAGCAGCTTTATCTATCCTTACCATAAGCTCCCACTTCTTTGGGCACTCAGGTAAAGTGCTGATGTCTACCTGACCCAACATAACCTTGGCTTCCATCTGACGAAGAGTTAACTCTTCTCCTTCAACCATAAGACGGTTATACTCACTGACAAGACGGAGATCGTCTATCTCAGCTTTCATCTTTGCAACCATCTCAGACTGTTGAGCTTTCCACTCTTCGTAAGAAGGTTGTCCGGGTATAGACATTTCTGTTACAGGAGGAGGACCTTGTTCGTACTGAGTCTCTATATCAGTTTCTGTCTTACCTAGTCCCATCATTGGTATTTCCATCGTCTTAGTGTTTTAAACTTTTAAAGTTGTTTGATGTAACAAAAGTATAAAGTGCATCTGATAAAACCAAGTGTTTGTAAAAGTTTATTTTTGCACATAAAAAAAGAGTACCCTGGTGGATACTCTCTTCTCTTTAAAAGGCTGTATGTGGCTTAACACATCTTCCCGCCTTTCTTCATCATCTTTCCACCTTTCTTCATAGAAGCAGGTGTCTTTGGTGGAGCTACCGGAACTTTCTTTACTGCTTTAGCAGTGTCTCCAGCCATCTGTTTTGGTTTTGGACTTGTTGCCATGTTGTTTAGTTTTTTTGTTAACAAAGATGCAAGGTATAAACTATATATGAAAAGAACAAAACTTTTTTATGCAAGTAGTATAGAAGAGGGTTGTACCAACTTATCTCTAAGCTCTTTTGCAGTTTGTTCTACAGCATTGTCTACTATATATCCGCGTATAGAGTACTCTGGTAGTATCACATAGATAACATCATCGTCAGTAGTCTTACCAGTCTTGTTGATCTCACGTATCATACCATCTCCTTCATGCCAATAAAAGTATACATGTTGTCCAACTTTTGTCTCTGTAACTGCGCTGCCTACACACATCACTTCTCCTTTAGAGAGTGTTGTCCTACGTCTTAGTTCAGCAGTCTTCTCCGGGAAGTACACCCCACCTTTGGTCTTTATAGCATAGTCATTAGTTGGTTTGATAACTGTCCTCTGCCCCGATACCTGGAAGTTACTGATATCCGATATTTCTGGTAACATCGAAGGGTCCATCTGTGGTTCTTTTTCGTTTGCCATTTTTATACTGTTAGTTTAGTTCAATGCAAATCTATACAATAGTATTGAAACTTACAACTGTTAATCCTAATAAGTTTACTACATAAGTGTATAAATAAGAGTTATCCGATAAGTACTTTGTGTAGTCATTTATAATATTGTTTGGATCTGAGCCATCGTCTGTTAGTAAACACGATCCGTCATTTACATAAGCACCATTAACATCTGTCAACTTCCAGACAGCGTATATAGATAACTCTGTAGGATCTCTTGTAGTTACCTCTAATTCGGTAGCTATCTTTGTGGGATCATTGGTTTGTGCTATTGCTTGTATTTGCATATTAATAAATTTCTTCAAATATGTGGAGAATACCTATTGATGTTACACCAACAGATGCAGAACCTGAATTTACAGCCATGTGAAAGTACATTAGAGTACCTGCTGCCGGCATCTTAGCAGAGTTTGATGAACTAAATGTTGTCACAGCTGACTTTGTAAATCTTTCTAGTGTTACATAGGATGTTGTACCAGAAGGTAAAATTATTATTGTAACTCTATATTCATCATTAGCAGTTGGTGTTATTCCCGTATTTACTTTTGTAGCTGTACCTGCACTACCGTTAAACATTATCTGTAAAGTAGTATCTGCAACATCCTTACCAACACCAATTATGTTGGTATATGTGGAAGGGTCAACTGTTGTTCCTAATGCACTAGCAGAAGATGCGTATCCTACAAACACTCTATTAGCAGAAGTATATTGTGGAAGGTTAAATTTACCAACCCATTTTGAACCACCTCCATATGTATTATTACCAATCATTGATGCCCTGGCAGTAGAACTAAAATATAACTCTGCTTGAGAATTATTTCCTGAACCCGTAGGATATTTCAAGTACATATGATTAGGAACAAGATTAGTAGAATCATAAGTTCTCGTAGAAGCTACTGGTGTTCCTGAAAATCCTAATGCCTGATTGTATATACCTCCTTGTGTAGCAGTGGTAACTACTCCACTAAGATCCCAACTACCCCATTGATTTTGCCCTAAAGAGTTTTGCAGTATACTTTCTATTCCTATAGACGGTACTACATGCAGCTCATCTATTCCTGTTTGGTTATTACTATATACTTTTAGTGATCCTGATATAGCATTTGTAGCTCCGGAAGTACTAACTAAGGACAGATTGCCGTCCGTAGCAATGTTAGTTAGAGCAGCTCCTCCAAAAGTACCCGCATTGTTATACTGAACCTGTGTAGATGATCCTCCAGGAGTTATAGATGAACCTGATGTTTGTGCCCATATACCATCACCTCTCCAGAACGTTGTAGCTCCCGCACTACTGCCAGAGTTAAGGTTTGTAACAGGTAAGTTTCCAGTAACATCTGCAGCAAGGTTGACCTGGGACCAAGATAGGTTACCACTTGGATTACCGTGTAGTACCTGCGTTGTTGCTCCTTCAGAACCAAAAGGACCCACAGCTAAGATAGGTATAAAGAAAGAAGGTGTTGTACTGGCAGATGTTTGGTTACCAAAGATAGTCTTAGCTCCTGCAGAAGAAAGATTGAAAGTAAGTGCAGGGTTTGTAGTAGGATTTGCTATAGTTGTAGTAAATAAAGGTACAAGATTACCAGATGAGAAACTGGCAACTGTTCCAGTACTGGAAGGAAGATCTCCAGCAACTATAGCTCTAAAGGTAGGTTGTGCTGTAGAACCACTGACAGGTCCTGCAAAAAAAGTGTTTGCTGTTTGTGTCTGAAGTGTTCCAGTAAGTGTACCTGAAGAAGTAACAGGTGATCCGGATATAGAGAACACAGAACTTGGTAAGAGTAAACTTACAGAAGTAACTGTACCTGATGTAGTACTATATATAGTACTGTCAAGAGTACCATCCCCTTTTACAAACTGAGAGGAAGTACCTCCAGATGTAACAAACTTTGTAGCTGTTATAGGACCAGAATAGATAAGAGCAGTTGTACCCCATTGTACATTGGCAGGTATATAGAAGTGATAGTCCCATGCTCCATTTGGTGTAGATGCTGCTATCTCAAAAACTTCTATAGCACCTCCTGCAGGACAAGTCGCTATGGTAATACCTCCATTATTAGTTACTGTTAGAACACCTGTACTGTTATTGTTGAAAGTGAACCTTGCCCCTATGGACAGTGTTGTTGCATCTGGTAGTTGAAATGTCTGGTTAGCTGAACCTGTGAGATTTTGTAACCGGGTAGATGCTGCTGTAAGTATAGTAGTACTTCCTGCAGATACAACATTAGTTCCCTTAGATGTAAAGTTATTGGCAAAGGCATTTTGGTTAGCGTCTCTATATACAAGACTGTTTACAGCACTTACAGCAGAGTAAGACAGGGCACTAAATGGCGAACCTGAACCGGAACCAACATTAGCTAGTACAGAGTTAGCTGCTATAGGTGCCAGGTAGATGGATGTACCAGATACAGTTACACCTGATGTACCAGTATAAGTAGTACTGGAAGGAGTTGCCCAGGTTCCGTCCCCACGCCAGAAAGTTGTAGCGTTTGCACTTGTACCACTGTTAAAGTCGTTGACTGTTAAAGCTCTCCACAAGGGTATGCCAGAAGAACCATTAGGACTGGCAAAGAACAAGTTCTGGTTCTCAGCTATAGGTGAGAAGGTAAGGTATGGAGTTGTAGTTGGGTTACTGACACTTGTGGTGAAGAGTGTGGATAGACCAGATGTGTTGAAAGAGGTTACAGTACCAGATGTCTGGCTTGTACTACCAGAAGTAGAAACTGTAAAGTTTGGGTAAGTACCAGTAACAGATATACCAGGACCTTGGTTGAGTACTACAGTACGATCAGGTAATGTGTTCTGCAGTAGGAAAGTTCCAGAAGATGTTACAGGTCCACCAGATACAGATAGGCCAGAACCAGATGTTTGGATGTTCACGTAAGTAACTGTTCCGGTCCCACCACCAGTTCCACCGGATGTGTTACCATAGTTACAAACAAGATCTTTACCTATCCACAACCACTTACCGTTACTGTACACAACGTTAAACCCGGTAGCCCAGTTAAAAGGCCCCCAACCAAGATCACAGATACCAGGTGTAGAAACTGTGTAGACAGTACCAGCAGTACCAACTCCTGCAGTAAGATGTGTTCCAAGAGATGTTGTGTTTGTGTTCGGGTTCCAGGTTCCGGCTAAAGTAAAGGTTGGAAAGATAAGAGAGAAGTCTATCTCTCCGTTAGAACCAGGCCATACCCACTGACCGTTTGTATATAAGATAACTTGCCCTTGCTGATAGTTAAAGAACCCATGTCCAAGGTTCTGTGTACCACTTGTCCAGCAGGTATAGCAGTCTCCAGTAGTACCAGTACCGTCAGCAAGGTGTATACCGGTAGAGGTCAAGTTGGTTTGTGCGTTCCAGACACCAAGCAGTTGAAAAGACATCAGACAAAGTTAGGAGATAAAAACCAAAAACCCCAGTAGAGACTGAGGTTGATGTGTGTAGCCTATGAGAAAACGTTTAAGGTGCAGGAGTAACTGCTGCGTTCAGTGTAGTCGTAGCGTCAGTTATAGCCGTTACGATCTGATCTCCCTGTGCAGGAGTGATAGAGCCTGTCAAAGCTGCAGTAGCTCCGTTAACTGCTGTTGTAAGGTTACCAAGTGCTGTAGTGATGTCTGTAAAAGTTGCCATTTTATGTTTGTTTGAGTGGTGACGTAAGTAAGCTATATAACCCAGTGTTCCAGCTATAGAGAAGAGCAGTATGTTAGTTAAATTTATCTGCATGGGTCAAAGATACAAAGTAAAGTAACACTACCAACAAAAAGTTTATGTTACCTGATCCGTACAGAACCTAAAGTTCCCAGTACACCAAAAGCCTGGAGTAACCAAAGTATCAGAACAAGGACGACTACAAAGTACAAGATGTTCTTGATAGTAGCATCCATAGGTATAAAGCGGTTTATTGCCCACAGAAGGACACCAACAAGAACTATAACGAGGATAAGTGTAAGTACAGACATAAAGAGTGTTTAGAGTAGTTGTACAAAAACTATACCGTGAAAAAAGTTCGCTCTACCACTTGCACAGATGGAAGTGTTGTTGTATCTTGTGTGCTATGGGTATAGTTGTTCTTGCAGTAGTTTGTTTTCTTATATGGTTACTTAAACCACATGAGGTAGATAGGTCTCTGAAAACTCCGGTTAAAGCTACTTTTCAGGAACCCGTAGTGAAGTTGTCTAAACCTGCACCACCTGTAGACAAGACCTCTTACGAGTACAAGAAAGCTATACACGAACAGATAGATGAGTTCTTAGGTTGCACAACTACAGTGTGGAAAAAGCTACCAGATAACAAGTACAGACCTCGTCCTGATCTGCAGTGGTTTGATAGTAACTTTGGAGATACACTCAAACCTTCTGTACCTGAACAGATGATCATAGATGAACTGCAGAAGTATGATATCAAGTGGGAAAGAGAGATAAGCTTTCCAGGTCTCCGGCTCTCTACAGGTGGTTGGGGTCGCTTTGACTTCTGGTTGCCAGATCACAACACCATAGTTGAGTACGACAGCTTCTACCACGACAGGCCTGATAGGAAAGAAGTAGACAAGATCAAGACTAAGTTCTGTGTAGATAACGATATCAACTTAGTTCGTTTTGATAAGTTCCACTATCACCGTATGGCTAAACATATAGCAGACTTGATGAGAGAACTATGTGTAAGTCCTTTGTGATACTCTCTGCTAAGAAAACAACCACTCTGATAGTTTCAGTTCCACTTCTCTCAGCTCTTTCTCAGTATTGAACTTTATCCGTATATGTTCGTCTGTAGATAGGTAAGTTATAACAAGTGTCCACATCTGACTATCCTCTATCCAAGAACTCTCCATGGAACAGATACGATCTTTTCTAACCTGCAGACGTATCTTCTGATAAACCCCCTCCTTTGGTACTACCCATCCCTTAGACTCATCTTCATCATCAGGGAACTTATCCATGTAAGCTTCAAAGTCATAAATCAGATACGTACTATGTAGTTCTAAACTATGTATAAGAGGTTCAGCTATCTTGTCATACTTCAGACTAAACAACGGTAACTCTATCTGTATAGCTAACCTCTCATCTATAGTCATATAACACAAAGATACAAACAGAGTTCACATATAAAAACTTTTTCCCCAAAAACTTCCTGGCTATTTTTTGTTTGTGTTCGTGAGTGGTTAGGAGTACCCTACTCGTTTCATGTTCATTTACCAAAAGCGGGGGAACCCCGGTAGTTAAACCATTGTTAACATCTTAAAAACAATACTTATGGAAGGCTTCACTTCATCTGAAAAGCAAACATTGAGCCAAATGGCTAATGAACAACTGTCTACTGATAACCTGTTAGACTGGTCAGAGGCAATACCTGTATGCAAATGCCAAATGGATTGTCCTAATCCAGCAGTACAGTATATTGGTAGCTATGCCATGTGTAATCACCATGCTGATATAGCAATGCTTGCAGCACATTAAATCTATTCCTCATCTTCTAAATATATATCAGCAATGAAAGAGTTAATCCAGCAGTATAAAAAGGCTTCAGCACTTGTAGCCAATCTACGTAACCAGTTAGAGAAATCATCAGACGGTTACATCTACCTCACATGCCTTAGGTGTTATGGTAGTATCCAGTATTATACATATAACAATGAGTTTGTTGTACAACAGTTGTGTGATGAGTACTATGGTGAGAATGGTATTGTTGATGTGTATACCAGTAATCCGAACAATTCCATCCAGACATATGGTGATGTCACAGTTATGTCCATAGAGGAAATCCAAGCTAAGGCTACTGATAACATCAGCATGTCCAGAGCCATCAATAACTGGATAGCCCATATAGCTGGTTAAAGATAAACAGGGTAAGCCGAAAACCTGTAACAGAGTAGGCATTTCTTTTATACTAAAAACAATTCTTATGAGCACAGCAGCTAATGTTGCAGCAAGACAGTCACTTAGTGACACACAGTTAAAGGCTAACCGTTCAGCCATCCGCAGGTATCTTGCAGAGAAGACGGCTATGTATGGTGACGGTGCAGTAATCCTGTTACCGGAGTTTGTGGAAGACCCTTCAGGAGCATGGACTCCAGTACAGGGTAATGGTGCACGTATCCAACCGGGTACAAATGGTAAAGAAGTTGCATTTATGCGGCTTGGTGTTATGGATTTATCGGACAGCGGGAAACCTGTTCCGGTATATACCAATGTGTTTGGTGATGACGGGGATGATATCGAAACCCGTTTGGTACTGTTAGGTGCTAAGGTAGGTGAACCCGTTAAACGTGTTCGGGTATGTGTACATGAAAGTACGATACCTTTCAGCAAGACTAACCCAGGTCGTGACCTGAAGAAGACACCAGACGGTATCCAGTTGCTGAAGTATGAACCAAATGCCCAGGGTGAGGCAGTAGCAACTCCGATATATCGTAGGGTTATGGCACATTTTGCCAACAACAACGGTGTTTATAAGCCCGAAGCTATGGACAGCTATGTAGCACATGACAACAAACAGCAGCTGTCTGATGCATGGTTTGCACGTAACAAGGCGTTTACACCAGCCGTTACTTCAGCAGCACCTGTTGTAGCGTAAACAGTTGAGAGATAGAGGGTTATCCGTTAAGGGTAACTCTCTACACTCTTATCGTTAAAGGTTAACAAACAAAACATCAGTTCATATCTAAAACAACCAAAGATGAAAAAGATTATATCGTTCTCAGCCAGGACCTACGTACAGCTTATAGCTGCTTACCAACTGCTCCGTAACAGGTATCGTAGGAGTGTTTCTTTTACTATGATACCACTTGGAGCAGGACTGTTCAAAGGTCACTTCAAAGTAGCATAGAGTAGTATTCCTTGTTATGTATAAAGAGTTTATAGAGAGTATCCTACAAGTTAGGGTGCTCTCTATACTTCTCTAAGTTGTGGTGAGTTACGTATAAGCTGGTTTTACTATAGGTCAAATGTTATCGCCTATAGCGGGGTTGACACCAAAAAACACCCACTCTCAAGGTCATATTGCGGCACCGAAGATATATAACTGCTACTTTGTGTGTGAAAGAGGGGATTTGAGGGTATTATACTACTCCACATAACAGTATTTTCTCTCTTTTTTGTCGCAAACTGACCTTACTGGTGTCCTTTTGACCTACTTATAGTGCTATCTGTACTACTGTTAGCTTGGTAGAGTGGTGTATGGTTATGCTCTCTTGTAGGGTTATGGTGTATCTTCAGGGTATATTGGTTGGTTTTGTGGTGTTTCTGCAGTGGTTTTGTATAGCTTATGGTTATCTCTGTAGTAGTTTGAAGGGTATAGTTGTTGTTTCTTGTAGTGTGTGTAGTTGTTTTTAAGTTCATATGTTTATAGTGTGGGCCTACTTCAGTGGCTACTAGGTTATGTTGTATAAGTTACAAGTTACGTGTCATCACACAGATAGACCTTGGTGGATTACTATCAATGCTACTTCAGATACTGAAGCAAGGACAAAAGCATATGCCAATAACCCGAACTATCAGATACTCTGCTGTAAAGAGTGGGATGGTGAGGAAGGGTCTTACTATAACTAGTAGTTGTTTTAAGTTAGTTTTACCTGTAGTAGAGGATAGAAGGGTAGTAGTATAGATAGGTGGTGTGGGTGAGGTCAAGCAAGATGCAACAGATGCTCCGTTATAGTGAATAAACGGCACGAAGGATAGTGCATATGTACATGCTGTAACAGGCTGAAGTACGGTTGGGCTACTGATAGGGTCAAGTTCATAGCTAAAGTTGTTGTAGGTGCCGAATCCTACTCTCACTCACATCATCTACCTGTAGTTACTACTCTCTCTCTTCAGGGTAGTTTATAAGTGTTTAAGTACAGGGTCTACAGCAGGGTAATGCCGCGTCTGTAGATATTATGTTTTTGTTTATGTTTAAGCTGCTGTCGTCTAAGTCAGCCAAGATAAGAGAGTTTGTTGGAACGTGGTCACAGTTCGAAGATCAGTACCCTACAGCACTTCTCGTGTACGTTCCTTCTCCAGTTGAGGAGTAGTAACACACCTTGTTCGTTTAAGTAACATCTGCATGGATATAGTTCTGTGCAGGTGTTTTTCGTTTCACACAAAGTTAAAAAGTCTAGATATATGAAACTCAGCTACAGTAAGTTAGAGATGTTTCTGACCGAGTACAAAGAAGGTCAACAGGCAGAGTATGGTGATGATAAAGTTGCTGAAAGGCTCAGTATAGACTCTACAGAACATGGTAATGGTGCGTTTCTGGACATCTGTAAATGGGATGAAGACCTGGAAAGAGAGCTACATGTAGGTATAGATAGTCTACAGGCAAAACAGTTGGCAAACTTTCTCCTAAGCCATATAGAGTAAGTTCGATGTTCTGCTCTATACACCCTTTCTACAGAAGTGAAGCGTTATCCAAGATAAGTTAACCAGTTAAAACACAAAAACATGCAAGACACAAAGCAACTGAGTGAAGCTCTCAGACAAATGCAAGACAGGGTCATAGGTTTGTTCCGGCCCAGGTTTTACCCTGCAGATCAGTATATACCAGTTATCAGCGATACAGATAACGTTCTGGTTTGTGTAGAAGTAGGTACTCTGTTAGGTCTACAGGAACTGACTATAGGCAAAGAAAGTGGTCGATATGTAGAGTTTCCGAAGACAAGACCTGCCTATGACAGAGTTGAGCCAAAAGCACAGACACTGTCAGACATGATGAAAGACCCTGTAGAGTTCCACAACTGGTATCAGCAGAGGGTTTATACTAGCAAGTAACTACCTGAAGAAGTATAGCTATACCCAGAACACAACAACCTGTAGAAGAAACACGAAACCCTGCTAGAAACAACTCTCTGCAGGTAGTAGTTATATCTGGTGGGTTAACTGGCTGTAGATAGTTGTCAGTAGGTTGACAGTGCTAAAAACTGCTGAAACCTATACCTATGGCTGCTATGAAGAGTGTTTACGTAGGTCGTACTTTATCGTAGTAACAAGAAGGGCGGAAAAGTGTTGTATGGTAAAAAGTAGTTGTATGACAGTACAGACAAGGGTTTCAGAGGACAAAGTTGTCAGGATCGGTGTCAACTGGTTGACAGTTTCAAAAACAAGATAAAAGTAGTCAAAAATTTGACAAGTTGAAAAAGAGTTTGTAACTTTGTCAAAAGACTGACACATGAAGAAACGACAAGAGATAGACCAAACCAAGCTGATAAACAACCCGTTTGCCAGTAAACTGTGTATAGAAGCTACTGCTGTTGTAGAGAGTAAGATGTTCGTCAGAGATGAGAAAACAGGTGAAGATATACCTGTAGAACGTTTGGTAGAAAAAGCTAAGTCAACACGGATATACCAGTCAGCAGGGTGTAAAGACAGGGTCTATAACTTATCAGCAGCAGCTAAGTCTCTCTATCTATATCTACTCTATAACGTGGAAGTCAACAAAGACTGGATATATCTGAACCGTGAGTGGTACATGAAGAAGAACACTATAAAGTCTATAAACACGTACAAAGAGGCTATGAAGGAACTCTGCAGATATGAGTTTATGACACCTACAGCAGAGTACAAAGATGTGTTTTGGATAAACCCGCAGTTGTTCTTTAACGGTAACCGGATAAGAAAGTACCCAAAGAGAGTGGTAGTAGGAGAAAGCAAATGGGTTAAAAACGACTAAAAGTATGAAGTATGAACTACAGTATAGAGATGCAAGTAACTACAAGTTTCGTGTCTCTGCAGAGATCAACAAAGAGTTGAAAGTAAGAACTGACACAGAAGATGGAGATATGGTAACTATGGAACAGTTAGGGTATACACAAGAGGAGTTCTTCGATGAGTTTATCCACTATCCGATAGATACAGAAGTAGACCACAACCTGTTAGAAGTTATAGGAGTTTTACCAGAAGATGAAGACGTTCAGATAACAGCTATATGACATACGACTATATAGGCAGGATAACCTGGGTAGGTGAGTCTGAAGAGTGTACCGGTAAGATCAAACGAAAGGTCAACATCGTTATACACACCGATGACAAACGTGACCTGTATATGGTTATCTTTGACGATAACATAGAGAAGCTGTTAGGACCTGTAGAGTTAAACGATAAAGTGTCTGGCTCTTTCAGTGTTAAGAGTGTACAGTTTGGTCAGAAGTGGGTAACAAACCTGTTCTGTCTGACTATGCTGAAGGTTGAACCTCGTCAGAGAAAGTCAAGGAGCTATAACAGCAGAGACTATAGTGACTGGGTAAGAAGTAAAACTGACTACTTCTCTAGCTGTAGAACAGCAGAGGAAGTGAAGAAACGTTATAGACAACTCTGCAAGATGTATCACCCGGACACAGGTACAGGAAACGAGAAGATCATGCAAGAAGTAAACAGCCAGTACAACAACATGAAGATGTACAGATAACAACAAACTAAACGATACAAAACAACCAAACATGAACTATATACAAGAGAACTTTCACAAGTGGACACCGACTGTTCACAGATATAACAACAAACGACTTGCTGTAGTGTATATCTCTACAGAAGATGAACAGTTTGGGCCAGAGTCAGAGTGTGTAGCTACTATCAACATACCTGAAGAACAGATAGAAGCCGATGAAGTTATCGTAAAAGACTACAGTGAAAACGAAGGTATCTATGAAGAGATGTTAAAAGCCGGACATATAGGACCAGAACTACGTAGAGTATCTTCAGGGTTTATCTCAGCTCCGGTCTGTAAGCTATTGTTACCACACTAAAACAACCAAAACTATGTACAACAACCAAGAAACTTCAGGAAAGATACCAGTAGCAGAGTGGACACAACCAGTACACGATCCCAACAAGTGGATGTGGATAGAAGATGATACTCCAAGTGCTCTGATAGATGTATATGTTTCAGAACTATCTGTTCACAACGACTTAAAGCCACAACAGTTATGAAACAAAGATGGATATACACACTACCGTATAGAACAGCTATAACAGTTATGTTAGTCTGTATAGATATCTCCGCTATAGAGCTATGGAACCGTTCAGAACTGATACCAAGTCACGTTATGGGAGCTATATGGACAGGTTTGTTAAACGTAGGAGGTCTTGTAGGTATAGCTCTCTCGTGGTTTACGAGACCAGGGCAACACTTCTACAGACAGAGGTTACGTGTTAGAAGACCGGAGATATGGCTGCAAGAACATGGGTACACAAAACCATTTGTAAGAGTTGAGAAAAGCAAACAACTGGAAGTCACTGAAGATCAACAAAACTGATGCAGATAAGTAAGAAGGTCCAACAGAAACCAGATACACAGAAGAAGGAGTGGAAGAAAATACCGTACAGTATGTCTACTCACAGAGAGTCGTATGAAAGTTTACTCTCGTTCGGAAAGTACCTACACAAGACCTGGGGATATGTCTGTAGAGAAGATCCACAGTACGCTGACTGGATAAGGTCTCAGGAACTACTTGGTTCTCTAGGAGTTTTAAAACCGAGATATGCAGAGAAAGTAGAGAAACCACAGCACTTTGTTACAGACACTGGAGAACACTGGATAGGACTTATCTGCTATAACCGGAAAACAACACCAGCACCTGCAGAGTGGTTAAGTTAAGGAAAAAAAGATATGTACGTTTGGTTGTGCATGTGAACGGAGAACAGTAACTGGTGTATCTTATGGGTAACCAGTTGCTTGTTTCTCTTTTTCTATCGATAGCCAAATTAAAAACAAAACAGATATGACAACACAAACTATAGTACTGATATACATTGCTATCTCTCTTGTAACTACAGGTCTTGGATATCTGTGGGGATATTTACATGCTGCAAAAAGATGGGAACCGTTAGCTAAAAACGCTATAACAGAAGCAACAAAAGCTCAACAGTTGTTAGATATACTTTCAAAGCACAGAAACATGCTACTTAAACAAAGAGATGAGTGGGTAGAGAAGTACGAAACTTCGCAAGAGACTTTGAAGTATATGAAAAAACAACGGGATATGTTGGACACTGGCTATGAAGAACTAAAACAGAAGTACAAAGCTCTACAGAAAGAGATAGAGTGCTCAGTACACGAAACACACGAAGAGACAGAAAGACCTCACGTTGATCTTATACAGTTAGAAAAGGATATAGACAAACTGTTATCCGAAACTACTGATGAAGAACTAGTAAACTGGCTAAAAGGAAAACAAGAAACAGATGCAAGATGGTTATCTGGAGAACCTGTACCATCAGAAGACTTGCCCCTTTATAACCACACAACAGGACTAAAGAAAGGGTCTTATGAAGAGTTTGAAACGATGTTAAAAGAGAACGAGTTTCTGGATAGTGTATATGGAAAAGTACCAGACCGAAGAGAACCTGGAGAAGGATGTTAAACAAACAAACAGTTCACAAAACAACTAAAACAACCAAACGATGAGCAAAAAACTAGTAGTAAGTGTTCTCTACTTGGCAGGTAGTACACTTGACATGAAGACAGTACAAACACATGTACCTGCACCAAAACACAAACCTTCTACAGAGACAGTAGCTAACTATCTGCAAGGAACCAGGTTGAACTGGAACTATAGTGAAAACAGGAAGTTAGAGATACTGGCCCGGATAAATAGTATTCGTATAGATATTAGAAAGCAAGTAGCTGAAGTATCGGAAAGAGGAAAAAAGTATGTAACAGATGCCGAAAGTTACAACAACTATAAGGAAAAGAAAACATTGTACAGGGCAAGTTGTTTGATAAACACAGCAATGAAGCATCTGTCAGAAGTATAAAAGTACTTTTCACAACCAGCTATGTTTGAGGGATAAGTACTCTCCGTGTAGCTTTAAACACAAGAAGATATGAAAACAACGTTTATATGTAACGGAAAGCTGCAGCTGATATGTACTCCAGAAACAGAGCTGGAGAAACAGCTACTTACAGAACTCTTCAGGTTACCTGTAGAAGCAACACAGGTAGCAACTATGCCAGTAGGAGATAAGACACATGCCAACTGTGTAGTGATAACATCGGCTCCACAACAACAAACGATAAAACCAACTGAAGACAAACAGTAAAAACCAAACAGAAAGATGCAGTTAAACGAGTTAAAGACCGGAGACCTGATAGTAGCAAGATACGGGTCAGAGTACAGAGAGATGGATGTGCTCTCAAACGACACAGAACGGGAACAGCTAACAGTCAACGTAAGGATAGTTATAGGTACGTTCTCTGATGTATGGAAGATGGTAGTTATGGAGTACAAAGATTATAACCTGGAGAAGTGGGGAAAGTTAGAAAAGAAACAAGACTAACAAAAAGGGTGCTGGTAGGACAAACAAACCCTATCAGCACCTATATAAAAGCTAAAGAGGTATGACGACTAAAGACATAGCAGATAGAACCTTCTTATATGACATCGAGACCTTTCAAGCTGTAAGCCTTTTCGGGTTCAAGAAGGTTGGTAAAGAAGAGTGGTACTGGTTTGAGATATCCGAGTACAAGAACGAACTGGACAGTTTGGTTAAGTGGCTTGTAGATATGCCAAAAGACTACATATGTGGTTTTAACAACATATCGTTTGATGGCCAGGTTATACAGTACGTGTTAGATACAGCTCATGTATGGAGTAACTGTTCTGCTATGGAGATAGTTGGGTTTATAGCTGGTTTTGCGTCAAACATTATAAATAACCAGGACTATGAGATAAAGCCTCCATATAACCAAAAGTATATGGATATAGCTCAGATAGACCTTGGAACTATCCACAACTTTTTCAACGAAAACAAACGGACCAGTTTGAAATGGATAGAGTTTATGACTGACCAGATAGTAGATGAGATGCCGTTTGACCATACAGAACCTTATCTGACTGAAGAACAGTGTAAGATGGTACAAGAGTACTGTGAGCACGATATCAGAGCAACAGAGACACTTTGGAACTACACAGTGGGTAACTGTGATAACGAACTGTATAAAGGTAAGGATAAGATACAGGAACGGTTAGACGCTATGGAAGAGTTTGGTCTGGCAAAAGAAGCTATCAGCTACTCAGATGTAAAGCTTGGTGAACAGGTAAACTTGTTAGGGTATATGAAAGAGTCCGGTAAGAACTGGAACGATCTCTATGCAGCTAAAAAGAGCCGGAAGAAGAAAGAGTTTACGTTTGGGGACTGTATACCCAGTTATATTAGGTTCAAGTCTGCAGAGATGCAAAGTATTCGTAAACAGGTAGAACAGGAGAGAGTGAACCTGGGAGGTGCAAAACAGGAGTTTCCGTTTGTGTACCAAGGTCTGCAGTATATGATAGCTAAAGGTGGTATACACACAGAAAACCCTGCAGTACTACTACAGTCAACAGATAGCTACAAGTTAATAGAGTTTGATGCAGGTAGTCAGTATCCGTCAAGTATCGTAAAACGTGGTCTCTATCCGGCACATCTTGGTAAAGAGTGGTTGGTAAACTACAAACGGTTGATAGAGAAACGGTTAGATGCTAAGAAGAGAGGCAAGACAGATGCCCGGTACAAAGGTATAGCCGAGACACTGAAAGTCTCCGTTAACGGTGGTGGTTTTGGTATGACCAACAGTACTTACAGTGTACAGTATGACCCGTGGGTTCACTTTCAGTGTACTATCGGTAACCAGTTTGAGATACTGATGCTGATAGAGTGGATGTGTGATGCTGGTATAGATGTACTCTCAGCTAACACTGATGGTGCTTTATGTGGTGTACCTACAGATAAACTGGAAGTGTTCTACCAACTATGTAAGAAGTGGGAAGATGTCGTTCTGATAACCCAGACAGGTATAGGAGAACTGGAGTATACAGAGTACACCAAGTATGTGATGCTAAACGTTAACAGTTACCTGGCTATAAAGACAGACGGTACAACAAAGGAGAAGAAGGACTTTCTCAAAGACTACCTATTGGAAAAGAACAAGAGCAAGAAGATGGTTGCACTATGTCTATACGAGTACTACATGAACAACCGCCTACCTGAAGAGGTTATAAGCTCTCACAGATACATCTATGACTTTACTATGGCAGCTAAAGCAAGTAGAGACTACTTCTACAGGCAAGTTAACAGAAAGACCGGACAGATAACTGATCTGAAGAAGCTGGTAAGATACTATGCAGCAGACCCAAAAGCAGAGATAGGAGAGAAACTGTTCAAGATCAAACAGGAGCACTCTGTAAAAACAGGTCCAAAACTCAGTCATGTGCAGAAAACAAGTGCTAAACAGGTACTGTTTAACACACCATTTGAAGTAGCTAAGTGGGAGGACTACTCTATAGATAAAGACTGGTATGCAGAAAAAGCGTATGAGATCATCGGTAAGATAGACCCGAACTACAAGCAGCAACGAAAGGAAAGGCTATCTGGGTTACAGAGACTTTTTTAAAAACAAGTTAAAACAAAACTTATGGATAAGAAAATGATAACAAGTATAGAGAAGATAACTCCACAGATCGCTAAAAAGATGCTGGAAAGTTGCTCTCACAACAGAAAGCCTGATATGGGATTAGTTTCTGTGTATGCTAAAGATATGGTAGAAGGACGGTGGAAAACAACATCACAAGGTATATCTATTGACTGGAACAACTGTATGCACAACGGACAACATCGTTTACTTGCTGTAGTTAAGTCAGGAAGAACTCTCATGTTCAGTGTTACCCGCAACGAAGATCCTGAAAACTTTAAGCACTTTGATACACACAGATCAAGAACGTCTGGTATAGTATTTGCTCTAGCAGAGATACCTAATGCCAGTCGTATATCAGCTATAGTAAAAGCTGACATTATCTTTAGACAAACTGGGTATAACAACCATCAGTCAAATGTTACTGCAGGAGTATCTGCCTCTATGTTACTTGAACTATACAACAAAAGACCAGAGTACTACCAGAACATATGTACTAAAGCTTCAAGCTGGTACAAAACAGGAGGTAAGTTACTAGCTATAACAACTATAGCTGCTTTTTATATGCGTATGTGTAAAGCAGACGAAGAGAAGGGAAATGAGTTCTTTGACAAGCTCTCTACAGGTTTAAACTTATCCGGAACACAAGATCCTATCTATGTTCTCAGACAGAAGCTAGTATCAAACGTCACCAGTACTAAGAAGTACAGTGCAAAGTTTCTCAACGCTTTTGTTATAAAAGCCTGGAACTTGTTTGTAGCTGGAAAGTTCTGTAAAGCTATAAGTTTTTCAGACACTGAGAAGTTTCCAGAGATGGTACTATCTGTAACTATGGAAGTTGAAAAAGACTAAGGAAATAACATCAGTATAACGAAAAAGGAGTTGCAAAGACCAACAGTTAGTTGTACTTTGGTTCTCCGCAAAAACTCAAAGCTATATGGCACTACAGATAGTACAGAAAGAGTGGTCGGATATCATGCTCTATATCCGAGATAAGTTACGGACACAGATGGGGATGGATAGAACCTTGTCAGAAGAGACTATCTTAGGTACACTGGCTAAGTGTACTTTGGAAACATATCTGGCAGATACAGAGCAAAAGAAGGAGCGTAAAAAGCCACAGGTAACAGATGACAAAGGGTTCGAGGTGTTCTGGCAGGAGTATCCGAGTAGTGCCAACTTTAGCTATAGAGGTATGCAGTTTAAAAGTTCGAGGGTCTTGAAAGCTAACAAACAGATATGCCAGATGCTCTATCTACGAGGACTACAGGAGAACAACGTCTCTGCAGAACAAGTGTTAGAGGCTCTTAGAAAACAGATAAAGCTGGTAAAAGAAGAGAGCTATGAAAGTGGTCAGAACCGGATGCAGTACCAACCTGCTTGTGAGGTGTGGTTAAGACAACAGGTATACATGTCTCTGATAGGTATGGAAGTAGAAGAAGAGTATAACGATCATGGTTCAAACTGCGCATAGATATGAACAAAAACAGAGAACAGCTACAGACAAAGATAGCTGAGTGTTTAAGAGATAACGGATGTAGTAGCGATGGTGCTCCTAACAGGTACTTTGCTGCTGGAAAAGTACTAGACCTGATAGAACAGTCACCAGTAGCAGAACCAGTACAGGAAAAAGTAGACATGCAGATAGATGGTGTGAACTACATAGTACCAAAGAGTATGGCTGATGGGATCAACAAGATACTACAGGATGCTGTGAGGAATGATGGAGAGAAGCAACCTACACCAGAGCTACTACTCACTACAGAAGATGGATACAAGTGCTATGATGGAGACAGAATGGTATACGGTATTGATGATATATGGGAATGCGGTCTAGCATACGCAGAACAGGCAAAGGATAACCACGAGTTCAAATGGTTCAGCTCTCCAGAAGCTCGTACAACATATATAGCCGATAACAAACCAATGTTCAGTTACCGGGAATTACAGATACTGATAGACGGTAGACCAGAAGCTCTTCGGACAATACAGAAATGGAATAGTGAGCAACTGGTATGGCAAATACGTCAAATAGCAATGAACAAGGTAGCAAACAAGCAATAAAACTATGAGCCTAGCTACAGAGTTGGACAAGGAGATACAGAATGGTAGGAATGGTAAGGTAGGTGTGATACCGGTAGCATATGAACGTATAGGTAACTATATAGACATAGCCAGAAACACACTCTATGTAGTTGGGGGTGAGACCGGAGATGGTAAGACAACTCTGGCTAGTGACCTGTTCGTGATCAATCCGATAAAATGGTATCTGCAGAACAAGCCAGAGAACATGAAGTTATCGGTTATCTGCTTCTTCATGGAGAGGGCTCAACACAATTACACGGCCAGATGGTTGAGTAGGTTGATCTTCGAGGATACAGGTACAGACATATCACCGAAGAAGATACTGGGCAGGAGGGAGAACGATCAGTTATCGGATAGTGAGTATGCTCTGGTCAAGAAGTACTATGCAGTGCTGGATGAATGGGAAGCAGAAGACCTGTTGATATGTCACTCAGGTAGCAAGAACCCTACAGGTATCAGTAAGTATCTGGAAGCGTTTGCCAGAAAACATGGCACTATACATGACAAGGATAAGTCAGATAGCAGTATGGACAACATCCTGGCCAGCAGAACCTATGTGCCGAATCATCTGAACCATATAGTGCTGGTGATAGGTGACAACTCGGGGATACTGGCACCAGAAGGTGATGGAAAGACGAAGACATTGGTGGACAAGTTCAGTAGAACAATGAGAGAGGCCAGGGATATATACGGGTTCAGTCCGGTGATAGTACAACAGTTATCCAGAGGCATGTCTGATGTGTCCAGGCAGAAGCTAGGTGAGTTACAACCAAAGCTCAGTGACTTCGCAGACAGCTCTCAGACAGCAAGGGATGCAGATGTAGTGTTGGCACTGTTCAACCCATACAACCACAGTGTATCAGAGAGAGAACCTCATAATGGATATGACCTGAAAAGGTTGAAGGACAAGTGGTTCCGTACCTACTATAGAGCATTGTACATCCTGAAGAACTCATTCGATAGTACCGGTATGAACTTTCCCATGGCTATACAGCCTGTATATGGGATACTACGTACCCTGGCCAGGTCAAACGAGATACCAGAGAGCATCTATGAAGAGGTTACTAGTGGCAGGTACTTTCTCCCAACAGATATAGAGAGGGAAGAACGAAATATACTGCAGAGTAAGCCGTTTAAAGGTTTTGGGAACAGAGAAGCTGTATTAGAACAAGTAAAACAAGCAACAACATGAGAAAGCACTATTTGATAGCAATGAGATTACCTATTATGGATATGGGTATGAAACATGTGATAAGTCACGAAGAGTATTTACGGTTACCTTCTCACAGGAAGTGCTGGTACACCTCATAGTAGACGAGTTAAAACAACAGATATGACAAAAGAAGAAGTACAACAGGAAGCAGAGAACTACAGCAAAGATGTAGAAGACCTCGGAGATGGAGATGGTGTACACTCAATAACACAGATACAGGATAGCTGGATAGCAGGATACAAAGCTGCACAGGAAGAGTATGAGCTAGATGCAGAACGATGGAAAACATTCATAGCAATCACAGATAAGAAGAACAAGTAAACCAATAGAACACAACATATGGAAGAGAAGAAGGGTATAGTGTTACCTACAGCACCAAGAAAAGCAACTGCTGTGAATGCAAGGTCAATGACTCTGTACGGGAAAAGCAAAGTAGGAAAGACCACTGCATTATCAGCTCTCCAGAATTGCCTTATTATTGACACAGAAAATGGAAGTGCCTTCATCAACGGTATAGTGATGCAAGTACCAGAGACACTAGGACCAGTAGGAAGGTTCAAGTGGTTGAAAGAACTGGCAGCAGAGATCAAAGCACAGGGTAGGCCATATGACTATGTAGCCATAGATACATTCAGCCAGTTGGATATAGACAGCGAATGGGTAGGTACCTGGAACTACATGAATAGTGTAGCTGGTAAGAACTTCAACCGGGTATGTGATGCAGATGGGAAAGTGATCAAAGACCCTATCACACAGAAGACCACAATGCTGAAACCTACAGATCAGGAATATGAGAGTGTATTGACTCTCGGGCAGGGTTACGGCTACAGGTATTCTAGGGATGCCATCATGGATATATTCAACACACTGAAGGATCTAGGCAAGATATGTACAATATTCGTGTGCCATGTAGCAGATAAGATGATAGCAGAAAAGAATGGTGAACAGGTAATGATCAAAGATCTCGCCCTTACAGGAAAAGTCAGGGACATGATCCCCAGGCTCTGTGATGCCATAGGTAATGTGTGGAATGAGAACGGGAAGATGATGGTGTCATTCGTAGGTAATAGTGACAAGATAGGTGGTATGAGAGCTACTCATCTGTTAGGGTATACAGGAGAATTAGACTGGGCAAAAGTGTTCATACAAGAAGAAAAGCAAACTACAAACAAATAACGAAAAACAAACAACATGAACGTAAAACCGAGTGAGAAAAAAGCAGGAACAGGTACATCAGAGAAACTCATAGGATACGGAAAAGGGCCACTCATATGTGTGAATCCCGATCTGGCCAAGAAGAAAGAGCTCTATGGATGGGCAGATAAAGCCGATGAAAAGGAAATCGCATATACCGGTGAGAAAGACGGTAAAGACTGGACACGTCTATGTTTTGTCTTTCAGGATGAGCTGACAAAGAAGTATGTAGAGTATGGTATCTTTATCTCTGATGAGTTGGCTGAGTTTGAAGCTGATGACAAGAAAAACCCCGGAGAGAAAGTGAAACGTTGCTGGTGGCTAAACCAGTGGGGTCAAACACAACTTGTAGACAAAGAAGAAAACCTCTTCAGGTCCTTCACACATATGCAGAAACAGAACGAAGAAAGCAAAGAGTGGGAAGATGTGATCGGAGAAAATGGAGAACCTGTCAAGTTGATATATCGTCAGGCTTACAAAGGAGAAACCTCTCTCTACGGTATGTTGAGGCACTTAGTAACACAAGATTGGTTCCAGGCAGATCAGGACACGAACCTGTTTATAAAACTTGCTGATCTACTCCGTGGAAAAGTTAAGGATATAGCTATGTATATAGGTACAGATACTTTCCAGGACTTGGTGTTTATGGTCTATGTAGAAGCTAAAGACGCAGAGAACGGTGTACAGTACAACAACAACTGTGTAGATGGTGCATGGTTACCGGGTTGGAAGATCAAAGATGTGAACATCAACAGCAGTAGTAACAGTTGGGGTAAGTTCGATGTAGCTCCAAAGGGTAAAGGTAGCTGGAAGTTGAAAGATATGTACCAGTTCTATAGCTCTGTGAAGAGGAACAAACACATGTGGGAGTTCTCTCCGTTGCACGTTTTTGAAGCTGATAAGTTTATCCAGGCTGGCAGCAGTACTTTCTCACCAGCTACAGACAGTGATGCTCCACTAGTTGATATGAACTACTAGCTATGGGATACGAACAACTCAGTAGTAGAAAAGTGCTGACAAGAAAAGAACACAGATGTCCAGGATGCTCTATAAAGTATCCATTAGGTACAGAGATGCAGAAAACTGTAGGAAAGATGGATGGAGACTTTCAGAGCACATACTGGTGTATGCCGTGTAACCTGTTTCTTGCTGATAAGTGGCAAGAGTGTGATGGTGAAATAGAAGATGGTGATTGTTGGGAGTACCCAGAGTATAGAGAGTTCAGAGAACAAGTTAACAACAAAACAAACAAGTAAAAGACATGAGAACACTTTGGAGTTACGAAAAGAGCAGTAAAGCGATAAAAGACAGTGAAGATCGTCTGGTGATGCATATAGACGATGTTAACGAAGATGTAGTAGGTGAAGTGGTAAAAATGTGGAACCTGAACAAAGATCTGAAACTGGTACAGAGCTATCTGAATAGGAGTAACCTGTGTACTTCAGAAGAAACAGAGTACTTAATGGAACAGATAGGGAACTATGAGAAGTCTCTGAAAGATGTATCTGAAGGTGATCAGATAGCTGAAAACATAAAGATAGGTGTTGAAACACTTGTACCAGAACCAGGTCCAAAAGTAGAAAAGTCTCTTCAGGACAGGTTAGTAGATCATGTAAACTCAAACCCTACCAAGAAACGTCAACCACGAAACACTACAGTAGTAAAGAGTAGTGGTAAAGCTATGAGTGCTGTGGAGATAGTGGAGAGGTTAAAAGAGCAGATACTGTGTATAGAGTACCTGAACGGTATCTCTGTAGACGGTGATGGGTTTCCGGCTAACATAGGTAAAGCTGCCAGAGAAGTTCTGATAGGGTTCCAAAAGGAGATAGAAACAACTAAGAACTTAGCTATAACGGCTATACAACAACTATAGATATGGCAGAAGTACAAAAGTTTAGGATCAGAGAGTACCAAGGTCAGATAGTCTACCGATGTGATACTCTCAGGCAGGTAGAACAGTGGTTGTTTAGTAGAGATATGGGGTTAGAAAAGTACTATGTAGAAGATGTAGTGGACGATATAGAAGTAGATGCTGACGAAGTACTAGAAGCTTGGAGAGAAGGAGAAAGATACGAAGACTTACAAGGTTTCTAACAAACAAACCGATACACAACTAAAGGGAGTTACACAGATAGCTGGAGAAAGGGATGTCCGAAGCTGTCTGTGTAGCTCTTTGAAGTGTGTTAAAAACAAAGAAGATATGGGAATAGGAGATTGGTATAACAAGATGACAAAAGAAAGTGCTACTGAAAGAGCTAAAAAGCTACAAGCAAGGTTAAACAAGTCTACAGGTAGTAAGTGGAAGATAAGAGTAGATGAAAACTTAGGATGGCACTTCACTGTTTACTGTGGACATATAGCAGTTAGTCAGTATGAAGCAAAAAGGTATAGCTGTTTAGTGTCTGATGATGATAACTGGTTTACTGGAGCAGGGATATGGTCTATAGATAATAATGCAACTACACCAGAAGAAAGTATCTTAAAACAGTTACAAGAAATAAGAAGTGTTGTAGCAAAACACCAGATAGTTTTAAGTGAGTGTGAAGAGATAGTAAAAAGACTGATGTAGTAACAAAACAACAGATAGGATGGCAGATGAAAAACAAGAGTGGATAGAAGTAGATGTTGAGGCTTTGTCGAGATGTCTTGCAAAAGATCAGTGGAAACGAGAAGTAGAAGATAAAGTGCCAGAAACGGAGCTATACAACTTATCTACTATACGTGATCCGGTTACAGGACAAGTGGAGATCATAAAGGAGATATCTGACCATTTTGCAGGGAACTTTTGGGCTTTGGTAGATCAGTATCGAGAACTTTGTTTATCTTTTCAAAAACCTACAGGTTATGACGATAAAAGTAGCAAGTCCCAAACCGGACCTGAAGGAATTGGTTAGCAGTAAGTTAAGTGAGTTTGATATATATCACATGTACCTGCAGGAGTTCCGGCTAAACACGGTTATGAAAAGCCCTTTCAGACGTGATCGTTCTCCTTCGTTTTCGGTAGGTACAAGTACTTCAGGAAGGTTATACTGGAGAGACTATAGCACTGATGAGAAAGGAGGTCCTGTAGATATGGTACAGAAGATGTACGGTCTAACCTATCCGCAAGCTCTTCAGAAGATAGCACAGGACTTTGGTCTACTGGTAGCAGATGGTCTGCAGTATAACAAGATAGTCAGTAGCTACCAACAGCCGGTTATAGAGAAACAAGACACACTGATACACGTTACAGCAGCTAAGTGGACAAAGAAAGCTCTACAGTACTGGGAAGCGTATGGGATAGACCAACAACAACTGCAGAAAGAGGATATACACAACGTCTCAGAGTGGTTTCTCAACAGGAAAAGACAAGAGATAAAGTCAGGGGAAAACGTGTTTGCGTATAGGTTTGAGGGAGACCTTTTCAAGATGTACATGCCAGATAGAACACGTCAGGAAGGTAGGTGGAAGACAAACGTTTCTTGCAGCAAGATAGAGAACCTGGAAGGTCTGAACGGTCACCCAAAAGTTGTGTTGACAAAAAGCCGTAAGGATCGTCTCACGTTGTCCAACTTGTTACCTGAAGATATATGGGTTATCAACAGTCAGAACGAAGGAACTTCAGGTATAACACCAGATCTGATAAAACGGTTGGAAGGTAAGGATATACGAGTTTCTTTTGACGCAGATGATACTGGTGTTCGTAACTGCAAGAAGATATGTGACAGCTATGGTTACAAATACGTAAACACACCAAGATATCTACTGGAGAAAGGGGTTAAGGACTGGAGCGACTGGTATAAGTTAGATGGACATGCTGAGAACATAAAGAGTTTTTTACAGGAAAAGCAAGTGATATGAAGACAGTAACAGAGATAACAAACGAAGTAGAAGATAAAGACTGGTATGCTACTTATAACTCGTTAAAGCGATGGTCTGAAGATATAGTAGATCAGTGTGCTTTAAAAGCCCAGATCATGATAGACAAAAGAGAGTATGGTGGACAACAACAAGTGTCTCTCACATGGTATGAAGTAGATGAGAAAGAAAGTATCCACGTAGATAGAGAGTCTATAGAAAAAGTAAAAGAGATGCTATGAGCAACTTAGTCAGAACGATAAAGTACAAAGGTAAGAGTTATCCCGTGAGAGATATCTACTCTGCAGAAACTGGAGACGTAACTGTAAGTGTTATAGCTCTACAGAGTGTGTTGGAGAAGGACAAGAAAAGTGGTAGTGAGAGAGTTAAAGCAGATGCAAGAGAACGAGGTATGACTGTAGACTTCTACCTGGACAACGAAGAACAGTTAGAACTACCAGCAGATGAGATCTTCAAACTGATAAAAGAACAAGGTTTATGATAGATAAGACTATATGGGTATGTTCCCAGTGTGGGAGTAAAGAGGTTCAGGAACGGGTTTGGAGAAACTGTAACACCGGAGAGTGTGATGGTATAGGGGAAGCTGATCAGGACGACCAGTGGTGTATAAAGTGTCAAGCTAACTGTGAGATAGTAGATATAGATGACTATAAAACTACAGAGATATGATACAAGTAGATACAGATGATATCAAAGTGAGTTGTTTGAACATCTCCAGTAACCAGTTACCAACAGATATGTTGTCTTGGTTAGAGATGCACGAACCGTATGAGTACATGGATACGTCAGACCTGCAGGAACATATGTACAGCCCGGAAACTATCAGAGCAGATACAGAAAGGTTGATGGGTAAAGAGATGTGGGAAGGGACTATATCAGAGATAGAAGACCTGATGGTTAAGTATGAGTGTGCCTACTTCAGGGTTATAAGTGTAAAGTAAAAACAAAAACAACAAAAGTTATGAAACAGTGGACAGACAACGAGCAGTTTCTACAGAGTATAGACCTGCCAACATATGAGGGAAGATACGCAGTTATACCACATAACGTGTTTATCGAAGAACTACAGGAACAGTTAGATAAGAAAAACATGGTTATAGGTAGCAAGAAGTATCTCTCTGCCAGTAACGGACATATCCTAACCGGGGAGTATGGGATCATCAGCAACGTAGAAGAAGAGAGCCAGATAGCTATAGGTTTCCACAACAGCTACAACAAGACGATGAAAGCGGGTATCTATGGCGGTATGCTCATGCTTGTTTGTTCTAACGGGGCATATAGCCATGGACAGAACATGTACAAGAGAAAGCACACAGGAAACGCTCTACAGGAACTCCGTCAGCAGATGGTTAACGTGATAGAAGAAGCAGAAACAAGTTATGTACAACTGGTAGCAGAAAAAGAGGCTATGAAGCAGCGGGAACTGTCTAAACAGACTATAGCTGCTCTTGTAGGAGATATGTATATGAACGAAAAGCTGATAAACAGCACACAACTGGAGATCATACGCAGAGAGATGTGGTACAGCGAAGTCTTCAGTGAGAAAACTGCCTGGAGCCTGTACAACTGGTCCACAGAAGCGATCAAAGAGAGTTATGCAGGTAACTACATCAAGAACCACCTGAAGTTACACACGTATATCAGTAACAAGTTAAACCTGTCTGATGTACGGAAGAACGTGTACGGTAAGTTAGAACTGGAACTTGCATAAGTAGAAGAAATATGTGATAAAACTATTGGAAAGTAAAAATGGGTATAGTACCTTTGTGTTACTATAGGAGACCCGGAAAGTTCCCAATAGAGAGTACAAGTTTAAACACATAAAGGTAAAAACGATGGAGACAAGTGCTCCGGAATTCCTCCACTGATAACCTTTCCGGGTCTCCATCAGATGGGGGTTTTCTCATTGTAGATAGTCTGGTGCTACTTCACAGAGCGTAAACAGTAAACATGTGAGGGTGATGTATGTCACCATGAAACTCTCAGATAGTCAGGCACTCACTTTCTAAGCTTGTGTGAACCTGCACCGATGGCTGATAGGGGGTTATACTGAGCAAGTATAGCAAAAAAAGTACAGGTGAGAGGCAAGTTCCCAAAGGACAGAAAAACAGGGGGTAGGGGGCTTGTCTGTCCCTCAAACTTCCTGAAGGTTACCAAAGCATGAGTGTTAAAACGAAAGTATGCAGATAACAAAGAACAAGAAGAAATGGGAGCCAAAACAAGTGCTGGTTAACCCAAACAAACCCTGTCTGAGAGTATGGACAGATGGTAGCTGTATGCGTAACCCTGGAGGTGCGGGTACGTACTCGTTTGTGATAACGGAGTCTGAACAAGCCCTGTACGAACACGGAGAGCACTTCAGAAGTACTACTAACAACAGGATGGAGATCATGGGTGTGTTAAACGCTATAAAGTATCTCGAACTGGACTACAGTACTACACAGGAACAGGTGGTTATCTACACAGATAGCCAGTATGTGTATAAGAGTATCATGGCTAAGAAGGGTAAAGAAGCCAACAAGAACGGTGATCTGCTGGAGAAGTTGAAAGATGCCGTAAGCTGTAACCCACACATACAGTACATGTGGACAGAAGGACATGCAGGAAAGAGGTGGAACGAGTATGCCGATGAACTCTGCAGAAAGATGTACAAGAAGACAGCTATACCTGATAGTGGTTACGAAAGATTGATGCCCTCAGCTATGTTAAGGAGAAACATCATGCCCGGACAACCAGTAACTGCTAAACAGTTCCTGTTAGAAAGCTATCTACCCACAACTTCTGCAGAAGAGCGTGAACTATGGTTCAAGTGCTCTGACTGGGCAAGAACAGTAGTACAGATCATGGAAAGGTATAAACAACAAAGGTAAACAAGCAACAGGAGGACATAGCTCTTCCTGTTTTGTGGTTAGTTTAAAACAAACAGATATGAGTTATAAGTACAGGATATGGAACGGTACAGACAACATACCGTGTGACTTCTGCAGAACTTACACAAGTAAGAAGAAAGTAACAGAGAGAATAGAAGAGATGCGAGAGATGTTCCGGAAAGTGCAAGGATACTACAAAGACAACAGGGGAAACAGGATAGCCCCTGAAGACATAAACTATCAGATACAAAAGATATGACAGTAACACCTCAGATAGAGAAACAGTTCGGTAAGTGGATAAAGTTTGGAAAGTTGACAGAAAAGTAGTACCTTAGCACTGCAGCTATTACCAGTTTTATGACATTTACTAACTACAGAAACTCCCCACATATAGGATACGTCCACTCTCGACTGGTATGTAGCTGCACCTATATGCTGGGGACTTACTGTTATGCACACTAGAAAAGATACAAGCGGGATATACACTATAACTAACCTTGTAGATAACAAAATATATGTAGGTAAAGCAACTTATGTAAAAAGTCGTTTAAGGCACCATAAATCTCAGTTAGTAAGAAAAGTACATGGAAACGATCATCTACAGTACGCAGTTAATAGGTATGGTATAGATAATTTTGTTTTTGAACTTCTAGTTGAGTGTGATATAGAGCACCTGTTCAGCGAAGAACATTACTGGGCTACACTACTTGATGTACATAACAGAGAGCGTGGTTATAACATAGAACCCACTCATCCACACAGAGATGCTCCTTCTGTATCAGAGGAAACCAAAGAAAAGTTAAGAGTTTTTAACACTGGAAAGAAGAGATCACCAGAGATAAGAAAACGTCAGTCTGAGTCTTGGAAAAAAGTGTTAGAAAGTAGAAACGGTGTAGGTTTTACAAAGGGTAGAAAACATACTGAAGAGTGGAAAAAGGCTAACAGTGAAAGACTAAAAGGAAAAAAGAGATCAGTAGAGCATAGTATAGCAATATCAGAAGGTCTGAAAAAGAGAAAACCCCTAACAAAAAAACAAGTAGAAAGGGGTGCTGCTAAAAGAAGAGGTATGAAGCATGATGCAGAACATGCTAGGAGAACATCAGAAAATGGAGGCAGGTTAGAGATAGAAAAGTATGATCTTGATGGAAACCTTATATGTAGCTTTTATAGTAAAAATGAAGCAGCTATAGATGCAAAAGTTCATCCTATAACTATGGCTTTATGGTGTAGAGGAAAGTATAAACCAAAGAGTAACAAAGGGTATGTATATAAGTATAAAACTAAACAACAAATGAAGATAGAAGCTGTAGAAAGTCAGATGGGAAAAGAGTGGGTTAGGCTATTTAAACCATTTATAGAGTCAGATAGTTTTGATAACATATTTAAAGTTCTAAAAAATAGATCTGCAAGAAAGATAAACATAGCTCCGGCAAGTTCTGATGTTTTCAGAGCTTTCAAAGAAACGCCTCCTGAAAAAGTACGTGTTATACTAGCGGGAATGTGTCCATATCATACTTTTGAGAACGGAAAACCTATCGCTGATGGCTTATGTATGTCTTGTAGTTACACTAAAAACACTAAAGGTGTACAGCCTAGTTTACAGCAATGGTATGATGAACTACAGAGAGTATATGGGAGTAGTATGCACAAACAAAACAACTCTTATGGTGACATGAAGTGGTTAGCTAGTCAGGGGGTTTTATGCTATAACGTAGCTCTAACTGTAGAAGAAGGGAAACCTCTATCAAACCAACTTTTATGGAAGGACTTTAACCAGTACTTTTGGGAAGAGATAGTTAACAAGTATATGTCAGGTGTAGTCATTTTCTTTCTCGGAGAAGAAGCTCAAAGGTCTATAAGTTATATAAACCCAATGCAACACTACTGTATACCACTAAAACACCCGGCTTCTGCAAGTTATAACAACACTAACTGGGACTCAGAGGGGGCTTTTAAGAAAGCTGATAAAATACTAAAGGATAACAACAACCAAACTATTATGTGGTTCGATGATCTTCCGTTCTGATGTTAAAAACTTATATATGACAAAGCAAGAGATAACGATACGTGTAGGGTTAAACATAGCAGAGTTAAGAAATATGGATACACGTAGAGAACTTAGGAACTGGGCAGCTCTACATGGTATAACAGATATGGAAGGGTTTAAGAAGTCTCTGTTGTGTATCGACATTGTTTACAACAAACTGAAAAGAAAATGAGCACAGAAAGTAAAGGTATAAAGCTACAAGGCTACTGCGTACTTACAAACACGATAAGTGGTACAGAACTTGTCTGGAGAACAGGTGAAGGAGAAGAAACTCTCCCACAGGTTTTTGAGACAGAAAGGTTAGCGCAACTGGAGATCATAGCAGACGTAGAAGATGATATAGAGCAGTTTCGAGATGGAGACAGGAAGTTTGACCAGATACACTGGCCTGAAAACGAGTATACTGTAGCCAAGATAGTTCTCTATGAAGATGGAGAGATGATGGTCTACCAGGGAGATGATGATGCACCACAGCCGGTATTATTGACAACTCTCCAAGAATGGAGGGACAACCTGTAGAGAATGAGAACTAGGGAACGTGTGAGGACATATACAGAGATTATAGAGTTACTGGAAAAAGAGAAGGTATGAGCCAGTATACAATAGAAGAACTAGATCAGATAGAGGCATATGACCAGATAGAATGGTCAGTAGCCGGTACGAAATATCAGAGATCGTTCTATAGAATGGGCAAGTATCAGTTGATACAGAATACCCGAGTTCCATATGCAAGAAACTGGATGGATAATATCAGTGACTGGTGGTGGTTAGACTATCAGATAGAAGATACTCACGCAAATCAGCAAATATTGGCCAAGTACAATGGGAAGGTGTTCGATATGGGATATGCAGAAGACGGTACAGGGGTAGGGTCATTCGACAGAGCCGAGGATATGATACGATATATCAATGAGCAACTAGATAAACAACAGTAGTATGAGCAGATATATAGCAGATACAATAGAATACAAGGGATACAGCATCGAGATAGTACAAGATGATACTGCGCAAAATCCGAGGTCATGGAAGTGCAAAGGTGAGGAACCGATTATGACATGCTGGCACAGGAAATACACTCTCGGAGATGAACAGCCAAAGTGTGATCCAGATGAGTGGCTAGAACAGGTAGCCAATATAGATACTGATGTAGATGACTACAAGTTCAGCAGAGAAGATTGTATACGGATGATAGAGGAACAAGGAACTGTGATACTGCCCCTATACCTATATGATCACAGTGGTATCACGATGAGTACAGGAAAGTTCGGATGTCCATGGGATAGTGGTCAGGTAGGGTGGATATACTGCACGAAGAAAACAATAGAGAAGGAGGGATGGGCACCAGAAAAAGCAGCACTATACATGGAGGGTGAAGTAGAAACCTATGATGACTGGCTGATTGGTAACGTGTATGGGTATGATATAGAGACTGCAGATGGTAATGATACTGGTGAGGCATGTTCGGGGTTCTATGGTGATCCAGACAAGAGTGGAGTCATAGAAGAGGCAAAGAGAATGGTAGACTATATGTGCCAGAAATCCCAGGAAGAGTACGAGAAACTACCAAAATATTCACACGCAGAAATGGCAACTATATGAACAGAGATACGATACAAGAGTACTTCAGGCAGTTTGAGATATACATACCAGAAAACTACAAGTACAAGTTTGGTGACTGGGATAGGTTCAAAGAAGCAGTGGAAGATCTCCAGAGTGAGGCTGATGATGTAAAAGGTGCTGTAGATAAAGTAGAAACACTAGAAGAAGAGATAGAAGATCTGAAACGAGAGGTTAGGGACTCTATCTATGACCTGAAACAGATAGATCTCTCAGACGTAGAGGGTGCAAATGCACAAGTTGCTGAAGAGATGATAGATAGAGTGATAAAAGACCTAGAAAGAGCGATATGACACCAAACCAGTTACGTAAACAGATAGCTCTGTTAAAGAAAGAAGGTATCAACAGGGTTATCTACGATGTTTTGAAAGAGTACGAAGAAGGGAGATGGGCAACAGACTTAACTGAAGTAGCTCTACAGATAGTAGGGTTACTCTCAGTCAGGTACAAAGAACAACTTCCAAAGAAAGTAGTGAAGGTGAAACAGGTAGATCTCGAAGATTCCATAGCAGAAAAAGAACAGATATGATAGTAGAAGAACTGGAAAACGAAGAAATAGCAGATGAAGATGAAATGTCAGAGGCTCTCAGTGAGATGCTGACAGAGTTCTGTGAGAGACTGGAAAAGGAAGAAGGTATGACCAGATCAGCAGGAGAAAATGATCCGGAAGAGTGGTCCCTCATATGGACAGACAAAGCACAGAAGCTGATAGACAATAAACTGAACAATCTCCATACAATAGGATCAAAGTACTTCCCAGATGGAGGTATAGATATACAGTCACATATGTACAGAGAAGAATAAACTACAGATAGATGGAAGATATTGAAATACTCAGGCAAATAGCAATAAACATGCACTATAAATGGATGAGTATAGTAGCTGCATCAGATATAGAATTACCAGTAGAAGATGCGAGCACATTACAAGGCTATATAGACGCAATACACAAAATAGGAAAAGATGGAAAGTATTAGAAAGAATATCATAGGAATAGATCCGGGAGGAGCAGGTGCTATAGTAGTATGGACTGACTATGGAGAGATAATCATACACAAGATGCCAGAAACTGCACAGGATGTACTGGAACTACTACGAGGATGGGAATACAACAGCAAATGCTACCTGGAGAAAGTAGGAGGTATGCCGGGTATGGGAGGTAGTCCGATGTTCAACTTCGGAAAAGGTTATGGACATCTAGAAATGGCACTACTGGCACTGAAAATACCTACAGAAGCAGTTACACCCCAGAAGTGGCAGAAAGAGCTAGGAATGGGCACCAGAGGTACCAGAACGAAGAGTGAGTGGAAGAACCACCTGAAAGCACGAGCACAACAACTATATCCCGGCAGCAAACTGACACTGGATACTGCAGATGCTGTACTGATAATGCATTATGGAAAAATCAAAGAGAACATACAATGAACATAGGTAAGAAAATTGCATCCCAGGGAGGACCAATGAATGAACAGGCATATAGGGCAATACGTGATAGTAATATGAAAACCATATAGATATGAAGAATATACGAGAAATAACAAAAGAAGAATGCGAAGAGGCACTAGAGTATGTGTATCCAGGAAAAAATTACTACTATACTGGTATATCACATGATATGGTCATAGATGAACAAGGTAGGCAACAATTAATGCTCTCCGGTAGATCCATTATAGGTATACGATATCACAATGGACAAGATAATGCCGTTCTCCATTTCGATAATACAAAACTGCTAGTGTGGTTATACAAGAATGGATACGATATATCAGAACAACTAGAAGCCAATAGTGAAATGAGTGAAGATGAACATGGAGTTAGTATGATGGCATTCGGTATGTTGAGTCTAGCAAAGGGGATAGATGGGTTCCGAGAAGGGTACAAACAAAACTGGACACTAGAATATGTACAGAAGAAGTGCATCTCTCTACTAGATAAGTGGTACTACAAATCAGAAGGAATGACTCAACAATTAATCGATCAAACTATAGGTTACATGAAAGAATAGTCGTACATTCGTAGTGCTATTATATACCAGTCCATGAAGAAATTACTCACACTACAAATGCCACCTGCACAGGATATATCCAGCCCATACTGGTATATAATAGCACCTGTGTACGGTGGTATCTGTTTGTTATGAACTCTGGAATATATACCATTACGAATCAGCTAGACAATAAGCTATATATAGGACTAGCTGTAGACATTGAGAAAAGACTCAAGGAACATAGAAATGACCTGATACGAGGAGACCACGATAATGAGAAATTACAACATGCATGGAACAAATATGGAGCTGATAACTTTGTATTCGAAACTCTGGAAGAATGTGCTGAAGAGTACTTATACAGTATGGAGCATTATTGGTGCTTATTGACAAAATCTCATGATAGAAGATATGGGTATAACATCAGGCCAACACATCCATATGGTACACCTAGACTATCAGAGGAGACAAAGAGAAAATTATCAATAGCTCATAGCGGAAAACCAAAAACATCAGAGCATATAGAGAAAATGAGAAAAACCAAAACTGGGATGAAAATGTCTACAGAGGTTAGAAATGCTCATGTGAAAAGAAGGAGAAAAGACTCTGGAAAAGCTGTTGTAATGTTAGATATGAATGGAAAATTTGTGAAGGGATTTGAAGTTCAGTCAGATGCAGTTAGAGAATTGAATCTATCTCATTGTCAAATATCATCGATAGTTACAGGTAGAACAAAAAGTGCAGGAGGGTATATGTTCGTAGATAAGTTAGAGTATGATACAACTGCTGTGTACAGATATGAAAGAGACGTGCATAGAAAAGAAGTACATGTATATAATTTAATCAACTCCAATTATCAGAAATTCAATTCATATACAGATGCAACTATTACTCTACAAATATACAAGGGTGGTATAGCAGCATTGATAGATAAGAAATGGCTTACGAATGGGCTCTATTTCTCCACCAAAGAAATGACAGATGAAGAAATACAAAAATTGAAAATGCTATATAAACCTATAGAAATGTACAGAGACGGAAAACTCATAGATAGATTTCGAGACTGTAAACAAGCAGCCAGATCTATAGATGCTACATATGATGTCATATGGTTAGCAGTAAAAGGTAAAAAAGAAAGTGCTCACGGTTACAAATGGAAAAAGTATGAATATAACAAAGAAAGTTGAAACTTCACGTATAAGTGAAAAAGAATATAGAGGTATACGAAGTAGATTGAGCTATAGTTCGATAAAACTTTTTGACACAGATCGCAAATCCTTCTACAAACAAATGGTGTTAGGTGAATTACCTACAGAGAAAAAGAGTATTGCGTTAGTTCTCGGGGATCTATGTCATCTACTACTGTCACTTCCAGAGTCATTCGATGAGAAGTTTGTCATAGCAGGTACACAGAGACCAAGTGGACAGATGGGGGATTTCACAGATGCATTGGTGGCCAGGGCATTGAAGACTATAGATGAAAATGGTGTACAACAGGATAAGTTCTCTGTGTTGTTCTCTGATGCGTTTAATAGTATAAAGTTTGACTATGAAGGTAACGAGATAGCGTTTAAGAAGAAAGAGATGTCTTGGGCTTTAGAGAAGTTCCAGGACAAAGAACCGGAGATGTACTACAAGGAGTGTATGGAGAGTATCGGTAGAACTGTTGTCTCTACAGCAACTATAGAGTCTGCAGAAAGGATAGTGGAAAAGATAAAAGCTCACCCGTACACATCAGGTATAGCTAACCTGGAGACAAGTGATGAGGTAGAAGTGTTTAACGAACTGCCGATACTGTTTGAACTGGAAGGAGTTGGTTACAAGTCTATGGTAGATAAGTTAGTAGTTTCTCACACAGATAAGGTTATAAAGACCTACGACTGGAAAACGACTTTTGATGTTGATAAGCCACAGTTTGCTTATCTGAAGTACGGGTACTATCTACAGGCAGCTATGTACAGAGATGCAGTAAGGATGTGGGCTAAAGAAAACGACCTGTCTGACTACAAGATAGAACCGATGGTGTTTGTGTTTTGCGATACTACAGGGTTTCAGGCCTCGATAAAGTTACTGTTGACAGATGACGATGTAAATAGGGCTTGTAGGGGGTTTATGTACAGGGGGATAAGGAGTAAGGGCTTACGAGAACTTCAGGCAGATATAGCTTGGTGCTTGTCTACTGGGGACTGGGGAAACTCAGAACAGCTAGACAAGACAAACGGCTATGTAGATCTTGGTTTACGTTATGGAACCCTGTAGAAACACAACTACCTGCAGGAAGCTACGAGAGGTGCAAGAACTACAACTTGCTACCCAGAACACACTTCCTGCAGAGTAGTTACTATGAGAGTAGGGCAGTTCTTACAGGTAGATGGAAAGAGGAAAAGTCGATGAAACCTGCACTGATGGCTATATACAGAGCTTTTGAGAGATAACATAACTACTATGTGGACTTAGGGGAGGTTGTTATGTTGCTCTGAAAAACGTCTGAAACACAAGCCCAGTGCAGGTTTTAGAAGAAAAAGAAGCTATCAAATAGGTGGAAGTATGAAAAAAGATATATGAAACAGTTAGATGGAAAAACGGAAACAAGCTGTATCTTTGTCAACGAGTTGGAAAACAACGATGATATGAGAAAGATACCTCCGATAGACGAAACACAGTTCAAAGATAACCCGTACACGTATGAGTTAACCATCCCGGTGACAAAGCTTATAAGCGATATAGAGTATGCTGAAAACGTAGATGGGATACTGGTAAATAAGGCGTTCTATCTGGAGCAAACGAAGAAGGTTGAGCTGTATATACACGAGAGTAGTGGTGCAAACGTAGCAGCTCTCTCAGATAGGGCACAGAGGCTGTTTCTGCACCTGTTGTACACTATGAAGAAGAACAAGGACTATGTGTATATCAACAGGCAGTACTACATGAAGAGAAACAACGTAAAGTCTCAGACAACGTTTAACGCTGCTGTAAAGGAGCTACACAGATATCAGTTTATACAACCGACACATGAGAAAGGTTGGTTCTGGATAAACCCACACAGGTTCTTCCCAGGTAACCGTGTAAACAAGTACCCAGATAAGATAAAGGTTGTAACAACATGGGACAAAACAGAGTAGGTATGAAACAACTATACAAAGAAAGAGGAAGAACAGGTAGATGTAAGAAGAGACCTGTCTATGCAGGAGGTCTGTATAGTAGGTTACAAGGAACACCTGTACAGCAAGGAGAGTTCTCTATAAAGCTGCTACAAAGTGTGTTCGGTGACTTGTTCTACAGAAAGCCAGAAGTGAAGCACGAAAGACCTATCCGGATACAGATATGGGGATATGGAAAGACGCAAAAGGCTGCTGACAGGAAAAGTATAAAGGCTTATAAGAAGTTCCAAAAACAACTGATGGACAAGGTAACAGTAAACGGTGATGAGATGAACACAACAAACATGTAAGATATGGAACAAGAAATGAGAAAAGCTGGTAGCAAGATACCAGATATGGTAAAGACACTGCAAGATGCAGGTTGGGTAACATATGAACACCATGACAACTGGTTCCGAAATGAAGAGAAACCAACAGATGGAAAAGCTCATGTAGGGCACGATCTCCATGATGCATACGCTATAGTAACTGGAGGCCAAACAAAACTAGCACAGGCAGTAGAGATAGTTTGTACAGCTCTCAGAACAGACTCAGGGTATTATGAAAGTTGGAAAGCTAACATAGCTATGAGTATGTATGATGAGTATATGGAAAGAGATAAAAAAGATGGTATAGTAGATATTCATGAAGTAGCTAACAAAGGAGCAGACAGGTTCCTACAGTTGCTGATATACAAACCCATGAACACAACAAACCAATAGAAGGATATGGGAGCAAACACAGGTGTAGATAACTGTATACAGATAGTCAAGAACAGGATAAAGAAACTAAAAGGTAAGTAGTTATGACAACTAAAGAAGAAGTAGAAGCTCTACAGAGAGTTATAAAGGTAGCACAAGAGCAGATAAAAGCTATAAGGAAAGAGTGTAAGCACGAACATGTACACCAAGGTAGGTGGTACTGTAGAGGAGAGGTATGGGGAATAGAGACAGGTTTTCACGATGCTATCTTGTGTAGTGACTGTGGGGATCTGATAAAACTGAAAACTTCACACCTCTCTGAAGACCTACCACAAGATGTTGTAGAAGCTATAGGACTGGAGAGGGAACAACAGGAAAAGGACTACGAAGAGCTTCAAAAAGAACAGCTATGACTCTAGCAGAACTTATAGAGCAGTTTCGACAAGCTTACAAAGAGCTAACTGGTAGAGAGGTTGTAGTACAGGAGATGTTTATAGTACCTATGAAAGAGATACACGAAAAAGCCTGTGTACTGTTCACTGTAGACCCACTGGAGAGTAGCCGCAGACACAAGTACCTGATACCCAGAACAGCAATGTTCCAGGTAGCTAGAGATATGAAGTACACCTACATGCAGATGGAAGTAGAGTGGGGATGGGACCATAGTAGCTGTCTGATGGCTCTACAGAGTAAGATAACCACTTACCCGGAGTACACAGAAGCTCTGGAGAAACTTAGAAACGCAGTAACAAACAAGTAAACACACAAGACATATGGCAAAAGGTACAAAGAAGGATGAAGAAAAGAAAGACAAAAGCTTGGAAGTTTCAGAGACTTATCGTACCTTAGCTGTATGATAGCAGGTGCCACTGCATTGATGATACTGATAGCCCTATATGGGGGATAGGATGGCACTCCTTGAACCTATATAGGGCTTGCTCATTGTATGAAAGAGTTAGAGATAAACAGTTTCGACTATAGCGAAGAAGAGGTTTGGAAACCTGTAAAAGGTTTTGAAGATAGCTACGAGATAAGTAGTCTTGGTAATATACGTAGTTGTACCAGGTTGATAAGGGCTACAACTAGACCTTGTCTTTTGAAAGGACAAGCTCTCAAACCAAAATTAGATAAGTATGGATATCTTCATATAGGTTTATATAGATATCAAAAAGGCAAATGGTTTACTCTACATAGACTTGTCGCTATAGCATTTATCTTAAACCCGAAGAACAAACCGTGTGTAAACCACATAAACGGGATAAAGACAGATAATAGAGTAGAAAACTTAGAGTGGTGTACAGTTTTAGAAAATAATCAACATGCGACTATAACAGGTCTTCGAGATGGGGTTGTTAGAAAAGGAGAAAAGTCTAACTTTTCTAAGTTAAAGCAAGTAGAAGTGGATGAGATAAGGAGAGATTACAACAAGAAAACTTGCAACTTGGAGTGTCTGGCAAAAAGATATAACTCATCAATATCTAACATATCACAAATACTAAACAATATAACATGGCAAAGATAAAAGATAACGTATCTGCAGACAAGTTAGCAGCACTAGAGGAAAAGTATGGAAAGAACTCGATAGTAAAGGCTAGTTCGTCTACTATAGAACGGGTAAAAGAAAGCACTTCTACAGGAAGTTTGACTTTAGATATCGCTACAGGTATCCAAGGTGTTCCAAAAGATGGCAAGATAACCCATATACTGGGCAAAGAAAGCAGTTCCAAGACAACGCTCTCTCTACACATCATCAAGGAGGAACAGAAGAAAGGAAACATGTGTGCGTTTCTCGATGTAGAGGGCACCTTGGACCTGAACTACGCAGAAAATATAGGCGTAGATCTCAGTAAGCTCTACATAGTAAACGTAGAGATGTTGCTGAAGAAGAAAAAGGAAAGTGAGATACAGGCGATCTCTGGGGAAGAGTGGTTGGAGATACTGTGTGACATGTTAGATACCCGGAGTTTTGGGATCATCGTGTTAGACAGTATCGCGGAACTTTGTCCGATGTCAGAACTTCAGGCAGGAGTAAGATCAGCAGGTATAGCAGGAGTTGGTAGACTTATGAGCAAGTCTCTCAGAACTATAAACGCTAAACTGATACCAACAAACTGTGGTTTGGTGTTTCTGAACCAGTACAGGGTAAACATAGGTGGATATGGTAACCCGTTTATAGAGTGTGCCGGAGAAGCTATGAAGTACTACACAGCTCTGAAGATAGAGATAACCAAGTCTCTGGATAAGGATAGTGATGGTGTGTATGGTTTGGACGTAAAGGCTAAGATAACCAAGTCTAAGGTATCTATACCCCACAAAGAAGCTGCGTACTATGTAGAGTTTGGTAAAGGTATACAGAGACAGAACGAGATAGTAGACCTGGCTGAAGAGCACAAACTACTACAGAAGACAGGTAGTTACTACAACAACGGAGAAACAAAGTTAGCTAACGGGTTTGATGCTATGGTTCAGTTCCTAAAAGATAACGAAGAGTTTGCGTTAGAACTGGAGACAAAAGTACTACAAGCTATAAGGCCAGATATAAACAGTATAGAAAAGTAAAGATATGGAACAGAAAAGTATAGCAGAAGCCTTTCAGGACATAGCCACTCTACTAAAAGATAGCGAAGGTATGGCTATTGGCAAAGTAGTAGGAAAACTTATAGATGTAACTATATGGCAACAAGAACTGATAGAACAACAGGAGAAGAGGATAGCAAGACTGGAAAGTTCTCCAGGACAGATGAGTTATGGATCACTATAAAACAAACAACATGAACGAGATAAAGAAAACAGACAGAGACTTCGAGGTAGAGTACACAGACAAGTCTGACGAATTATATGCAGAAGAACAGGGAAAACGGGAGATGTCACCAGAAGTACGGAACCTGTTTACCATATGGAACGCTATCACAGAAGTAAACCAAGAAAGAGATCGTGCTAACGAACAAGGTAGTAAGATGAACGATGCTCTTGCACAGATAAAGGTGAAAGGGTTGGTAGTTTACGAGAGTCTGGAACATCTGTTAAACGACTTGCTGTTAGTACCGGAAAAGGGAGCTATAAAACAGATACAAGAGATTGCAGAAAAGCTGTCAAGAACTATCTCTACAGGAGCTTATCTACAGATAAAAGGGGAGGAGTAGGTTATGTGTTTATGCCAGAAGAAAAGTTACGACAAGAAGGGATGTGAGACAGCACTAAACGCTCTACAGAAGAACTCTCGAACAAGAGATAGAAGTCCCTGCAGGTGTTACAAGTGTCCTGATAGTGATGTGTATCACCTGACAAGTAGAGAAGATAACGATGGAGGGTTTGGGAACAGGTTTATCAAGCCGATAAAGTTTACAAAGAAATGGGCAAAACTTTTGAAACTAAACAGGGAAAACGACATATGAAACTGAAAGATGTAAAAGAAGGACAGAAGTTCCGAGTACCTAACAGTAGTAGAGATGTGACATGGACAAGGACTGCAGAAGAAGAACAGTATATGGGAGGGGTAGAGCAAGGAGATGTAAGATGGTATATCAGAGTAGTTTCAGATACAGAAGTAGAACTTATCTCTCCAGATACAGAACAGCAAACAGTTCCAGTGTTAGGCACTACAGATAAGGAGGGCTATACAGTTGTAGGGCTAAACAAAGCAAGGACTATCCGAGAACACAACTCTCCAGACATCGTAGAAGAACACGAAGAAAGTGTAACTGATAAGTATCCCGGTTATAAAGCTTTTATGAAAAGCAGAGAAAAACTCTCCCAGAAAGGTAAAGAGTTAAACAAGGAGAACATAGAAGCTCTTGGTTGGATTTGGTCAGAAAGAAACGGATGGTTTGAGGCACAAGAACAACTGTGGCTGATGACTGTAGGTTATGCAGAACAGGTATGGGTAAACGTTTGGAGTGATGAGAACGAGTATGGGCAGTACCAAGGTTATCTACCAGATATAGCAGCTCTCAGACAACTTATGTTATGGTTAGGTATAAACACAGATACAGATGGGATACTGGGTACATAGATACCGTAAGATACCAGATACAAGTCATCCGGGTATAGGTAAACAGAGGTTCAAAGTGACACTGTCACCTAAAGAGTTCTCAAAAGGAGATGTTCTAAACATGGGTAACAAGAACACTCAAGTAAAAGTAGTCAAGGTGTACAAGTATAACTGGTGGAGAAAGCTGTTAGTGTGGTTCGGTTATCCAAAAGTAAAGTTGTTTACAGGTATAAAAGTTGAAACTACAGAAGATGGAAAAAAGTAACAACTTCCAAAGAGATGAGGTATATATACATGATGTAGTATGGAAGTATACATGCAAAACAGGACCGTTGATAGTACTTAGAAGAGCAAACATTAGAAAAATCAGAAGAGTATGCAAGAAAAGATGACCTACTGGGAGCACAAGTATACGTATGCCATACAAGACCTAAAACAACTGATAGATGCTCAAGAGAACAACACCCCTAAAGAAGTCAGGAAGCCTGAAGAGAAGTAAGTTGAAAGCAAAACCTCGAACAGAGGAACAAAAAGAGATAGATAGGTTAACCAGAGATGCAGACAGAAGGTTTTGTGAAGAGTTATGGAGAACAAGAGGCCCAAGAAGTGAAGTGTCAGGAACATATCTCGGTTCAGAACCCAACTGGGCATGTGTTCATCACCTCGTTTCAAAAGCAAAGTATCCTGTTTATAGGTATGACAGCGATAACGTGATCTTGCTAACTCTACAGGAACATGCAGATACAGAAAACGGAAACCCTTCAGAGATAGTGAGAAAGAGAACTGAACAAGTAAAACAAAAGTATGGGTTATGAAAGATAAAAAGATAACGATAGAAGGTGAAGAGTTTTACTATAGAGCTGTATGGATATCTATGGAGTATGGTGGTTTTTGGAACACGATGTTCTACAGAGAAAAGAAAGAAGTAAAGAGATGGTTTGGGTTATGGACAGAAGAAGAACCTGTAGAACTTTTTACTGTAAGTGGCTGGATAGAGGATGTTGAAAAGTACCCAACAAAACAAGCTCTTACAAACGAGATAACCACAAAGTACCAGTTATGGAAACTTACAACAGAACAGCAAGTTCTACGTAAACTGGAGATAGAAAGAGGAGAACTGATCTAAGACACAACAGCCAGGACAGTATCTGTAAGAGGTTTAAACTCAACTAAGTTGTTCTCTTCAGCAGCTTTATGGACCATGTTCAAGATCTTGGTTATGTTTATAACTGAGATATCTCTACCAGATAAAGGTTTCTTGTTCTCTATACGGTCTTTAAGAGCTAGAGAGTCTTCTGTAGTCAGACCGTTTATGAGATGCTCATATATGGTATACAAGGCATGGATCTCTGTGTTGGTGAAGATGACTGGGACTTTAGCTCCACTTTTTATGTGTGGTACATTTTTTTCAGTGCTCATGTTGTAACTTTAGGTTCGATACAAAGATATAAAAGATATGCAGACAAAACAAGAGATCATAGAAGGTATAAAAGATGAACTTAAAGAGTGTGGATGGTATGACCTGTTATGGCAGTTTGTCTGCAGTAGATCCATGGAACAGATAGTAGATAAGTTACTGGAGATAAAGAACACTGGTAGTAGGATAACACCAAAGCTCTCGGATACGATGTTCCAGTTCTTCCAGTGTAAACCAACTGACGTTAAGGTAGTACTACTGACCAGTCTCAAGTCAAACGAGTACGGGCACAGTATACTACCTTTTCTTCAGGATATAACCCCTATGAAGAAGATACGTGACAGTTTAGAAGGTACAGCTCCAACTAAGTGGGGTAAACAAGGAGTTCTACAGGTCTCTACAGCTATGACTAGTTCTGTAGGTATGGAGCACCATTATGATATATGGAAGGAGTGGACAAGTTACCTAGTCAACAAGATCAACGAGATACACCCGGAAGATATCTGGGTAACTTTTGGGAAGGAGGCTGAGATATACTTAGACCAGATACAAAGCCCTCACAAGAGAACAGTGCAGATATGGCCCGAAGTACGCTGTAAAGATACCTGGAAGTGGATAAACGAAACACTGCAGAAACAAGGACATCAACAGGTACAGTGGGAAAGAGCAGTTAAAGAAGTAAAAACAGTATGATATGGAAAGAAAGAAACTATGGGTAAAAGGAGAAAGTTGGACTGTAGAAGGTCAGGAAGGTATAGTATGCGGAGAACTACAGAAGATGCTATATAGTTTGAGTTCTGCTGATATAGTAAAGATAGATACAGATAACAGAGAGAACCGAACGTATATCACTTCAGGACACTGGGAAGAAGAAAACGATGCAGAGTTTAAACAAAGGTTGGCAAACGAACAGATGAGTAAAAGGAACAAAAGCAACTTGGTAGTTATACACACGTCAGAGTATGACCAACTAAGAGAGAAAGCTGCTATGTACGACCAACTATGTAAGTAACTGGTAGAACTCCTGAGTGTACTGTACTCTCTGTTGTAAGCCGTTTTGTCCACCGTTCACTTTCTGTGTAACTGCTGTGATAGTTGCAAGATCGGTTCCACGGTCACAAAGTGCCCAAAGGTTGTGTGTTTTGAAGTACCAGGCAGCAGATATAAGTTGGTAGTTTGTAGCTATAAGGTTAGGATCACTGTCTGCAGGTAAACCGATAGAAGTGAAAAAGGCTTGGATGTTTGTTTTACCAGTTAACTGCACACAACCACGACCACGATAGTACCAACCTTCTCCTGAACTTTCAGGACCATTGCCATTTCTACTAGCATAGATACGGTTAGCTATACGTTCTGGTTGATGTGCAAAACTCTGAGCTTCGTTGATGTCAGAGAAGTGAGTATGAAACATAACCCACAACTTCTCTCCGGAGTAGTTTAAGTTCTCTGTAAAAGCTGTCCAGTTACCACACTCAAGCTTACACTGACCCAAAAGGTTAGACAGTCGTTTGGGACCGTCTACACCAAGAGGGAAGGTTTGAGGTATCTGGTTATAGATAAAGTCTGGTAAGTGATCTTGTAGTTTAGATATGTCCATTATACAGAGAAGTGTTTGAACTCTAAGTAAACGTGTCTACCTACACACATAGGAGGTTTTTTCTGACCACCAACAGAGATCATACTGTTTCCGATGATCTGACCGTTGATCTTTGAAACCTGATAGAAGTATCTGTTGCCGTTAGGGAAAAAGCACTGATGTTGTCCTGCAGGTGCTACCATCTGTGTGTTTGGGAGAAAAGCTTCTGTACAAGGACCGTTACCCTTATCGTAAGTCTTAGAGTTCTTCGCTCTCATGGTTGATAAGATCGGAGCACCTGTAGTATCTAAAGATACGTAGTAGAAAAGACTACAAGGTTGTGTAGTAAACGGAGCATTGTTAGGTGAGTGAGTTACCCAGTTATAGTTAGCACTTTGAGTGGTGTTTTGCATAGTAGTACGTTTGTAAGCAAAGTTAGTTAAAAAAGAAACATAAAAGATATGAAGACAAAAAAGATATATGGCATGGTACATATAGTAGAAAACCATAACGGAAGTATATATAGGTTATCGGATAGCGGTACTATGATAGTAACTATCCGGCAGAAGAGTGTATGGTTTGAAGACTATGAAGAGTGTACAGATGTCCGGGAAACAGAGTTTGAGACAACGTGTATGAACCTGAGAGTAAACACTTGTCTGCCAGGTAACATCATAGACTACATAACTACAGAACCACCAGATATAGAAGATACCGAGTATGCTCTTTACTGGGAAGGTGACAGAGTAAAACGAGACTACCTGGACAGACCTTTGTATAGGTTGTTCAGATATGCTCCGGATACAGAGTATAAGTTGTATGGAGTTACTTAAAGTACTGATCAGAAGTAAGTGACTCCCAATGATTTCGGAGACTTATGATCGGAAGTACTTTCAACGTTTTCTCGTAAGCCTTTAGTTCTCCCTTGTGTATACCGTTAGTGTAGTAGTGATCTCCGTATGGTGGAAAAGGTAACTGCATCGTTTCCATCAGTGCATCACCAAAGTTAGCCATAGTACCAAGGGAGGCTATAGGTGACTTGAGCATCTGGTACTGATACTTGCTACCTATGATAGGTATATACATGATCTGGCTTTGAAGTACACGTTCAGACATCCTATGTAGGAAGTTTATCCACTTACGTAAGTTCTTATCGTCTTCAGGTATACCTTGTTCTATGGACTTGATAACTGCTATAAGAGCAAACCCGAACATAAACACACCAAGATCAAACAAAGTTTTACGTATGTTAGACCTCTGGTTATCAGATAACCCTTCCCAGTTCTGCTCCATCTTATCTTTGATAGAACCTTCAAAGTGCTTCATATCTGCTACAAAGTTCAAAGTTGTCCGGTAAGACCCTTCTATTTCTCCAAAGTTCTGGTGTGTGTAACTGTTAGCAAACCTACTCTTGAAACCAGGCCAGATAACCTTGTGGAACATCATGCCAAGTTTACCCAACCAGTGTTTAGACACAACGTTCTGTTCCATAGCCGCAAAAGGCCCGTGTTCCATGTTGTTTACATCCTGCAGATAGCCAAACCACTTAGTCATCTCTTTGTCTCCAGCAACATGTTCAAAACCCTTCACAGGAGTCAGTTTACCTGTAGTCTTATCAAAGTTCCAGCAATCCCACAACTTCTTGGTAGAACTATCTGCCCCTTTTATGTTCTTAGACTTCATAGTAGCTATTGCCGGAACTGCTTGTATGAAGTACTCTGTAGCATGTTCGTTCATAGTAGCTAAGTGCCAGAAGCCTTTGTCTGGAGCAAACATCTTAACTGGTACTTGGTATAAAGCTACAAGAGCTTCCCCTTTAGAGTGATAAGGTGTCTTGTTACCAGATAGTTTACCTTTTGTCCATGCAGGAACCATCTCTTTCCAGTACTCTCCTAAAGCACTTGCTAAAGACCTCATACCAAAGTGTTGTCCACCTACAGCAGATCTTGCTATGTTGAACATACCCATGGAACCTACAGACAAAGAGGTTAGAGGTTGACCTGCAAAAGCAAGTATACCTGTGTATCTAGCCATGTTCTCAGCCATCATCTTCATGAAAGAGTTGTCTCTCTCACCGGAGTTGTACATGATAACCTCACATATATGTTTAGCCATCTTTTCTGCATAAGTCTCCTGTAGAGCCAGTGGTTCAGTGGTACCTTTTTTGTAAATAGTCCTGTTCAGAGTATCTCTCTCAAAGTATCCTCCAGTCTCTGTCTTTAGCTGTATAAGTGCTCTAAGTGCCAGTACTTTATCTTCTATCCTGTCTTTTTGGATATACTTCTCTGCTTGAGGTATAAAGTCCATCAGACCCTTAGCTATATCCTGTTCTACTTTGTCAGGAGTGATCTTTCTCATCTCTGCCTGGAGACTTGCTTTGAGTATATCTCTCTGTTGTCTGTAGTAGTCTTGTTGATGTTTCTGTTTAAACTCTCCAGTGGTCTTTCTGCTCTCCAGGTCAGCTATCTGTTTGTTCAAGTCTTGTATCCTCTCCTGATCTCTGAAGTCCCCTGTATATCCTACAGGTATAGACTGCTTAAAGTTTCCAGCTTCATCTACCATCCTCTCTCCATAGTAAGTACCGTAAGTAAACTGGTCTTTAACTGACTTCCCGATAACTCCAAGTAAACCATTTAGACCTTCAGCCTGTTTACACTGTTCCAGCCATGTAGCCTCTTTAACAGGCATCTTTCCCTTCATGTTCTTTATAACAGATAACGGAAGTTCACCATAGTAACTATCTGCTAACTTCATCCAACTATCATAGAACTCTTTTCTTGCTTTACCTACTGAAGACTGATCGTTTAACATCTTCAGATACTTCTCATCTCTTAGTTCTAAACCGTCAGTTCGTTTATCTTTAACTTCTTTAAAGTGAGGGTTTACTACCCAGATGTTTGTTCTGTCTCCTACTACTCCAGTAAACTCTCCTTTCTTGTCGTATATCTTTTCGTAAACATCAGGTATAACTATATAGTGTTTCTCTCTGTACTCTCTATAAGCTGCACTTTCAGGATGTCTTGGTTCCCAGATACCGTACTTGTTCTGGTACTCATGTTGGCTACGGGCATCTTTGAACTCCTGTGTATACCTCTGGTACTGTCCTTCTACATAGTCTTGTGATACTTTGTCGTAAACTTCAGCTCTTGTAAGGTTTCTGTAAGCTTCTTTTTTGTTGTGTAAGTCTTTGTTGTAAGCTATAACTTCCGGAGAGTTCCCTTCTTTCTCTTCCAGTTCGTTACCGTTATCGTCCAGTATAAGGTCTCTAGCACTTTTAACCATATCCCAGTACTGCTTACCGACTCTCTGTGTAAGTGTACCATCTTTGTTGGTCATAAAGTCATACATACCTTTCTGGTACTTCTTAGTTCCAAGAGCAGTAAAAAGCTTCTGCTGCATGTCCTGAACTTTCTTGACAGTCTCTACAGATATCTGGTTACCAAAGAACAGGGCATCTCTCAGTTCTTTATCCATAGCACTTATACCTAAGTCCCTAGTTCCGTGAGGAGCTTCTAAGTTGTAAGTAGCTTGTGTTATATCTGGTGACATACCATATATCCACTCAGTTATAGTACTATCAGGTATAACTTCTGGTGGAAAGTTTTTACGGAACTGTGTGGCAAAGTACCCTTGTAAACCCTCTCTTATAGCTTCCTGCAGTTCGTTCAGAGAACCTACTACTTGTGCATACTCTTTATGTTTAGCTCCTGTTTCCCTGTCTACCAGTTTATAAACTCCTTGATAACCATCTAAGAACTTACTTGCTTGTATAAGTATCTGTGGATATCGCTCTTCTTTCAGTGTGTAGTTGTTGGTATCTCTGATAAAGTCCATGGTAGTTTCTACCTGTTTACGGGTATACTCCATGAAGTCCTTCATAGCAGAGTTATAGTCACCGGCGTCTCTGCTGGTTATTAGTGATCTTCTGAACTGTGTAAGTGTGTCTATCGTCTTGTTTTTTATCTCTGCACCAGGTTTAGAACGGTTCAAGTCCTGTAACCAAACTTGTCTTTGGTTTAACAAGTCTATAGCTTTATCTACTACAGGTTTAAGCGTATCAAGTTGTTCAGCACCTTCTGCTTCTTTTTCTACCTGCTCATCACTTTTTGGTTCGTTTGAAGGGTTTTGTGGGTCTATATCACTGTAGTCATAACCTGGACGGTTCATCTGTAACTGGGAAGGGTTCTGCTCGTCTATCTCTGTAGGTATAACTAAGTTGACATAAGGCTCGTTATCTGTAGGAGAGTAGTAAGAAACTCCTTCCTTTTGTATACCAGTTATACCACTGATCCCTTTCTCTGTTTTAAGAAGCATGTGCAGGATATATAACCCTGTTACAGGAACTCCTTGTAGCTCCATCAGTTTCCCACAGCAACCTAACTGGATAGCATGTTGCAGGTCTTTAGATAGCTCTATACCTGCAGCTTTAAAGACAGAACCTTCCTCCATTTCCCATGAACTGAGATACTTATCACTTTTTCGGTCTTTTCCAGTCTTTGCATCTTTTATCAGAGCTGCAGTTAGAGAGTTTTTTAGATCTACTATCTTGTTATCAGTACCATCACGAGATAAGAGTAACAGGTCTATAGCTGTAGCTACCCCACTAACAGGATCTATAGCTTCTACTTCAGGTAGTGCTATATAACCTTTAGCTTTGTAGTCTTCTATAAAAGCACCAAGTATCTTATAAGCAGTTCGTTTTATATCATCGGGTATATGAGATGTTTCTATCTCTTCTACTTTCTTATCTATAGCAAGCCCTTCTAAGATACTATGTACATCTGTACCTATATCAGCTATCCACTGTAAGTCTGCTTGTTGAGTTTCTGACAGTTTCCCCTTTATCAAAGTTGTTATACCTGGATACTCTCTCCCTTGTACATCCATGTGTTTGTGAACAGGTAAACCGTTCTCTTTTTTGATCAACATAGCTGGTATATGTGGCTTTACACCAAGATGTTCTGCCACTTTCTCATAACCTTCGTCTTTCAGATAGAAGGCTTTTACAAGAGCTTTTTGTACATCTGAAGTGTGTTTACTGGATAGCAGGTCTTCTATATACTTTTTAGCGTCATCAGATACATGATCGAGTTTCTGGTAGTATATCTCACCTCGTTCAGCAGCTTCCTCCATCTTACGTATCTTCTCTTTAGATAGTCGTGTAGTTTTAGCTCCCAGTATATCTTCAGCTATAGTATCTTCCCACTTCTTGTCTTTAAACAGAGACTTGATGTAGTTCCACAACCTTTCCCACCACTTCATAGCTTTCTGGTCTTTAAACTTACCAGCTATAACCTTTGCAGCTATCTTTCCAGCAGCTTCTTCAGCTATCTTCTCTTCGTCAGGTTCTCCGTCTTTCTGATACTGCGGATCATCTTTGTACTGTTCATACACTTCGTCAAACTCATCTCTGTTTCTTACGTCTTTTATGATGTCTCTGTAGAGCTTACTGTCTTTGTCCAACATCCTGACATAAACGTGAGTAGCTTCTTCTCCCAGTGTAGTTATATCTGCTTTACCGTCTACTACAGAGACAGTCTTTTTAAACGGTTCATACATAGCTGCAAAGTCCTGACCTTCGTCTTTAAGTCTTTGTACGTCTACGTTTGCTTTGGATAGGAACTTCTCTACTACTTTGTCGAGTTCTGGTATAGGTTTTTCTTTTGTTGAGGTTTTCTGAAAAGAGATAGGGGCTTGTTTAACAGGACTTTCTTTCTCAAACGTAAAGTGTCTGAAACTTGGTATCTGTGCAAACTTTCCGTTCTCGTCTATGTTAAAAGGTTTATAGTGTACAAAGTCTAACATATCTTTAGCTCTACCTAGTCTCAACTTCTCTAAAAAGACTTGTTTCCAGTCCTGGTAACCTTGTTCGTCTTTGTCTAACCGGTCATGTTCCTTTGGTTTTATAAAGAGGTCTATCCCATGTTCTCCTATCTTTCCAGCTATACAGATACGGTTATCTTTATCTACAAAACTCTTAGTTATCTCAAACTCCGGGAAGTTCTTTTTGATGTTCTTGAAAAATGAGTAGTTATCTATGTTTTCTATTATCTGTTTATGGAAAACTTTAGATACCAAGTTTTGCCCGTAGTCATAGGCAAGATACTTTGCTTTTCTGATGTCTTCCTGTAGTTCCTTGTTAACAAGATGGTTTTGAACAGTAAAGTCTAAGTCATGTAAGTTCTCGTCAGGTGTTCTGTATAAAGTACCTTGTTTTCTAACGGATAAACTACCAGTTAGTGTAAGTCCCATATCATGAAACCTCTCTACTATCTTCTTAGCTACAGGGTCTTTAGCTATAGTCTCTTCATAGTTAACTCTCTGTTGATCAGGAGCAAGTTCTGTCTGGAACTTCTGATAGTTTTTGGATAAGATGTCGTTAGCAAGATCATCAGCTAACTCACCTACATGTACTCTGTTCTTATCAGACTTTACAAAGAGACTCTTCAGGCTCTCCCATATCTGTCTAAGTATACTGCCTATAGTCTTTTTAGTAGCAGGTGGAAAGTCAGCTTTGCTCCAGAACTCACTCTTTCTGTTTGTATAACTATCTTTAGGAGCTTCCCAGTTGTTTCTGATACTATCAGCTAAGAAGTCTATAGTTATAAGCTCCTTTATCTTTCCATCAGGAAGGTTTGGACTTTTGTCTTTGTACTGCTGATATATCTTATCGTAGTCAGGTATAGACTCTATGTTTCTCTTCAGGTCAGTAACTATCTTGTTCTTACGCCCTAACATGGAGTAAGCTACATAAGCAGTCTCTTTAGCTACATGATGTAAGTTACTGTGCTTTCCGTATAAGATAACCTTGTTCATCAGATCTACGGCACTTATGGCATCAGAACCGATAAGGTCTTTAAGGTTATCTAAGTGCTTACTCTCAAACCCAAGACCGTTTGTAAACTCTGTAAGTCGCTCTTCTAAGTTAACAGGTTTTGCAACTTTCTGGTAGTACCTTTCTTGTCTTTGTTCTACAGGACTCATAGATACACGTAGACCGTTACCTTGTATAGATACTCTTGCTCCTTCTGCTTCCAGTTCTTTTTTACGTGCTGATAGCTTCTGATAGTCAGATATACCGTCTATCTGTTCTGTCCAGACATGTTCAAAGTCTCCAGGGAAACGAGGTCTTGGATAAGACATAGGATCATACTTAGTACCGGCTTTTTCGTGTTCTAACCAGACACCCATAGCTTCAGTCTTACCTATACGGTTTTTCAGTTTCTCCCAGTCAGGACCATGTGGACACCTATCTATCATTACTTACAGTGTTTTAGTTGTTGTTCTATCTCTTCTTTTGTTATATCGCTTTGTGAAGGTACAACAGGTTTGTCTATCATATCTATTAGTTCATGATTAGTTATAGTAAATATTGGCTCATCTCCATTTGGATTTGTTTCAGGATCCCATTCATTTAAAGGAACTAAGTCATATACTTGAGTTAAAGACAATATACTTGATTGTATATCAAAACCATCCTTACCAGTTTTATCTCCCATCATTTGGTAAAACTCATCAGTAGATAACTCATCATAAACTTTACCACTTCTTTCTTCAGCAACTCTCTTCATTAAATCGGATGAACTCTCCTGTGATGCTTGTACCTTATATTTCTTTCCTTTAATACTAACAATACTTCCCTCTCCTATTTCCGTAGGTACTGGTGAAGAGATAAAGTTATAATTCTTTTTTATATCTTCTATTCCCTTATTCAATTCTGCTGATGATAAATTGGGATTTAACTGCTTAAAGAGTTTTATAGTATCTTCAAACATCTCTTTCTTATCCTCAATCATAGCATTTACTAGTTGTTCTCCTTGTAAGTTTCCAAACCTAAGTCTCATAAATGCTTTTACACCATTAGATGAAGATACTACAGGTTCTGTAGGTTTTTGCTCAAACCTCTGTTTAAACTGCTGTTCGTTTGCGATATCTTTGTGGTTTATATCTCTGAACATGTACCCTTTTGGAGCAAGTACTGTAGTAGGTATACCTAACCGTTGTGTTGCTTTTGCACCTGCCTCATCCATACCTGTTTGTCCACCACTGTTAGCACTAGTTATAGTTACTTTCAGATCTGGTGACTCAGTTACAGCTTTAAGAAGTTTGTAAGTGAACTCGTCTAACTGTTGTTGGGTGTACTTACTCTTCAGGGTATATATACCATTACCTGCTATGTTAAGTGATATCTCCTTTTTAGCAAACATATCAGAACCTGCAGATTCGTTTAACATCTGTACGATCTTGCTTACTCTCTCAGGAGTTATGTCTAAACCTTTGTTAAGGTCTATCGGTATGTACTTTTTCCCTTGTGCAGTAACACTGTTTTTAGTTAGCTTTTCTCCAGGTGTAGTAAAGTCTGTAGCAAGTGCAAGAGTAGCATCAGATGAGGCATTTATACGTGTTCTGGAAGGGTAGTCAGCAAGAGGATGTTCTTTAAAAGTGATGTTTCTCATAAAGCTTGAAGATACAACAGAAGGTTCAGAAGTCATAACTTTTGGCTCTGTTTTTTCTCCACTTATCTCTTGTAAAACCTGATCAGGGTTAAGTCCTTCTAGGTCACCTCTTGTTTCTCCGTTATCGCTATATATCCAGTTACCATCTATAAAACCCGGTGCTATCTGATACTGGTTCCAAAGAGCTTCTCGTGAGGTCTTGTACTTGTTGTTTTCGTTGGTTCTTACTGCGTTTGTCTCAGCAGCTCTTTGCTCTTCTACAGACTTTGGATAGTCACCAAACACAGCTTTAGCACCTCTCCACTGTTTACTGTCTCCGTCTACAAAAACTTCTTTGTAAGCAGCCACTTTTTCTCCTTTGTACTGTGGTAGTTCTGGTAAGACTAAAGGTTCTTTTGGACCTTTTCTCATGTAGTCCTCTATCTGCTTTTTAAACAGTTTCCCCTCTATAGTCCTGTAGTATCCCGGCTCATCTCCCTCTTTTAACTTCTCTTTTTTTGCTATAAACTTCTGACTGTCTTTGTGTGTAGCCCAACTGTCTACAAACTTATCTTGAAAAGTAGCCTGATCTGTACCAAACAAGTCTCTGAACTGTTCTTCAGACATAGGTTTAGACAAGGCTTTTGTTACTGCAGACATCCTATCTGACCACTCTCTCATCATGTGTGGTGGTATAAACCGGATAAAAGAACCGTTCTTGTACTGTCCACCGTCTTTAACAAACAAATAGTTTAAGAGTGTTAAAGCTCCTTTGTGTACACTTCCACGTTTATCACCGACCATATCGTTTATAGACCCAACCACTTTAGCTTGTTGCTGGTCACTTAACCTTGTCCAGGTGTTAGCTATAACTGTGTTTATCTCTGTTCTCTTGGCTTTCAGTACAGTGTTTAAGAAACTGTTTAGTGCGTAGTTCTTGACCTTGTCTGTAGAAGTAAGCTCTCTCAGGTCAGTTAAAACCTTGATGATAGACTTACTACTGTCAGAGTTATCCCACAGTAGGTTCTGGTTCATAGTATCTGTAACCTCTGTTCTGCCTTTCTGGTCTAACCACGTCTTGTAAGCTGTAAGGGATATATAAGACCGGATATCATGGTTCAGTTGAGATCTTGCTATCTTATCACTCTCCGGTAACTTAACTTCAGCCAAAGTAGCTTTCTGTATATCTCTGAAGACTGGAGAACGCTCTATAAACACTTTCTTACCAAGTTCCTGTATAACTTTAAAGACTTCGTAGTTAGCACTCATGTTGCCATGTCTCTTTTCTATCACATCTCTGACATCCAAAGGTTTCTGTGTCTTGTGAAACTCTTCGTCAGTAAGTCCTATACCAAGTTCTTTCAGACCTTCTTGTACGTGATCTATAGCAGTCCAGTCAGAGAGTAACCTACCAGTATCCATCCTCATAAACCTGCTCATATACCTAAGAGGTTCTGTGATCTGTTTCATGGTTCTCAGGTCATCCAAAAGAGTGTAGTCTATATCTCTGTCAGACTTACCACTTTTGATATACTCTGTTAACTTCTCGTTGTTAAGCTCTACCCTCTTAGCTCCTTCGTCAGACAAACTACTGAGCATCTTACTTAGTTCCTTATCTGCGTTTACACCATAACCAAGTTTGAACGGTTTCTGTCCATAAGCAACCTTTTTAGCATATCTGTCCCACACTTCAGTTAGTGGATACAAGAGAGCACTGTCAAGAGGTAAACCAAGTTTCAACATATGTGTAAGTACCATAGCGTACTCCCTGGTAAGTTTGAGCTTTGAAGGTATAGAGTTCTTTGGTGCATCTACATGTATCTGTGCCATGATATCTGCGTTCCTATCTCTGGTAACTTCCGGCTCACCTTTAGCTCCTTTGTACTCATCATACTGCACACCACCGAAGGTAAACGGTACAGACAGTTTCTTGTTGAACTGGTTTAGAACTGCAGTAGCTTGTATCATGTTAGCTACTCCACCTATACCTTCACCACCTTGTTTCAGTGTTTCGTAAGCTTTGTTCTGCCCCAACATACTGTTCAAGTCTCCGGTCTTGCCTTGTAACTGGTCAGCGATATCTCTGCCCCACTTACTTGTTTCTCCTTCCAGTAACTTGTCTGTAAGGTCTTTGATGATATCTTCTACAGGTTGTGTACTTGTAGCTCTGTTTATCAGTGCGTCTTTCCCACCACCGGACACATGCTCTCCAGACAGAAGTGCTAACTGGGCATGAAGTGATCTGTTTGTAAGCACTCCGTTGTTAAGTTTATCACCTCCTGCTTTTGTAAACTCTTCAAGTGTAGAAGGTAACTTGAGTTCTTTTAGAGCAGATATAAGGATACTTCGTTCAGATGAAAGTATAAGCGATATATACCCTTCTTCAGTCCCTTCTAACTCTTTCACTTTATCTTTAACTGAGTTGCTCTGAGACTTATATAAAAGATACTCTTCAAACTTATCTTTATCACTTATAGCTGCACCATACTGTACTCTTTTTTTACTTCTATCTAAAGAGTCCTTCAGTTCATCGTATCTCTTATCGAGTTCTTTAAGTTCCTGTTTGAGTTCGTTCTGTTGTCTTATAACAGCATGTCTTGCCGCTTTACCTTCAGGTGTACCCAAGGAAGCGATATCTATCTCAAGATCGTGTTTATCGTGTTCGTACTGACTCTTTTCTATAGCTCCGGCATCATATCTCTCTGTTAAGTGCGCTATCTGTTTACGTAGCTCTTTTACCTGTCTGCTGATAGCAGGATCATAGTGTTCAGTTCTCTCAAAGTCTGAAGATATCTTTCGTATAGCAGCTTTAATCTCTTGTCGTTTATCACCGATAGTTTTAAACTCCTGTAGTTCTTTAGGGTCACTGTTATCCACAAAGTATGTCTCAGGTATAGCTACAAACTTGGAGTCGATATCCAAGTCCTCACCTGTAGCAGTCATAACATCCCTTGACTGTACCATAGTGTTACCCAGAACATCAGATAACCTGTCTACCCAGTGTACTCTCTTATAGCTCTGAAAACCTGTACCCGGTGTACGTGCCCCAAAACCATAACCAAGAGCATCTGAGAACTTACCGTTCTTTTTCTCGTCTACAGTCATAAACGGTCTCATAGCTTCACTATACCAGTACAAGACTTTACCGTTGTCATCGTACTGTGGAACGTTATCTCTTAACCTGTCTGCTACCAGATCACTTTCAGCTAAACCGTAGAACTTGTCGTCACCAGATAGTTTCTTGTAAGAAGTTGGGTTTTTCTTGAACTCGTCCATAGGAACTATATCCCAAGTCTTTGGTTGACCATCTTCAGTCAAGGTTTTAACCCTTCTCATCACAGACATACCTGCATCAGAACGAAGTGTCATCTTCCACATCGGTACTTTCTCTTTACTTACACCTTTGATCATACCTGATAACCACATACTTGTAGCCTTTTCTACTAGTGGTGGAAGGTTTATATCGTAGTGTTCCTGAAAGAGTTCAAGTGTTTGAGCATCTACTCCGGTAGCCATCAGAGTCGGTAAAACTTTGTCCTGGAACTTAGCCTGGTCAAACTCTATCTTGTCTAAGTCTTTCAGATCAGTTATAGGTTCAAAGACTTCAGAAATAGCAGTTAAGAGGTTGTTAAGAACCCTCTGTCTGTTACTATCCATGTAGGTCTTGATAACTTCTCCGGCTTTAACATGTTTACCATCAAAGTACACAGACTTGTTTGCGTCCTGGTTAGAGAGTATCTGTTTATCTGGCTGTGTAGACTTGTTACCTGTAGAACCAGTCATAGGGGTCTGTGTCTGCCACCTCATAAACTCTCCCTGTATCTGGGTATAAGTCTTAGCTACATCACCTTGTTCTATCTCTTCTGTTGTTGGTACGTTGACTTTAGCAGCTTTAGAGATAGACGTGTTACCGATAAAGACAGGTTGTTGTTTCTCTTTCTCTTGTTCTTCAGCACTGTTAAGTCTTTCGTGTAGAACCTCTCTACCCGGTAAAGCTACCCACTCTCCGTTTACCTTATAGCTAGTATCCTGTCTGTTCAACATACCTACAGAGTTCTTCAGGTATATATCTGTGTCTTTGTAGATATCTTTGATAGAGTTCATCACTGCATCGTTTTCATGCATTGCTTTGAACTGTTTTAGTGTAAGATCTTTTCCACGTATAACTGTCTCTATCAGATCGTTGTGAAGTTCACTTAACCTACCAGTTCCTTCTAACAAAGTCTTGTATCCATAAGGAGTCACATTGGCCTGACCGTCATCACTCTCTCCTTTAGTCCCATGTATAGTTGTAAACTCTGTAACCGGGTAAGTGATCAGTTGATAACTGGAGACTGCAGGTTTATCTACAGTACTAACTATAGGGTTCATAGACATACCTTGCCCGTTGTTACCAGCCATACGTTTCCACCAGTCCTGTACATCTTTAGAAACCTTTGCTTTATCTCCGTACAAGAGCCTGGATATACCCAAGTAGCTGATGTAGTTGTTGATATAGACCTGAGACAAGTTATGGTCAAACTGTCCTGCTTTCAAGTTCAGAGCACTGTTCTTTTTCTCGTCAAGGCCTTTAAACAAGTACTTTGGTAAGAGTTTGTTCTTACCGTCTTTACCTATAAGTTCCTGATCTGTAAGTTGTTGTTTGTACTCTTCAACTTGTTTAAACAGTTCTTTCTGAGCACCGTTTAGAAACTCTGTTTTGTGTTCTTCCAGTTTGTCAGGTTCTGCTTCTATCTTAGTTCTTAGTTCTTCAGACATAAGTCCGTTAAGAGACAACAGTTTTAAACCTTTCTCTTTACCGTCATGGTAGTCAGTTATCCATTTTCCACCTTCGTCTATAACCTGCTTTCTACCCTTATCTATCTCTGCTTTAACTCTCTGTATCCGGTCACACTCTGTCTGTAGTTCCTGGTACAAGACATCTTTAACTTTATCTGTAAGTTTACCGTTTTCTATACACCTTGTAACTGGTAGATAGACCATGTGATGTGTACCCTTTTCAGCTAAAGGTCCCAGAGAGACAGGTATAGAGTACCACACAACTCCGTTCTTATCTTGGTTATAAGCTGCAGAGTTGTTGGAAACGTCATAGAGACTAAGTTTGTAAGCGTTATCTTCTCTTGGTCCAAAGTCACCAAAGTCTGTACCTGTTTTGTTTATGTCTTTACCTTGTACGTTTAGTTCTGGTTCTTCTCCCTCTTTCTTGTCCACAAACATCTCTTTCAGGTCAAGACCTCCGATAGAGACAAACTGCTTGGTCATAGAAGTGAACTCCGGGTTATCTAGTAACCAGGTATTTCTATCTGGGTTGTTTCTGAGCTGTTTCAGATAAGCACTGTCGTTTAACTTCTGTATCTCTGTAGAGTTATACGAACCATACTGATAGTTGTAGACACTGTCTCCGTTACTGTTAGTGTGAGACATACTATCTACAGTACTGTCAAAAGGAGCGTTTCCCTTAAACGTGTTCAGTAACCACACTTCAGCAGCAGTTGGTTTATCTAAACCTTCAGGACGTATAAAAGGGTTCTTACCTGCTTCTATAACTGGTAACAGATCACGTTCAAGACCTGTCATGTCCATAGGTTTAACCTGTGGGTAGACCAAAAGTTGTCCTGACTGGTTCTCTGTTCGTGCTTTTGGCTCTTTAGCTGATACTATGGAGAACTGGATGTAGTTTGGATGTATGTAGATACCCGGCTTATCAGATAGTTCGTTAGACAGTCTTAAAGACAGTTCTGCAAGTGGTTGATCTTCTATCAGTGTATGTTTAGCTGATATACTCTTAGTAGTCTTTATCAGTTCTTTAAACGGACTTATAGCCTCACTTATAGCTTTCTTGTTATCTCCTTTGTTGGTAGAAGTTTCTATCTGTTTGTACAAGTTCTGGTAGAAGCCGTTAGCTGCCTGGTTAAACTGGTAACTCTCCGGACCTCTTCTACCTGCGTCAACAACACTCACTTTGTTATCTATAGGGTCCATGATAACAGTGGTATACTGGTTGTTTACTTCAGACAAGTTCTTGACAAGTTTGTTGAACAGGTTCTCTCCACCAGGAGTTACTTGCAACTGACCTGTAGACTTAAACAGACCTTCGTTAAAACCTGTTTCTCTCAACCACCTGGTTATAACAGCTACTGTGTCAGGGTTATTTCCCTGATCTCTGTAGTCAAGTAGTTTCTGTACGTTCTTGCTGACATCAGACTCCTGTGAGAGTAGTTTTAAGAGACCGTTGTACACATAGTCACTGTTAACTGACTGGGTTATAGGTGAACCATCAGCATGTTGTGTAAGTCCAAAACTATCTGGTTCAGTTAACTTTCGTGTAGTACTTGCTATATAGGTACGTAGTTCTTTGTCTTGTGCTCCATATCCACCTATAGAACTCTTAGCTTTACCAAACTGTTCTCCAGTAGTTTCGTCAGTGTCATCTTCGTCAAGTAACTGCTGTTTGATACCTTGTATACGAAGACCTTGTTCTACGTTCTCTCTAAGCTCTTTACTGTTTACTGCAGTACTGTAGTCTTTTAGTTGTTTAGCCCACTCACGTTTTTCTCCCTGGTTAGTTATACCTTCAAAAGTCTGTATGTTTGCAGGGTGTTTTAAACTGTACGTATCACTGTATCTCTGTATAACTGCTTTGATAGCTTTGTCAAAACTTGGATAAGTCTGTGACTGCATCTCCAGTAAAACGTTAGCTGTTATATCGTTAGATAGCTGTGTAGCTATATCGTTTGGCAGATATCTGTCTATCTTAACTGCTTTTTTATCACCGTTACTAAGTTCTATCTCTGTCTCACCTGTACCGACTTTTATAGCTTTTGGTACTGGTAGAGATACACCTACAGACTCTTTATCTGTAAAACTGTTCTCCTGAAGTTTAGCACTCTTGTAGTCTCCGGTATGTACTTCATGGAACAAAGCCCTTAACCTATTACCAGTCAGCTTGTCCCACATGTACTTTATCCAGTCCCAGATACGGTTCAGAAGACCTTTTACACCACCTTTAGCTTGTGTTTCTCTCTTGTTTGACAGGTTATCGAACTGGTCAGCCATCCACTCTTCCTGATACTCCTCTTTGAGCTGTTCTTTGCCCATATCAGCATACCGTGGATGGGACTTCTGGAACTCAGCTAACTGTTTGGCACTTACAAGGTTTTGTTTGTTGGCTTCCTGATATAGACGCTTCTGTTGTTCTGGTGTAAGAAGTAGTCTGAAGATACCGTGAAAAGCCTCATGGTACTTATATGGCAAGTCTTTACCAGTTTCTATCCGACCTTGTACGTTCCCAAGTTCGTCCAGATAAGTTACAAACTGACCAACTGTTACACGGTTGTTAAGCAAGTTATCTACAACTCCGGACAACTCACCGACCTGAAGAAACTCTGGTAAGTTCTCGTTTACAAACTCGTTAAACTTATCTATATCTGCTACATGTTCTACAGCAAAACCCTTGTCAAGAGTCTTTGGAACTCCGTACTTACTGTTTATAGCTTTCTCTTCCTGATCTAACTCATCAGCTAACTGTTCAAGTGAACTGATAGGTTTTATCTCTGGTTGTTGTTCAAGTGCTTTTAGTTCTGTGTCGTACTTTTGGTTTATAGTGTTATATACATCTATAACATCTTGGGCTCTCCTGTCACTTACAAGAGGGTCTGATGAAAGTGCAACTAACTCAGGATTTCTACTTATGACAGCCTTTTTTCCTGACCTTATCACTTCTTCGTTTCTACTAAACGAACTGCCAAAAGCAGAGATGAGTTCTTCTTGCCTTCTCCTCTCTATATCACCTCTCTTAGCTTCTATATCTGTAACAGGTGTTTTAGGTCCTACAGGAGCACTTGGAACAGGGGGTTTGTTCTCGTAGACTCTTTGTTCTCCTTTTGTGTCTATAACCTTATAACTGGCTTGTACACTCTTTATAGGGTTCTTTCTGACACTTGCTTCCATCTCTGCGATGTTCTTTTCGTCAGGTTGGAACTTTAAGTTATCTACAGTAAGTGTGGGTATATCTGCTTTTATCTTGTCACTTTGCAGTACTTTGTTCAGTCTGTCTATAAGTTCGTCAGGGGATAGTTTTAGTAGTTCACCTTTAGCTCCGTAGATGTTTCCAGTACCAAGTTCTTCTGTTGGTACGTCTTTACCTGGAAGTTTTCTGTGTACAGTTACAAACAAGTGGTTATCATCACCAACTCCTACACTGTTTATGTATATCTTGAGACCACTTAACTCATCTGTTTTTGGTAGAGCTACAAAGACTTTGTTCAGTTGTCCGTTAGCTGCTTTGAGTTTCTCGTCAGTGTCTATACCTGATATAGCTGTACAGATGTTAGATAGTTCTTCAGTACTGATCTGTCTCGGTGTAAGTTGTACAGGTATATAGTCACCACTTTCCAGTTTTACAACTGCAGAGTAGTAGTTAGGGTTACCGGCAGGTTTTACTTTCAGGGCTTGTTGTGCTTCTTCAGGAGACATGGTGTTCTGTATCTCCCAACCAGCTTCTTCAGGAGACTTGTAGTTGTTCCAGACATACATCTTCACTTCACCTCTCTCGTTTCTTTGCAGTCCTTCCAGTTCGGCTAACTTAGGCCCTACTTCTCCAGTGTCTATCCAGTTATAGCTATAGTTAGTGTCTACAGATATCTTTCCGTCAAGCTCTACACTGTCTTTACCTTTCAGCAGATCACTAAGAGCTAAAGAGTTCAAGTGGTTCTCCAGCAGTTTGTCGTAAACCTTTTGAGATGTAGTGTAGTCACCTGTAGTTGGTATATCATATATAGCAGCTATATCTTGTAATGTTAGCTGATCTATAGTTAGCTCTTTACCATCTTTTGTCTTGTACAAGTTCTTACCAGAGTTCTCTATAACTCCTACAGGTTGTCCGTTGTAATGAAGTATCCAGAAACCCTTGTCTGCTTTCTGCACCAGTTGTGGGGATAAAGCACTTCTATAACTCTCGGTAAACTTATCGTTAGGTACAACTTGTATAGAGAAACCTTCACCTGTAGATAGGTGTTGTTGTGGTATAGTTTTAACTGTGTCTGCAAACCTTTGATCGGCTATAACCCTACCTTCTGCAGAGAACTCTCCGGGTTGTTTGAACGACTCTATACTTGTAGCTGTAGACTGTTTGAACTGCACCTTTGGTTGTGTACCATCAAACCTACTCTCTACTGGTTTATCTTGGGCTGCTGGTTTGTCCTTACTGTACTCTGATAGCTCTTCAGGAATTATCTCTATGTCTTTGTTTTTGGTCTTTTCGTTCCATGGACGTACATAAAGTTTATCGTCTCTCTGTACCAGTTTTACTTCGTTACTGTTTTCGTTGTAGACTTTCTCACCAACACGGATATCTGTACCTGGTATAAGTGGATGGTTTGCAGCTATGTACTTATCAAACTCTCTGTTAGCTTCCCGTACAGAACCGTATCTTGTACTGTCTACAAAGTCACCGTTTTTCCAGATAGCAAACTTGTTACCGTCTGCAACTATCTTTGGATCACCTTCTATGTTCTTTACTTCGTGTTTGTCTTCGGGTAACTTTCGGTCATAGAACTCCTGTACTATATCCAGTAACTCCTTTTTACGTTCCTGAAGAGGTACTTTGTGCTGTATAGCTAACTTATCTGCAGCCATCAACCTTTGAGCATCTCCTGACTTTATCATAGCATCAAAAGCATCAACGTTTGGAACAGGTACACCATCTTCCAAGTTGTCTATAAGAGTCTTTAAGTCTCTCTCTTGTTGTTTGTACCGTTCTATAGCTGGAGAAGTAGTTACAGGTTGTGGTACTTCTGGTATAACAGGCTCTGGTTTAGGGGTAGGAGTTGGTTGTGGTTCAGGTGTTGGTGGGACTTCCGGTTCTTTTGTTGACTCTGGTCCTGGTTTGGTTTCTGGTTCAGGAGTAACTATAGGTTCTTCAGGTTTTACATCTTTAGTATGTGCTTCCTGTTCTGCTTTAGCTTCTGCTTGTCTCTTAGCACCTTCAGTCATAAAAGACTTCTCAAACTTTCTAACGATATGAGGATCAAGAAGTATGTTTACCTGGTGCAACATAGCATGATGATCTACTCCTAACTTGTAGTAGTCTAACATCTTATCCATACCATCTATAACTTCCTGCATACCCGGAGGTGTAACTCTGTCAGTAACCTTTCCTTTCAGGTTCCTGTTTATCAGCATAGTTTCCAGGTAGTAGTACATGGCTTCTGCTAACTCTCCCTTATGTTTATCGTCCAGTGCTTTTATCCTTTGTGCCCTGTCTTTAGAACTACCTTCGTTAAGTATATCCGCATAACCTTTCAGGTACTCTGTAAGTTTCTCTTTGTAAGCTATAGTCTTTTCTAACCTTTCTTGTGTCTCTTTATCTTTACTTATAGCTACAGACTCCTGATAACCAGCTATCTGCTTATCCAGTAACTCTGTAGAAGTAAGTGTAAACACATCAGCAAAACCTAAGTTCTTAGCAAAAGGCATATCAAGTATACCTGTTGTACCAGTTTTACCGTTTAACAAAGCTCCCTGACGTACTATAGCCATTTGAGCTACATCCTTCATAGTAGCTACATAGTCTTTAGCTATCTCGTATATAGCCCTGTTGTTGTACTCTGTTGTAAACTCTACAGAACCATCAGCAAACTTTCTCTTACCGGTTTCAGGGTCTTTAGCCCAAGGGTTGAAAGGGTTCTGTAGTTTTGTGTCTATATACTTACGGATGTTTCTCAGGTCCTTAACTCTTGCAGGTAGTTCGTTTATCTGTGCTTTTATAGCCTCAAAGTTCTCTGGAGTACTTGGTACAGTCATAAACTGACAGAGTTCATCCTGACTTAAACTTCTTGCTTTCTCTACAGCTCTGTCTACCCATGCATCAGCCATACCGTTTTTGATAAGCTTCATCAGGAAACTTCTCTGGTTGTCATCAGCAAAGTCGTGGAAGGTCTTACGATCATCTTGTCCCAGAGCAGTTTTAGAACCTTCTCCTAAAGCACTCTGCAGGATCATGTCATGGATAGTACCTTTGATAGGGTTCAGTGGATCTTTCCAGGCATCGTTTACCTGTTGTACATAGTTCTGTGCATCTATATCACTTGTCTTTATATCTGCTTCTGTTCTACCAGCAGCCTTATCTAAACCCCAGTTTTTAACTTTACCCAAAGCTGCACCACCTATACCAAGTAACAAAGCTCCTTGTAAGAACCCAGAGATAAAAGTACCAGCACCTTCTTTACTGAACTGTTGACCTATACCGTCTAAGAGAGCATCAGTAAAATCTATATCTTTGTTATCATACTTAGCATCAAAATAACTTCTGATACCCTTGTCAACACCTTCCATCAGGTTGTTCACTACTCCAAACTCCACACCTGTAGCTCCTATATGTCGTAGACCTTCGTAGTAGTTGTTAGTTAAGTTTGCTTTAAAGTCGTACCACTTAGCTTGTTGTCTGATATACAAAGGCTCTTCAGCAGCACCTTCAGCCCAACTTGGTTTTATACCTATCTTGTCATAGAAACCTTTACCACTTTTCTCTATAGCTTCCTGAAGAGTTGACCGGGAGTTTAAAAGGTTCCCCAAAGCCAGTTTTTCCAGACCTAACATAAAGTAAGCATCTATAGCACCACCTACTTTAGCAGACTTTAAAGCTTTGTCCTGAAAACTTTTAAGTGTGTCTGTATCTGGTTCTATACCATTATGATACTTTTTGTACTTTTCTACCTGATCGTTCACTAACTGCTGATAGGTGTTTGCAGCGTTACTACTTGCAAAACCTGTAGCAGTGTTTACAGAGTTTATATCGTTTGCAAAAGCTGCAAAACCTCTGGATACAGTTGCTATCGCCCCACCTTCAGATCCTTGTAAAACATCACCTACTATATACCCTGCAGTTTGTGCTCCAGGTAAAGGAAGTTTCTGACCTGCTTTAGTTGCAAACTGTCCAACCTGTTCCCACATAGTAGGGTTAGCTGCGTTGTTTATAGCACTTGTTAAGTTCTCAGTGTTAGCCATTATCTCAGGAGCACTTAAACCAGCACTCAGTTCACTAAGATCTCCAGCAGCACCTACTGCTTCTCCAAGACCAGCAACTCCACCTACAGCACCAGCTAAACCTCCAGTCAGATAGGAGAAAGCTGCAACTTCAGCTAAAGCTCCTATAAAGTTACCGGAACCTTGTACCCCTCTTGCTACTGAGTTTAAAACAGTAGGGTTGTAACCTTGTGGTATATAGAACCTGTTTTGAAAGTCTTGTTGTTGTTTGTTTATCTCTTCTAGTTGTTTTTGTTTAAACGAACCCTGTAGAGAAGGGTCTTTAAACCACTCTCCTACATTTTTAAGGTTAGTAACCATACCTGCAAAACCTTCACCAAGACCAACTGCAAAACCTTCACCTACTCTCTTGGTAGTTTCCCAGTTACTTTCCAGTTCGTGATAACGTTGATCTTCTACCTGGTATCCAAGGTTTGGATCAAAGCCTAACTCTTTGTACTGTGGTGTGTTTATAAACTGTTGTGCCTTTGTAGCATCATAGTCAAAAAACTGCTGCTGGTACTTGTTTTGAGTGTTTCCAGCTTTTCTTATATCAGCAAAGAGATCATCGTCTTTAGCTTCTCCAGGTTCAGTATAAGCAGGTGGGCTATATCTGTCTACAGGCGCAGATACGTTACTTGCATCAGGAGCATAACCATTTTGTGCTGTCTGTGAAACTATAGGTAGGTCAAGATCGTGTAGTGTAAAGTCAGCCATTTACTGTTGTAGTTTAGTTCCGTTACGAGTTGTATATGTACTCAGGCCTTTATAGTAGGAGTTT